CATTCTTCAAGCTGTTCACAGCATTCTTCTGCTTTGCTATACCTATCAGTTCCTTGTAAATTTTCTGGCATATTATCCAAACATTCTTGTTCCTCATCACAAATATCTTGAATACGATTACTAAGTTTTTCAATTTCCGTGGATAGAATTTCTATTTTTTTTCTGCGTTGGTTGTTCATAAGGAATACCTCCATTCAAATGCTATAATTATTTCTTTACTGCTATTATACTGCTATAATTTTGTTTTGTCAATACTGTTCATCAAAATATATTTTGTGTATAAATTGAATATATTAATCTTAATTTGCCCTCCAGATAGGAGCTTTTTTAGTTCCACCAACTCTGGTAACATTTGGAAATACCGAGATGAGTATCTCTTCAATTTCAGAACTATCCATTTCCATTTTTCTTGGACTAACTGGATAATTGCAAATAAATTCTCCGTTGCCGTTAAGTGCGCTCTTGATTTGATTCAGCGTTTCAAGAAGCATTTTCCTCGAACTCTGCACGTTAAGCACGTTACTTGCGAAAACGATATCATATTGTCGGTTCAAAGCATACTTGTCCAGCAACTCATCTCCGTCTCCGCACCAAAGATCATACGCTGTTGCCTCAAATCCCTTACCAAGCAGATACTTCGTGCTCGTTGCTCCTTTTCCAGCTCCAAAATCAAGTATTGTTTTGTTCTTATTTATATTCTTTTCAATAAAAAGAGGAACTACTGCACGAATTGTTCCGTCTTTATTTATAGCCGATGCACCTGCGCTTCGACTAGTTGCCTTTGCAATTTTGATTTCCTGAGCTGTCATTTTAATCTCCTGTCAACTTACTTAATTGTCTTTTTTAACTCTATCCAATCTGACTTTATTTCTTCATACTCATTGCGGTCAGCAACTTTAATTGCTGCCCAATTTTGTACTCCTACGTCAACATTCCAGCCTTTTGTTTCCATTGCCTTTGCAATAGCGAAGAATCTATCTTCTTCTTTATCTTCATAAGTAAACTCAGCAAGTCGTTGTCGAAAAACTTTTTTGCCTACATAATGTATTTCCATATTAATCTCCTTTCAAATCAAAAGAGACCCGTATTCACGAGTCTCGATTTCTACCAACTTTAAGTCCAAGTTTATAATGCTCAATATTTCTCTTAATAGAATGCTTTCTATTCAGCAGAGAAAACGCCAGTTTATGAGCTTTAATTTCCTTTTTAATTTTATTCTTGATTTTCCAAACCTCATTCTCAAATCTGCACTTCCAACAATCCGTATAGTCAAACGAATCCCAGCCATCATATGTGTAAAAGTAATGGTTGGAGTAAAAATTCAACCTATGATATTTCCCACAACTATCACACTTTCTATAAAGCCATTCCCATCTCGCTTCATCATGTGGAAGCTCTTCAATAAGATAATCATACTGACCATAGTCATTGTCTTCTCCCTGTAATATCGGATTCTTCCACCAATTTTTCATCATTAATCTCCTTTTAATTAGAACCAACAGTCATACTTTTCCGCAATTTCATTTGCTTCTTCGATAGATACAGCATATCCACAAAATCGTTCGCACCACTTATTTGTTTCTTTTTCTACTTCTTTATAATTGTTTTTAGGATTGTTCTCTTTCCAAGTTTCCCATATAAAAGAACAAATTTTTGCTGTAACAGCATAAGTATCTTCGTTCCAAACCAATACAACAGGAATACCCGTAACTGGACATTGGAAATCACTGCTTGTAAAATTCATATTTTCTTTCCATACCTCCATGTCTTGCCATAGTAAGACTCTCCAGTTTTAATTGCATTTTCGATCTTAATTTTAGCAATCAAAGCTATCTTTTTATTTCCATTTGTCATAGCTCTCGCTGCTGTTTCTATACTTTTATATCTCTTATCCCCGCCCCAAACACAATTATCCTTAATCATATCTTCGTCATATTTATCTGGGATTTCACTTCCCTTTGCTTTATTGCAAATAGCGCACATTGTCTGCAAATTCTCAATTTTATCTTTCCCTCCTTGACTTTTAGGATAGATATGATCCTTTGTCATAAGGACATTATCATCGGAATATAGATTAAAATGTGCTCTATGAATATTTTGGCCAATGCACTGCTCAAGGATATAATGTGTCCCTACTCTACCGCAGCAAACACACTTATATCCTTTTTCAATAAATGTTTTATATCGCAGACTTCTTGTGTACACCTGATATCCTTCAACAACAACATTATTCTTTTTCTTTTCAAGACGATTGCCATCCCAATTACATGAATCTGTCTTAACCAAAGCTTCAACTTCTGCAATAGAAAATGTTTTAATTTTGTTCATTTGTTCGTTCATAAATTAATCTCCTTTCATAGCCATATCTGCTTAGAAAGATTCTCCACTATGATTTGATATTCTGAGTGCTTCATTATCAATTCCCTTTCTCATTCCCAAATCACTTTCTGTTTGAGACAGCCTTCATAAACATCTGGATAGCTTACTTCTTCAATATTAGGCTTGTCTTTCCCTTTAAAATTATTCCAATCGGATCTTCCAAATGTAGTATGACACACAGGGCAACAATAATTTGCCATATCAATCTGATAACTATAAAACAGGTCATCATCAGTCATGTCCATTCCATGAAACCAATTTTTACATTCTGGACACTGCACTGCAATATGCCGAATAGGAAGAGGTTCATATTCAACTCTTACATTAAAATTCATTACTTATGCCTCCAATATTTCATTTTTATATTTGCGTATTCCACGATCTCGCAATACTCTTTATTTGTAATGTTATCGTCAAATGCTGCACGTTCCTCAACAATTTCAGTCAACTCGTCAATGTCATTTGCCTTGTCAATCAAATCAAAATATTCTTGCATTAGCTTACGCCTCCTAAATTTTCTTACGACGAAAAGTTTTATTATCAATCAGCACAATATGCCCCTTTTCAATCTTTCTCATGAAACTATTAAATTTCTTTTCATCTGTTTCTATTGTATTGATTCCAATACCACCAATGTATTCAGTGTGTAGAATTTTATAGCACTTGTTCTTAAGTTCTGCCATCATTTCCTTTCTTGAAACTGGATTTCCATTTACATAATATTGATATTTATTCATTTACTACATCTCCTTTATATACTTCTTCAATTCTTTGATTGCAAATTTCATAATAGTCTGGATCCAATTCATATCCAATGAAGTTACGTTCACATTCAATTGCAGAGACAGCCGTTGTGCCACTTCCCATAAATGGATCGAATACGATTCCGTTTTCAAGAGAAGAATTTACAATCAAATTCTTTACAATGTTAATGGGCTTAATCGTTGGATGCCCATATCTCTTTTTATCAATTTAATTCAGAGGAGTCACATAATATGTAAACTTCGTATTAAATGTTCCATAAATCTTAACTCCCTTTTCTCTAAAAAACAGAATAAATTCTGTATCAGTCAGATATTTATTTCCACAAGCTGGAACCGGATTAGTCTTATGCCATGTAAGCAGATTCCAATTACATTTCTTTCCTTTTGCAAAGTAATCCAGCAACGGAATGATTTGCTTTTGACTGCAAAAGAAATAAATATTAATCTTCTTCATAATTCTGCACAGTTCATCAAGCACTTCCGTAGAGAATCCATCCTTCATATCATTCAGTTCTTTTACATACTGCTTATCTGCTTGCTTATAAATTCCTGCTCCGCTTGTTTCAATTACATAAGGTGGATCTGTTACAACCAAATCCACACAATTATCTGGCATTTCTCTCATGCCTTTCAAGCAATCCATGTTGTAAATTTTATTAAGCTCCATATTCTAGTCCCCTTTGATGTCAATAATTTTGTATTGTTAGTGCTGAATAAATTTAACTGCTTTGATTCTCTTGTCCCAGCATTTGCGGCAGCTACTGCAAGTAATTGTCTTGTCAATCTGATTCGGGCAACTCGTAACTCCCTTCGGAAATTCAGGATTCAGAGTTTTATCTTTGAAGTCCACATAAGCTACAGGAAGCCCAAATGGATTTGCTACCTTCCAGCCAAGATGCCATGCAGAGAAAATAATATTTAGATTTTCTGGAAGATCTCCATTTTTATCGATCCACTCGTTCACAATGTCATATTTCTTTGTGAATGACATAAACTTAATATCAGGAAATTGCTTTGCAAGAGCAACCATTCCACAGAAGAAATCATAGCTAGGAATATCACCTGCATCAAAAAATCTAAATAGCGGTAGCGGATTATGCTTTACCTTAAATACAACCTGTTCCCAAAAATCCTGTGGATCTGTGTTATACAATCTAAGATTCCTTGTATATGCCGCCAAAACAGAACTCATTTGCTGAGTTCCCTTGAGGCAATAACATCCACCATGTTTACAAGGGGCGTCTTCACGACACGTGCAAGTTGGAAAAGCCAAGTCGTTGCAGCATCCACCAGTCTTCCTATTTGACGTACTCAGATGTACTTCATTTGACTTGTTGGCAAGATAATCAACATACTCTTCTTTAGTTAAGAATTTCTTTTCTGTTGTCATAATATTTCTTCCTTTCTATTATACAATAATTTTATATTCTATCAACATAAAGAGGCATAGATTTCTCTACGCCTCTTTACATTTATTTTATTTAATTTTACTTACTGCTTCTTCTCTTGTTTTCCCAAAATTCGCTTCCTGAAGAATGCCAAGATCAGGGATGAACACCCAAATGTCATCATTATAATCACACCATTCAAGAACTTTTTCTTTTAGAAGGTCTTCTACAGTTCCAACAAGTCCAAAACACACTTCCTTATCAGCAGTCCATACCTTACGAATTGTGCCATCGTAACCACGTTTCTTGAAAAATTTAAGTTTCATTTTTTAAGCCCTTTCAGAATTTCAAAGTGTTTTCTGCAATCTCCGAAAGCATATGCGTAAAGTCTTCAACAACTTGGCTCAACAGATATACATCTACCCAATCACCGTCTGACGTTGTGGCCATATACCATCCGTCGCCAGAGTATTCTTCAATCCCATAAATGTCTCCATAATTGTAGCGCAAATATGCCATCAACATATTGAATTCATTTTCCGAATTTACCTTATACGCAATATGAGTATACAACCCACCATCTCCATAAGGAATAGGGACAATAAAATGTTTTAGATTAATGCGCTTGAATGTGTTCTCTTCATATACCATACAATCGCTATAGTTTGTAAATTCTTTTCCGTCAAGTGCCTGATAAATAGTAGTTGTCTTTTCAATTTTCTTCATTTTATCTCCTCCTTAAATTTCACACTCAAAAAAGTTCTCATCACATTCTGGACAAACATAATCATATTGTTTCAAGTCACTCAGAAGAAGTCTCCTATCACAATGTGGACAAAATTTATCTGTTACTAATTGACCAAGAAGTTCCATTGCCTTAATAGCCGTGTAGGTGTCAACATCTACATGGATTGCTTTTAGCTTCTGCATAATTTCTTCGTGCTTCTGATAATTCTTTGTTGCGTTTTCCATTTAATTATCTCCTTTCTAATTAAAAGGGGCTTTACGCAAGCCCCTTAATAATAATTTTGTATTGTTTACCAACTGCTCACGTAATAAACCATTTGCGTTTCAAAATCCGTTGTTTCAAGAACTCTTTCAACAATTTTGATGGTATCTACAATATCTTGGACATACCACTGATCATAGTCAGTTCCTCCAAAGAAGAAGCCGCTACAAGATGGCAGCAACTCTTCGGCTACAGAAGAATCAATTACAATTTTGCCATCCTCATAAATTGGCTCCCATTTTCCATCAATAAGACGCTCTCCATTTTGAACTTTTGCATATGTCATCACACACGACTCAAGCACCGTCTTACAAGTATCAAGCAGCTCTTCGAGAATTTCCTTTGTGCATTCGTGATGATAAGTACAATCGTCCTCGCCGTCCTGCACATGATTCACTAGCCATGCGTGGATCGCGTTTGCCTTGCGCCAATAACCAACCTGCTCCATGATTCTGTTATATCCGTATTTGTGCTCTGTGTCCCAAGTAGAATAACGCTTGATATAGAACGGCTTGTAGAAAGCAATTACGTCCTTGCTAGGCATTTCATTTCCGTCAATGCCAGAATATTCCTCAAAAGTACAATCCTGCTTTGTGTTCTTCCAATCAAAATAATTCTCAATTGCATTTACCTCATTTGCAGTAGTGTTCTTATAACGAGGCATTCTGTTAAGATAACCGTCAAGTCCCATAGTAAAATCCTCCTTTTATCTTGCACAATTGATTGCAATTCTATTTCCTGTTACCAAGTCTTTTACATATACGGAACATCCTCCGTAAATTCCGTAACAATAATAGAAGTTTGCAATTTCTTTTTTGATTACAAAACCATCATCATCATGTGATTCGAGATAGATTGTATAATCATTATTGTTTCCAATTCCATTCGCATGATAGCAATTCGAGAACTTAAATCCAGACTTCTCAACATCTTTTTTGAAATTGACAATCAAATCACACGCTCTGTGGTCGCAATAACAATAGCTCTTGAAAATTTTTTCATTGGATTTAATGTGTTCATTGAATAGTCTATTTATAATAGACATACACTCGCTTTGTTTCATATATAAACCCTCCCTTTATTTATAGTAACCACCAATACAATAAGCAATGTAATCAGCCTCCATTTCATTGCCTACTCTTGCGTAATGAACCCCTTTAGGATCATATACTATAAACATTTTTAATTCCTCCTTAATATTTCGTTTCTCTTTCATTCATTAGCCAACCAACACCCTTACTGTGATGCTCGTCAAACCAATGCCAAATTTCTTCTCTGTGAGTTCCCTTGCTCCAACTATGCCAATCAACGTCGAGGCATTCGTCCTCATCAATAGGCACATCTTCGAGTTCGTCCCAGAGGTTTTCAATTTCTGCGTCATTCAGTTTCATTTTTAAATCTCCTTTCAAATACATCCACCACAACATCCCCACTCAACATTATCATTAAACACTTGATCAATTTCTGCTGCATATTTACGGAACTGTTCTGGAATTCTCTCTACATCAATTTGCCATTCACCTTGCCATGACCCATCATAATTTGGCATTAGACCGCCACCGCTGCTCCAAAACGGATTGTATTTCGATTCATCTTTAGAGTTGAAACCATAGCCAAATGTAATTTCCTTTCCGTCAATCTCCAGTGTAAGTACACCGCTACACAGGTTTGGCCAGCTCCCAGTGTAAGAAACAAAGTTTACATGTTTAGTTTCATTATTGTTGCGATTAATCAACATTTTATTCTCCTTTCAGCATCTGCTCAATCAGTTCCATTGCCTTATCGTCTTCCAGATAGAAACCGTCACTTCCAATCTGTGCCTGAAGATTACATACCAACTGCATAAATCTCCAATCGGGAACCATGTGCCAGTATACCTTAAGTATCTCACAGAACTTGTCAATTCTCTTGAGGTCTCTCATTTTTGTTAGCTCCTTTCTAGATTAAGGGCTGGAGCATTAAGCTCCAACCCCAACCTTTGCGTTAACTAGCTTGACGAACTCGTCCATCCATGCATGACCATCCATGATTTTTCCCCATCGGTTCTCTTCATAGTTCGCAGTGTTTCTGTTCGGGGCGCTATGCCCGACCATATCACTCATCGCATTCACAGCGCCCCATGCAGTTCCTTTGAACTTAGCAATGTCAGGCATAAAGTAGCAGACAGAATAGTTGTCCTTTACTTTCTGAATGTTTGCTTTCTTACGATCAGAATCATTTTCCGTTACAGGGAACATCTGATCGAGGATTTCATTGATTTGTTCAAAATCAAGTTTAATATTCGCAAGTCTATCTGCCTCTTCGTCAAGTGCATCCATATAAAGATTTGCCATACCAAGGCAATGTCTCGCTTCTGCAAGCTTTTCGTCGAGATTTCCAACATGCTTTGTACTCCAAGAACGCTGAGCGGTGTTAAGTGCAAGTGAGAGAGTATTATTGCAAACGACTCGAATCGGAGTCATGCAAATCTTGATTGCTCCAGTTCCGTCATGAGAATTAGAAAACACCATATAAGGCTCCACATCGTCATCAAGCACTTTCTTAGTCGGCATCTTTGCAAGCAGCCAAACTCTTTTACCTCCGTTGAGAGAACCTGCGGTTTCATAGCGAACAATTCCATCTTCCGTTTCACCAACAATTGCATCAGTGAAGGAAAATGCGTCTGCATTCTGTACAATTTTATATCTATTCGTTACAATGCCAAGCACAGTTTTATCATCACTTCTGATGTTTGCCTTGTAGTTCTTGATTTCCGTTCCATCATCCATAAAGACAGGGGTCTGTTCAACAGTCCAATCAAGCCCTGCCAGTTTGAGCGCTTCTGCACTGTTGGGAGCATCCGCAAGGATTTTGCATCTATCTTTGGTCGTTGCGTAATGCCATGGTTTTTCTCTTACTGAAAAGAGGCTATCGTTCATTTCAATACAATGTGCCATAATATCAATCTCCTTTTAACAATACATATTTTTTCTTGCTTTTCTTTTTGCTTTCATAATTTCGCGCTGTCGCCACCACGAATGATCTTCGTACTTCACGAGATACCAACACTGTTTTCGCAAGCACTCTTTGGTTTTTACCTGCTTTACTGTCATGCACTTTCTATGCTTGCGACAATAAGCACACACGTTATCACTTTCTGCCCCATACATGCACTGCATTATATTCCTCCTTCCTTGCAATAATTTTGTATTGTATAAGACAAGGGACAAAAATCCCTCGTTCTTACATTGTTGCATTTCTTTTCAATCTCTTGATATCATGGTCATGTTTATCTACGGTTGCCTTAACAATGCCCATATCAAGAATAGCCTCCTCTAAGTCTTCAACTTTTTCTTCAAGTGTATCGAATCTTTTGTCCATTGCGTCGAATCTCTTATCAATAGCATCAAATCTCTCATCTATTGCCTCGAATTTCTTATTCACTTCTGCAAATTTTTGATTTATGCTATCTTCTAATGCGTTCATTCCACGCATTATCGCGTCTACCACTTCTTGCAATTCTTTGTTTTCCATTTATACCAACTCCCTTTACTTTATTCTTATTATATCACCTCTGTCTTAAAATTCAATAGGTTACAATTTACAAATCCTTTTACGAAATACGTACAAGTCCACCAAATCTGTCTTGTACTGCAATGCTACCAAACTCGCTGAAATAATCAACTGTTGTATTCCATACATAGGCAAGCACATATCCATCACTAATATCTGCATTGTCCATATCCCACTCTTCATCGTAATCAGAGACAAACAGGAAATTATACATATCCATTTCCATTGTAGGAGTATGAATCACATGATATACAAGTGCATTGTTTTCTTTTTCAAACTCCTGCACTTTTGCTGTGAGTTCTTTGTTGCTACTAAATTCGTACAAGCCTCCTGTCGGTTCAGTAAGCTGCACTTCATCTCTGTTCTTAAATGCCTTAATGCATGGAGCAAAGAGTCCAAGTGCTTCCATGCGTTTGATTGCTTCTTCTTTTTTAATTTCTCTTGATACGTTCATATTTATTCCTCCTTTTTATATTCCAAGTTCAATGCCTCTTTATCATTTGAATTATATAAATATTTTGTCTATCATGTTAATTGCATCAGCATCACATAGATCATCGTCATCAAGAATACGCATATCACGTGCAAAAATTTCACTTTGTTCTAACCAACCAAATTCTCTTTCAAGATAGTCGATTGTACCCATATCTTCATCAATCGCTTTATCGTCATTTACTTCGATCAATACCAAAACTTTTCTCATATCAATTCACCTTCCTTAATTATTATTCGGATCAATCATAATATCGAAATGCTCGAATTCTCCTTCTTCGTCAATGCGATCAATTTCTTCGCTGATATACTGTAGAAATTCTTCTTTGCTTTCACAAATGATACCAGAAGCATTTGCCTGACCAATGTAGAATGACTTGATATTTTTCATTTCTTCTTTCTCCTCAATAATAACTATCTATTCGTTTCCGTTTTAATTTCTTTTACATTGAAACCGTTATAACAATTTAGATTTTTACCAGCACGTCGGCAAGTTGGATAGCAATACCTACGATTGTTAAAATGAGAACAATAATCCCATCTTTCCTGTCGTCATCTCCGAATAGCAGTACACAAGCAATGATGATAAGCAAAATAGCAATCATTTGTTTACCTTCCTTTATACATTATTCGTAATTGTTTTACCAACATTATATCACTATATCAGGTTTCATCACTTTTTTCTTCGATGTCATTCAGGAGAGTTTTCAATGTAGCAATATACTCGTTGAGGTTTGCCATATTGTCGAGATGCATTTTCTCCTCCTCCCACACATCAGTGCCCATTAGCCAAATTCTCTCATTTGAAATCGAACCAAGGGCTTCTTTAATTTCTCTTTCGTACAGTTGCGTCAGCCAATTCTTAATCGTTTCAGTCATTTATTTTCCATCCTTAAAATAAGATTGATACTGCCATGCCTCTTCGCATTCCTTACTCAGATTCTTATAGTAAACTTTTCTTGCCTGTTTAAGAATTGCTTGTACTTCCGTCGATGATCTATCGGTTGAATACCTGATATATCTGTGTTTGATCCAGAGCGTTTCAAGCTTATACGCTTGAAGCACTACTTCATCATTAATTAAGACTTCGGTTATACAGACATTGAAATCTGAATATAATTCTCTTTTCGAAACAGTAAAGTCAATGCCTTTAAAAGTGAATGTTAACGGTTGACGAAACTGATATAAATTTTCAATTATATTTCTTTGTGGGATTTCCTCAGAAAGCCAAACCATAAATATGCCAAGAACAACTATTGATATACTCACAATGATTATAAAAAGCATATTTCTCCTTTCATTTCCATGTCGTCCTCGTGATTTTCTTTATCCATTTTTGTATTTAAACGTGTGGAATCTCCCGTTTATATACACATTGGTGTCGGTGATTTCGATTGTGAACATTTTTATTTTACTTTTCTTCCTCATTAAGATAGCTATTCAGCAAATCCACAACTTCACCAGAATGCTTGATAATGCTGTCATTAATCTCCACGATTCTTTTTGCACTGTCGAGTGTTGTTTGCCATTCTTTCATTACGTCTTCATACTCAACCAGATCATAACCAGTGAGCAGTTTAAAGAACCATTTACGAATTTTTTTCATTTTACTTTACCTCCCTCAATGTAATATACTGCGCGTCAAGCTCTCCATAAAAATATTCTTGATGAAAATCAACAATTTCATAATCAAGATAATCATCAAGTTTATTAATATTCTTTAATGGATTGAATAATTGTTTTGTATCTGTCCCCCAATCTTCGTGCTCATATTCAAGATGCACGATGCATATATAAGGACATATAATGTCTGGCGCAATTTCAAGAAATTTGCGTAATGTTACAATCATTTGTTTTATCTCCCTTAAATCCCTTTATTATAATTATCAAGCACATTTTGCTTTACGTAATATTCTTCATCAGTTCCCATGTCTATGAATTTCATTTCCAAAATTTCAATTCTATATTCTTCTTCATCATCTCCATTCTGTCCACATCCTCCAAGTGCCTGTTCATTTTTATTTACATCTTCAAAATCCACAAGGAATTCATCAATATGTGTTGTTGATGCAAGAAATTCTGCTGTAATATCTTCTTTTGCGATTCCTATTTCTTCAAATTCTTCATCATAGCAATCTGAGATTTCATAATCATCAAACAAGAACCCCTTGCCTGTTTGGAATTGGAACACTTTGTTACACTCTGTTCCAGTGAAAGCATCCCAATCAAATGGAATTTCTGCTCCGTTAATTTCAAAGCCAAATCCACCAATTGACACAGCTTTCGCTTCCTTATTTGAAATTGGAATATATTTTCCATTTATCTTTTGTAATATTCGGAACTCAACTAACATTGATATTTCCATTTTATCACTCCCTCTATAATTTTGTATTGTTTATTGTTTTTGCATTAATTTGCCCTGTTATATGTGTGTTTTTTGATAGTGACTTCCTTTACAGGGCAAACTATACTGCCCAGAATTTAACTTATGTTTTTCATTTTATATGTGCCTTAAATGATGCCACATGCACTTGCAATCATTGCAATGCATTACGATCAGTTACACGTTCAAAATCATGGCTGAATACAATCATGAATTTGCCTTCAAGATAGTTCGGATGACGCTTAAATGCTTTAATCAGATCTGCTTTGTTAGTTGCCCATGTGTCAATAATTTTGTTCAGTGCATAATCTGTGAACTTGTAATCATACTCAGAAAGCAACTGTTCCATATCGTTGAGCAACGTATGTCTTTCTTCGTCGGTAATGATTTCGCTTACGTCCACTTTTGTTTCCTCCTTCTTTTCCTGAACTCGCACGAAAAAGTTTGGGTCTACAGTATAGGCTTCGTTTCCTTTTTCAACTACAATGTAAGATACGTGAATCTCTGTAACGCGGCCTGTCCAGCCGTTTGTTGTAATGCCATATGGGGCACCGTTTTTTGCGCGAACAATATCACCAATATTAAAATCCATAACTTATACCTCCGTTTCAGAAATGAATCCGTCAAACAGCTCAACTTCGTTATTATTCAGTGTTTCGTCTACCTTTGGGCCATAGTTCAAGAGTAGCAGTACAATCTGGCTCATAAGAGCACTTTCCTTTGTGCGGCCATCGTCCTGCTCTTTGTAATATTCAAAGAACTCATCCTGAATGTTTCTTGCCACGTTGATTTTGCGGCAATCATAACTGCATTTCTCAGGGTCTTTACCAAGCTGCTTTGCGATTGCGTCATAGAACTCTACAACGCCATAATTTTTTTCGTTTACTGTAATTTTCATTTTTGTTTCCTCCTTATCCAGCAAGTGCATTAGAAATAAGGTCAAGCTTTGTTTTGTATTTCTGGATGATAAAATCCTTTTTCTGGAGTTCTTCTTTCAAATCATCATTTTCTTTTCTCAGTCTTGCGGCATCTTCTTTAGAAACACTATGCTGTTTGATTTCCATAAGAGCAATAGAAACTTCTGGAGCAGTATTTTCAATAGAGAAAAAGTGCAGCTCCCTTACTTCTTCTCCCTTGCCAACCTTGCAGCATTTCGTCTTTTTATTAAGATGTAGCGACATAGTTGCTTGGTTAATTCCATAATAATCACATGCCTCTTTTTGGGAACGGAATGGAAGTGCATCTTCCATACACATAACGAAGTTTCCCTTACGCACTTTTGCGTTTTCAATACGCAGATCATATGTTGCACAGCTAGTTTTAAGCGTTCTGTTATCGATCTTGCAACTCAACTCTTTCTTTTTCATAATGTCAATTCCCTTTCTGCCTTGTAAGGCGATAGTTTTGTATTGTTGTGTATACTTTACTTCATAAGTGCTGTAATATCTGCTCCATTTTTAGAGGCATACAAGAGTTCGCTTTTTGTTGCATAATCCATGACGAAGAAAATGCTATTCACGCTATAATTGTTGTGCATGATTTTCGTTGATTTATTGATGGATTCGTCAATATCGTGCTTGTAAAGGACAGATGCGTTATTGATACCTTCAAAGACAACCGCAACATAGTAAGTACCGTCTTTGTATTCCGTTGTTAGAACAGAATCACCAAGAGAATCCTTGACAATCTTATCGAGCTTTTTAACATTTACCGTTTGCGTCGCAGTTGTCTTTGGATTATATCCGTTCCCGTTCTTTGCGTCCTCTCGCCCTCGGTTGAATTCGTCCTTTGCTCCACAGGCACTCAGCGTCAGGATTGTCATAGCGGCAAGGATTGCGGCAATAATCTTTTTCATGATGTCATTTCCCTTTCAATAATAATTTTGTGTTGTCGGTTGTATTTTCTAGTAAATTTCCCTCAGCTTTTCCATTTGCTCATCCGTAAAGATACGGCGAAGCCCTGTATATTCCTCACCACAAGCAAGGAATCTTTCCCTTGCAGAAATACTGTCAGTGCTGAAACCGAACTCGGAGCAGAAGTCGCTGAAACTATCGTAGCTGTATTTCTCTACGCAGGCAAGAACGTCATATTCAGTAGGTTTTGCGTTTGCCTTAAGGGATTTGAGTTCTCGCGACACATTTCTCTTATGGAACATTGTGAGGTCTTGGTAATGTGCCTTATATTTCTTTTTGGCGAAGTCCTCGGCAGTCATTTCGCTTATCTCAGTGTTATGCAAGCTGTCATAGAATTTGGAATCATATGAACCTTTCGGTGTCGTGATGGTGAACCAATAGCAGTTATGCAGATTGCTATCCCACTTTGGAAAGCTCTTGCACAAATATTTGATTTCCATTGTGGCGTTGCAGTCCTTCAAGAACTGTTTCGCTTGAGCCTGATAGTCAGTCATTTTGACTTGCCTCCTTTTACGAGTTTTTCAAACTCCTGAATTGCTTTCCTTTGAGATTCAATGATTTTTGGCATATCATTATCAACAAAATCATGCAATTCCTTTAGCTGTTCTTTGTATGTTATTTTTTTACGTTTCATCTCCATTCCTCCATTTCGCTGCAAAAAATAAAGGCACTTCCCTTACGAAAAATGCCTTTAAATTTTATTTGATTATTTGTAATTTGCTTATGTCTTTGCTTTGTTGGGTAACGACGTCTTTTATTGTGTTCACATCTAGCTTTATATTTTCAACGTCGCTTTCCATTTTATGAAAGTCAGGAAGCCTTGCGAATCCTTCAGCCAATAATTGAATGTTTGGCTTAATTTCATTTTCCATTGTGAGATTGACTCTGTCGATGTCTTGACGCAATGCTTCCCTTTCGGAAGTTATTCGCTTTTCAATGCTGTCCATGCCTTGCAATATGGCTTCCAGCATTTCCCTTACGTCTGACTCTATCGTGATCACCCCTTTATGAATTTGTAGTTATCCATATTTTTGTCTACAAAAATTCCAGTCAATTTGCGGGCTCCGTCAAACTCACATCTAATTATGCCTCCGTCAGTTTCAAAAGCAATTCCAATCCCATCGTCAGGGGCTTCAAGCATGACTATTTCCTTTCCAAGATCATGAATTGCATTATAAACTTGTTTTAGATTTACTGACATTTGCGTCAACTCCTTTTTTTCTTTTTCCCTTTTATTATACCTCCTTTTTTAAATTTGAGCAAAGCCCTTAATGATACCCACAACAAATTTCCGTTGTGGGCATGATAAAGGTTTCGCTTACGTAAACAACAAAGAATACCCAAGCTTCTCTTTGTAACTCCAGCCAAGAGATGTCAGCAAGTTAGTCATCTCGCTAATACTCACGCACTGGAATTCTCCCTTGATGGGCAGAGGATTGATGGGACATTTGATGCGGCAAATGCATTTGCCTTCTTCGTAACGAACGAGCAGGATGAGCTGGACTTCTCTTTCCTTTGCATAAAACGCACGAATGTTTTCCACAGAAGTGCAGGACGAAAAGATTTTATGTTGGTGCTGCAGCCACTTACTCAGGTTGTCTCGCTTGGTGTAGATGATAGCGGTATGGTAGGTGGGCTTGTCGTTTGCCTTGAGCAGAGCCATAGCGTCATCGCACATATGGCGGTCGCAGTCATCCATGCCATAGTACGGACATACAGTGCAGGGTTCGCTTCCAGTTCCACACAGAGCCAGAGCCTTCATCACATTTGCTTTATCCATTGTCATTTCTCCTTTGAATTAAAATTTGATTTCGCTTATGGAATACCTTTCGGCTGAAATGGGACTTTTTGTTCGGCGGAAATCCCTTAGAAACCGCTATTCAGTTGTCTTTCCAGCGTGGCGTATCGGAAAAATCACGACTTAATACGTGCCTGTTTGCCTTGCCAGATATTGAAGGTTTCGCTTATTTAATTCGCCATTCTCCGACGTTGTTTCCGTTGCTGTCAAAGAGCATACCATGCTCATAGCCGCAAGTGATTTTCGCGGGAATAGTTCGCAAGACTTTTTCAATCTCGCTTGCAAGTGCGTACTTGTCCATAAACGCATCCTTGCTTTCGCTTCTGAATGTGTCGTTGTCAGTGAAGATTTTCACTTGAAACATATGTTATTTGCCTCCCTTCTCAAGCTCAACCGCAATGTACGTCATTGCAATTGCGTTGGACAGCGAGATGATGATGCCCAGAATTGCAAAGAATGTCGTAATTGCGGCACACCTCCACGCAAGCACCAATGTCAGAAATACGGCGACACTCAGTGCGGCCATGCAGAGGCACAGATTTTTCATTTCGCTTTCTCCTTTCGCTTATTTATCCAGCCAATTAGCAATAAGGCTATGGCAATAGTTATCCATTTGGATTTCGTTTGTGCAGCTTTTGAGATGATTCTCAATCCGTTCAGTGATGGGAATCCCAAAGGCGGCAAGCAAACGAATCTTCTCGCGGTAGTATGCTTTCATTTTTGCAAAACTCCTTTTGGGCATAAATAAAGCACCCTTGCCCATAGAGCATGGATGCCTATTGTGTTATTTCTTCTTGCTGTCAAAGCAAGCCATGACTAACTGATGTGTGCAGTAAATGGCACAGTGCTCACAGTTAAGCCACATACCTTTTGTGCAACAGCACTCACAGGAATATCTGAAAGCCCTGAGTGCTTGTTCTTTGTTTGTGGCGTCATACTGTAAGTTTACGCCAATTTGCTCGAACTTGTTCATTAAAATACCTCCTTCTTCATGTGAATAAGTGAAGTATGTTTATTGCACATACGCAAGCCCTAAGAGCCTAAGCCGCTCTCACTCTTTGCTCTGCTAATATTCTATCGCCGTCAACAGTCGGCGTTGTTGCTTATTTGGTGTAAATATGCTCATCCCCATCAAAAGAGATGACATATTCTGTGCCATTGCACTCTACCAATTCAGCAGATTTGATAGTTCGTGCTTTGACATACTTCCCATAGGCTACAAGCAAGACGCATACCACCATAAGGGCAAGCACACGCATAGCAATCTTCTTCATAGCATCCCCTCCTATCTTTTGGTAACTTAGTTCAGTGCCATTGCACCTATCCACTCACGCCAACGTGGAGGCGTTACCATGTGAGCATAAGGGGGCATGAGCCCCCTATAATTTTGTACTGCTGGAATTAAGCGACAGCAGCAGCCTTCTTCTCAGCTTCTTTCGCCGCCTTCTTCTTCTCGGCAGTCTTTGCACGGCGAGCCTTGCGACGCTCTTCTTTCTCTGCTTCCAGCTCTTCCCATGTCTTAGCATCCTGTTCTGCAACGATACCACCCATAGCAAGCTCCAGCTTTGCACGGAAAGAATTGAATGTTACACGAGTGCATACAGTGGTGGAGGAGTCCTCGAGCTTCTTAAGCTCTGCGAGCTTAATCTTTGCAGCTTCATAGTCAGAAGTCAGCTTTTCCACGTATTCGGCACTCATACCGTCATTGACTTCCTTGAGCTGGCTACGGAAATTCTTGACAATGCTATCCTGCTTAAGAGCCTCACCGGCAAGGGGCTTTTTGGTTGCAATGACGCAATCTGCGAGCACGTCAAGCATAGACTGATTCTTGCAGATAGCATGACCGTTGACGTCACCGATGCAGTCAAGAAGCATCTGAATTGCTTTCATCGCGTTGCTTGTGAGTGTTGCATCAACACTCGCATTTTCGCCCATGTGTGCAGTGTTGTTGCGTGCAGAAGCATAGCGATAGAGTGCTTCATAGGCTACAGTTTCGGCGAATTTCCAGCTGGAAAATTCATCCACGCCGACCTTTTCGGCATCGAGTTTCGCCTTGCTGGAATTGGCGATGGTCATGTTGTCCATGAGTGCATTTGCAATAGTTTTTTTCATAATAACCTCCTAATTTGTGGTAAGTCACAACCTGTTATTTTTGTAGCTATGTGCTACTATCTAAGAATAATCTATTGATAGTTATCCCCACATAGTAGCACACAATACAATGTATTATGTGCTATTGGTGTATAATATGTATATTGTCACTAATATTTATACAATACCCGTTCATGCTGTCACCATGAACATATACATATCAATCTATCACAATATAGTCAGATATCACCTATATTTATAGATAACTGTCCACATATCGCTATCGCCTCACTATTATATAATATCCTAATAGTCCTACTTTAGCCCCATGTGCGGGATATTACTTGTCATGTGGGAACATTGTTAGCCTATTCTCCTAATAATAGGTAACTAATGATTATGCTCATATGTGCATAGTAAGCCCATTTCACACAACGCCGTTTCGGCTTGACTCGCCTTTTTGTGGCAGGTTATGAAATTTTCAAGGATCAAATCGCAATGGGAATTTCTGACTTTTTCAAGTCTTTACAAAACGGAAGTTTTTTGTGTATCGCCCTTTTTCAGAAATAACTTTTTCAAGCTATTTACTATCGATTTATTGACCGCTTGTTTTGTTTTTGTGTGTTCCTCTTTGCACTCTTAGAATACTACTACACAAGCAAAAAGTCAACAAAATAGATATTTTGCTAATTTCCTAAAAATATACCATATATAGTGGTGTGGGGGCACTTAAAACTATAAGATATAGTGTTTTTTGCTCGAAGACTATAGGGTAGTTTAATTACACACTGACTTGAAAATACACAAACTTCTTTACAATTGCACCTGCAAAATTACCGCAAAATTACACATAAAAAATGTTCGTAAATATATGCAACTTCTTTTTATAAACATATTGTTGTTTATACTTCATTAGTAAAAATAATCTACAAAATCACATATAAAAAGCATGTATATATGAATATAGAACCACTCAATTAACATATTGTCGTTTTATTTATAAACACCAATATATAAAAACAATGTTTAATTTATGTAAACGCTCATTATAAATTCATAAATGTTATAATAATTTATAAGCCTATTATTTATTTTATTGCATAATATATAATATATATTAATATAATTAAACATCATATCTCCCATTAAACTATTGCCACCCGCTACGCGGTCGGCGCCAAAAAGCGTCTCGCTCGCTACGCTCCCTCAACTTACAGCTTTTCAGCTAAAGCTGAAAATCTGGATTAATCATTACTCGTTTTTATATTATTATAGGGGGTTGACAAGTAAACGTTTTTATGATATATTAGCCACAGTACAAAATTATTTTATATAATATAATATATATAATTATATATAATATAATGCTCGTACATTTCGTGAACATTTTATGAACACGAAGAAGTGCTTCATGCTACAGATAGAGAATAAGAATTTTACAAATAGCATGTGTTTGAGCGAAAAAGTGTTTCCTTTTTGAGGAAAAAAGTTGCCTTTTTGAGGAGATATGTAAACATATTGTGAATTAGATATGAATAAGACATGAATAAAACGACTTTTGTTTATAAAAAATAGCTGGAAAGGATGATGAAAAATCAGCATGAAAGAATCAGAAGATGTAGTCTTAGGTACGTTAAACCAAGAGACAGGAGAATTTACACAAATTGATGGCCCCGGTGAATGGAGAACTTATAAGCAGCTAGAGTCGCAAGCAAAATATACAGCAAACAAAGAAAAGCAAACTTTTAACTCTGATTTTACATGGATTATTTTTGAGTATGGGAAAAGATTGCTGCCAGAAATCAATGACAAAAGTCTTGTTAGATTAATCTATCTATCCACCATTTGTGATTATGATGGGTGTTTGCCACCAAAGAATGTTATAAAGCAAAAGCTTAAGCTCTCAAACAAATATTGGTCTGTGTTCATCAAGGATATGACTAAGAATAATATCATCATAGAAAAAGATAATTGTTTATATTTAAACAGAGATTTTTTTGTAAAGGGTAATTTGCAGGGGCTGCAAAAAGACGCAGACCATACTAGGCTATTTTGCAACTTCATTAGAGATATTTATGACGCATGTGATAATGTTCAAAGCATTACGCAAATTTCCTATCTCTACAAACTCATTCCTTTTGTGAATCGTAGAACAAACATTGTATGCTACAATCCAAAAGAGCAAGATCCAGAAAAGGTCTACCCTATTACGCTTGGTGAATTCTGTGACATGATTGGGTATAGCCGCAAAAATGCACGAAGGCTTGTTAGTGATTTACTTAGTCTAAAATGCAATGGCCAAAATCTAATTGGATTCTTCGTTACAAATCTGAATCAAACTTCTTGGAAGATTATTGTTAATCCTCGTATCTATTATGGTGGGCAGAATGACAAGATATATAAAGAGCAGATTGCTCTACTGACAGATTATAATCCACAAGAAGCGTTTGATGTAAACAATACAAAATTATAGGAGGGATAATTATGGCGCAACTTTATAAGATGACACTATATGTATGTGACTTAGAAAATAATTTATCTTTGGATGAAATGAAAACTTTAATTGATCAAGATGCATTGAATGGAGTTGCTGTAAATTGTGCTTGCCATTTTGCAGATGAACAAACTGGCCCACAGGTTGAATGGGATGATGATATTGATCTTAATTGTCTTGACTGCCCCACTTCTGCTTGGGAAAAATATTTTAAGTAAATGAGGAGTAGGTAATATGGACAATGAATTTGGACGTTATGCAGATGCAATTATTTATGATTTACAGTCTAGTAATTTCTCCAATGAATATTATGATATGACAAATATTCAACGGCTAAAATTTTTGCATAGAGTGCTTGAAATTCTTGGATATTATGCTGGATATGATGTGAAGGAGGATTAAATTATGATGACATTATTATTATTGCTTAGAAGTGTAATTGGAGTAATATTTGTAATTGGATTAATATTTGCTTCAGGATATATAGGTTTTTATTTGAATTCTGATTCCAAGTCTGATAAACCAATAGGCGTGTATAAAATCATATTTAAATATGGTATTTGTTACCCTGTTCAAGTTTTTAAACTGGCAAATTCTACATATAATGTGATTGGTTCAGTTATTTTAACAATATTAAGTCTAATAGTTTATCCCAGTTTTGCTTTCGTTAGTATTCTACTATTAATTGTCCTAAGTGTATTATTTGGATTTGATTTGATATTTAAGAAAAAGGACAAGGAGAGTTAATGATGAAAGACGTCTATAAGGTAGAAATTTCTGCTAAAGATTATCCTATAGGTTGCACTGATTTAACTATTGATTTTAATAAATCAATTAATACAGAGGAAATTATTGGAAATGCGAAAGTCGCTTTGATCAGTTCAGGAGATGTAGTATGGATGAGCTATGATGGAGATACATATAAACTAGGAGATAAATATAAAGATTTTAATGCAATTATATCTTGTGTATATTATGAGCCAAAGCCATGGTGGAAATTTTGGAAGAAGAAAAAAATATTTGGATATGAAATTATGTTTCTATAAATTATAGGGGGTATTTTGAACTATGTTTGAACTAACTAAATCATTTAAGGACTATAAGTTTCCACACACTCTACATCAATTTAAAGACTTGCCGCTTGCAATTAAGTATCGGTTCCAACGTGCATTTAGAGGCTGGGCGGACTATGATGTTCTTAGTATGGATACATGGTTTATGGAAGTAATTCCACAAATGCTACAATATCAGCGTGATTGTAAAGTTAGTACACCAGTTTTGGATGTTGACGCAAGCTATGAAGAAAATAGAGAAAAATGGGATCAGATTCTTGATAAAATGATTTTTCTATGTCAAGAAATGAATGAAGATACATGCTCAAAGAAGAACGAAGTCACTGAAAATTATGTCCGAAATATTAAAAATGGACATGAAGCAAAACTTGATGATGAAATGTGGTGGGAGCGTCAGCAGGAAATTGATCAATATCGTCAGCAGTGTCTTGAATCATTTTTTAAATATTTTACAAAATATTTCCATAGTCTATGGATCTAAACTTGAGGAGGAATTAAAATGAAAACATTTGTTAGAACTACGCGGATTACACCAGAAGAGAGAGAGTCACACCTTTGGTATGACCCATTTTATAAAACATGGACAATGGAAACGAACATTCCAAAGCATTTTAATAAGGCGCTAAAAGTTGGATGGGAACCAATTTTGCAGGGAGTATATGAAGATGGTACTGTTTGCTGCATGACACTTGTTGCATCAGAGCGCGGTATTACGATTAAAACTCCAAAGAAGCGTGAAATGAGCGAAGAGCATAAGGCAAAGCTTTTTGGTACAAAAAACGTAGATTTAGACGATAATTTTGAAGATGAGATTTAATATGTATAGTTACCATACTTAATCATTACAACATTAAAAAACATAAATATATATGATAAAAATCACACATTTTTTTAATTTGGAGGAAATAATATGATGAGCAACAAGGCAACGATGGAAGACTTTGCGAGAATGTGCCATTCTTATCATGATTGTATTGACTGTCCGTTGCATGACGAAGATGTTCTATGCATGATGGATGATGCACTTGTAATGAATGATTTTTCTAAACTTGATTATATGAATAATGCCGTATATGAGTGGTCTACCACCCATGATTAAGACAAAGGAGATTGAATAAATATGTTAAATTGGACAGCAGAAGATATTGAGTATCTGAGTAATGTGATGTTGAAGCCATATACAAAAGCGCTCACAGAGGAAATGGCAGAGCACGATGATAAATCTTATGAGGTTTGTAAGAAGATGATACTACAAATGGCGGATTTAGTTAAAGTAAGAATTAAAGAGTTAAATTACAATGAAACCAGAGACAGAATGTTCTTTATGACGTTGCTTTGCAATGAATTTGAATTTGATAAAGATGTGCTTGATAAGGTCTATAAAGAATATTGCGAGAATTTTGATGCACTTAATAAACATCTGATTACAGAGGAGGATTGAAAAGATGAATAAGTCATGTGAATATTGCCAATACAATGGGCCATATGGATCCATTATTAATCCTTGTGAGAATTGCCCAAATAATTATTTTATGATTAATGGCACAATTCCAATTGTACAGCCACTTCGTGAAACAACAGATTATGTAACCAATAAAACTTATATAACCGCTACTACAGGTTGTAAAACGAATAGTAACGGTACAAAAATTAATGATGTATTTATAACTGATCTAACAACTGATCTACCGACTGCAGATGAATACCGTAAATCTATTGGCGTTCCATATGATTATCAATATGAATGGTCAGAACCAAAGTATATTTGTCCAAAATGTGGCGGTGGAATGTGCAAGAATAATATGGTTCTTGCAAGTAACCCTCCTCAATATAAATATCAGTGCAATAAGTGCGGACATGTGGAATATCAATTTGGGTGAGGTGCATTATGAAGAAGAAAATTAATTGTCCAGCGTGTGGTGGGTCTGGTTTTGTTGCAAAGTTTAGTAGCTACTCTGTTTGGAGTGAACGTTGTGAACAGTGTAATGGAACTGGTGAAATTGAAGTCCCTTTTACCATTGGTGATAAAATTCGCAGCATGAGTGATGAAGAGATTGCAGTATGGTTGAATGCACATGTCACTGATACAGTATGCGATCTTGTTTGTGGCAATGATTGTGAAGCAATGGCGACATATGATAAAACGTTTGATGAAGTGTGTAAAGATCTAATAAAGAAAAAACTTACGAAGTAGTGGCATTAATGATGAAGATTGGTTATATTCAAGAATATGATTTGGAGCTTAATCCACATTTGACTGAAAGATTCAAATTTAGAGAAGCGTCTTTCACTAGAAAAATTTCAAGTAGAAGCGATAGAGTTTACTCGAAGATGCTGTTGTATCCCGTTGATTATGAAGAGATCGTTGATAATGCTAATATTATGAAGAAGAATAGCAAAATTATTCTAGTTCATGAGCCATTTTTACTTGATGATGAGCTAAGAGAAAAAGTTGTTAGTTGGGTTGAATGGGCAAATCAGGCAAAACCTAGTGAGTATGACCCATTTGCAAAGGAGGATTAACAATGACTGATCTGACCTACATGGACTGCTGGAATTATGTAGCGCCGCTGATTCTTGCCAAAAACGGCACTCTTGATATGGACATATATGTGATGGTATTTCAGGCGCTGAAAGAGGCGGATGAAAGGAGAAATAAAAATGATTGATGGAGGTGGGCGAAATGAACTATTCCGATGTCGCAGAAATGGGCAAAGACGCACGCGAGAGACTGTTTCCGGTGGGAATCATGCTGGGGTTTCAGTTTGATCCAAACATGGCGGATGATATGCCGGGGGAATGGGAGCTGGTGTCAACGATCTGGCGGCGCGTGAAATAATATTTCGTGGATGAATGCGACTGGGAGCTGAAGAACGGACGTTGCATAGAAGAGAGATGGAGATTATTAAAGAACTTAAAAATCTTAATATGACAACAGAACAAGTAATGTTAGGCAAAACTCCATCAATCCAATATAAATGGCATACAAAAAATGGCAATCGTGTTGCTGAATTTAAAATTTGGGATTGGTGGGATGGCAAAAATATTAGCGATCTTGAGATTAGTGAAAATTATAAAGGGCTTGGATTATCTTATCAACTTTTAGATTATGCTACAAAACGATGTGGTGCTAGAAATTTAGCTGTAAAGAAAAGTAACACTATAGCAAAACATGTTTATGATAAGTACGGATTTCAAGTCGTAGATGAAGATAATGCATATTATTATATGTCGTTAGTGGACTGCAATTGGACAGGTAATAGAAGTATTGAGCAGGAGGGTTAACAATGACTAAATATGTCGAACTGAAAACGGCTATTGATGCCATCAATGACGTTTACTATGATACACCGGATATAAATTTGTCCGCAGACAAACTTGAAGCTGCTTTGCTGGGTATCCCATTTGCCGATGTTGCGCCGGTAGTACATGGGCATTGGATTGATAACGGAGATAGCGGTTACAAATGGGCGTTTGTTTGTTCAAGGTGCGGGTATGTGGATGGCCATCCATTCGATGATAGACATAGTTTCTGCCCTGACTGTGGAGCGAAAATGGACGGTGATAGTAATGCGTTTGATTAACGCAGATCAGTTGTCCGAAGCCATATGGAACAATGTTCCAACCCCATACGAGGAAGCGCGCTGGGCAAAAGAAGACTGTTTGGCTGAAATAGAGGCGGCACAGACTGTGGATGCGGTTCCGGTGGTGCATGGGAGATGGGAAACTAATTCAGACAGGCCAGATACACTAATTTGTTCTGTATGTAAGTGCGGGTTTGATATGTGGAAACACGACCCACATAACTATTGTCCAAATTGCGGTTCAAAAATGGATTTGGAGGCGTTACAATGAGCGAATGGAAAACAGTTGAAAGAAAGCAGTTTAATATTCTGTGCGGCAATGCACAACTATTAGAGTGTCCACAATGTGGTACATTATCAGTTGTAGATTTTGCGTATTGTCCGGGGTGTGGTAAAGATATGCATATTCCTGAAGACAGGCGTTTTAAAATGCGTATTGATTCAAATAAGTGCCAATATGCTTGTGTGATGCAATCGTATGTGCCTTTAACAGAATCTGTATATCTTAAACCAGAAGATATGCCAAGTCTTCATGATCTTATAAAAGAAATGTATAAGTATAAAGAAATGTATGGGATGTGATAAATATATGCAAATGATAATGTATGCTGAGGTAAGAGAAAATGGTGCGTGGAAAAAGGTTGGTAATATTTTTCCAAGCGCATTTATTGAAATGAATGATAAATTAACTGATAGGGTTTGTGATGAAAGAAATATTTTCTTATATGAGTTATTTGGTTGGGTCACAAATCAACTAAATGGTTATACAGTAATTAATCCAATTAGTGAGTTGCGAGGCTTGCCAGATGATGCATCTGATGCAATTTCGAGTAATCATTATTTTCGTTTTGGAGGCTTTGCTTCATATGTAACTCTTGATGAAATACTTAATTACAATTGGGATGCAACAATTTCTCATGTGGGTCGTATTCCTGAGAAGGCTTATGTGCATTGGAAGAGAGATGGTGTCGCCCCGACTCGTTGGGATAGGAGCATTTCAGGAGAAGACAAAAAGATAATTACTTCTTTTGTTATGAATGGCATTTTGGATGAGAGCATTCCAAGGGACGAAGGTATTAAATATTATGTTGTTGTTGAATATGATCCAAAGACTTGTAGGGAATATTGTAACTTTTTTTGTGACACTTCTCTCCCACTGCTGGTGAAACTTGTTCCGCAGGGCGGCAATTATGAAGATGTGAGGGTTGTTTACACATTTGTTGATTAAATGCACTTGACATTTGTAAGTTTTGTGATATAATGTGTTTGTTCGATAGGGCAATACAAAATTATAGTAAGGGCGGTGATATTTATTGGCAAAGCAGCAAAAAAACCAAACTTATGTGCTAAAAATACATAGTGGGTATCTATCAAAACACAATTGGCATTTAGACTTTAAGTTAAGTGAGATTAGAAAGCAACCACAGATGGTCGTTAGTCTAGGGTCTTCTCAGGTTCTTAGATGGCTTACAAAGTTGCAACATAGAGAAAAAGATGACGCGAGAGCTACTGAGATTAAAGCAGAGATTAAAAACGCAAAGAAAATGGAGAACAATTATGAAAATAAAACGAAGATTTGTTCCCTATATAATGAATTGTATCAAAAGCAATTTCAGCAGGATTATGTGATGCTTGTTATGGACTCTCCGGGTGATTATAGGTATGTATGCCAAAACAAATTTAGTATCACTATTGATTATGGCAATGGGAAAGAAGAAACAGTAACCTATGTTCGTCTTCTTGGTACGGCGGGATCTATAAAGAAGAGCACAATCATGTTCATAAATGAAGACATGCATGATGAGATTATGCGCCGTATTAATAATGGACGTTATTTGGGGCCAAAAGTTGATAATAACAACAATCTTCTGGAGTCTGTTAAAACTTACAATGGAATGGAACTTAATTATAAGTTTATCCCAGCAAAATTATCTGCATATTTTGCACTACAGTGCTCTGCTAGTATTACAGTAGGCTCATTCACAGATCCTGAAAGACCTTGGCCAAGAGTTATTGTAGTTAAAGATGCAGAAACTCATTTTAATTATCCTGTAAGAATAGTAAAGGATACTGGCAATGACAAGAATCCTGATTGGCCAAGTGTTAGTGAGCCTCATGAAGAAAAGATTGACTATAATGTTTCTGACGGAATGGGGTTTATTTCTCCAGAAATGAGTTCAAAATGGGCTGAATGGTTAGGAGAAGGTACTGAGCCGCTCTCTGGTTATAATACTAGATGTGCATTTTTAAAGGGCATGGTGTTTACTGTCCCTTTTGTACAATTTGCGGAGGAAGTAGCACATACATATGAAATAACTGACGCATGGGGAGATAAACAAGATATTCGTAATGCAGATGTTATTTTAACAACTTCGATGTTAAAATTATGGGACTCTTATGCAGGATGTGAAGATTATTTGCGCAATTGTAAGGAAAATGACTATGATTTTTGTATAGCAAAGAGCGCTCCACGTGAATTGCGTAATGTTCACACTACAAACTATCAATATTTACAAGATTTTAGGTTTACAGATGAACAAATTAATGAATTGGTTGCCCCAACAGTAACGAAAATTAAAGAATGTCTTGGTTTAGATTGGAGAAAACTAATTTTATACATGTGTGGAACTGGACTGGATGACAAAAATGTTGATAGTATGGATCCAATGTGTAAGGCAATTATGGCAAATCCTGAATTAATTAAAGATCCTTATGTACGGTCTAAAGTTAGTAGGATGATACAAAAGCGCATCAGAACCGCTAAAATAGGTGTATTAGATGTTGAGGGAGACTATGCAATTATAGGAAATGATCCATATTCATTGCTTCAAAATATGTTCGGGATAGAGATCTCTGGACTGCTTCACGCAGGTGAATGTTATCACAAGTATTGGAGCGATAAAGGAGTAAAAGAGATATGTGCATTTCGTGCTCCAATGACATCCATAGAAAATGTTTGTAAACTAAATGTTGTTTCTAGTCCTGAAATGGAAAAATGGTATGGATATGTTAAAACATGCATGTTCTTAAATAGCTGGGACACTACTGCTATTAGATGCAATGGGGCTGATTACGACTCTGATACTTTTTTTACAAGCAACAATCACGTGCTTCTTGATGCATTTGAATATAAGCCAACATTAATGTGCGAACAAGACAAGATGCCAAAGAAAGTTCCTACGGAAGAGGATTTCGTTACATCGGATATTAATGGGTTTGGAGATTCTATTGGTAGTGTGACTAACAAGGCAACTAATATGATTTCTCTAAGAGAAAAATTTGATCCAGACAGTGAAGAATATAAGAGATTAACTTATCGTATTAGTACGATGATGAATTATCAGCAAAATGCCATAGATCGCATTAAGGGGGTTATTGCAAAACCTGTGCCAAAAGAATGGCTAGAGGCAAGAATGCATAAGTCAAAATCAGGTGATTCTCTGGAAGTTATACATGATAAAGAGATTGATACCAGAATCGCTTCAAATATTAAGCCATGGTTCTTTATTTATAGGTATTCTCAGCTAAAGGCTGAACTTGATAAATATATGAAGTCTGTAAAATCAAATTGTAAGATAAGATTTGGAAAAACTTTAGAAGATTTATGTGCTTCTGATGATAGGACTGAAGAAGAAGAAGCTTTTATTTACAATTATGAGAAGTATATGCCTGTAAGTAGAGCTACGGGTACAATGAATAGGATTTGTTGGAAAATTGAAAATGAGTTTCAAACAACTAATGTTCTACCTAATGTGGAGTTTGATGCATCTATTTTAAAGAGTAATGCACAGTATTCTCAAGAAGAATTTGATTTAATTAATGATTTGTATATTGAGTATGGAAAGCAAATGTTAATTTTGTCTAAAGGAAGGTCAAAAACAGAAACTAATAATGAGGATGCGGAAATTATCGCAATTGGGATTAAAGAAAATTTTATAATGGCTAGTCATTTAATTTGTCCAAATGAGGAAATCCTTGCAAATATTTTAGTAGATATTTGTTATACTTCTAGTAAAAATAAGTCTTTTGCTTGGGATATAGCTGGAGAACAAATTTTTCGTAATGTGGCACAAAAAAATGGTAATAAAATTCAGTTCCCCATTAAAGACGAAAATGGTGATATAGAATTTTGCGGAAAGACATTTTCTTTATGTACTAAGGAAGTTGGTGATGTAAATGATGATATTTGATGAAGAAAAATATGTCAAAAGTTTGTTGTTAGGCAAAAATAAAGATATAAAGTCTGCTATTAAAAAAATTGGATATATCACAAGATACAATGCACAAGTCTTAGGGAAAGATGAAAGTAAAAATTACAACTCTACTGTTGCATGGATGACTAAGCATCAAGATAATTTTGATGAATCTAGTTATTCAAATGTTATATCGAAGGCGATTAAAAGTGCAAAGAAGAGAAAGTTGTATAAAATAGATGATGTTGTTATTACTAAAACTGAACTTGAAAAGATACAATCATTAGACAACATACGAGCTGAAAAAATATTGTTTGTTCTTTTATGCATGGCAAAGCAACAAGCAAAAATCATGGAGTGCTATGGGACTTCAGCCAATTTCACAGAAGGTCTTGTAAGGTATACTGTTACAGAGCTGTGTAAAATTGCTAGAGTTTCTGTCCCAGCAGACGATAGAGAATATATTTTACATTACATTCTTACTCAAGGTCTTATTAGTTGTCCTAAACGAAATGATACAAAATGCTTGTGGGTTAATTTTATTGATAAAGATGGAGAAGAAGTATTTCGTTTGAATGAGATTGATTGTCAAGAGCTTGCGTATGTATATCTTAATTGGAAGGGAAAAGAAAAATTCAAGAGATGTACTCGTTGCGGTAGGCTCATGAAAAGCAAAGCCAGCGATGACATATGCACTGCCTGTTCACTCTCTTCTTCTCTCCCACAACTCATATGGTGTATTGATTGTGGCGATGAGGTTGAAATACCTATAAAAGATACACATACTTGTAGATGCCCGACTTGTAATAAACAACATCAACGAGATAGGAATGTAAAGAAAAATATAAATTATAGGGCGAGAGTTAGAGAAAAATCATGACCGTATCAACATTTTTAACAATACAAAATTATAGCTTTATACAAAAATTATACGCATTTATATACTCCACTACTAAAAAAGTTGGGTCGAGCTTTAACTATATGGTATATATATGCCAGCACATGTATATATAAATTCTACGAAACGAAACGGAGGAATACCATGGAACAAGAACTATTAGTAGCAATTCCTGAAACAGTAGCAAATTTGCACCTACCTTCACCGGAATTAAGAAATTATTATAGAGACATTGAACATCGTGTACTCTATATTGACGAGCAGATTGATGAAAATCTTTTCGAATTGTCTAAGGAGATTATTCGTTGGAATAGAGAAGATAAAGACGTACCAATTGAGCAGCGTCTACCAATCAAGATTGTGATAGATTCACCGGGCGGTGACGTGTCTGCTACATGGAGTTTTATTAAGCTTATGGAAATTAGCAAAACGCCTATTTGGACAATCAATCTATGTTGTGCCTACTCTGCTGCTGCAGACATCCTGTCTGCTGGCCACAAGCGTTATGCACTTCCGGGCACTTCTGTTCTGGTTCATTCTGGATCTTGTTATTATGGCGGAACACAAGAACAAGCAGAATCAATGAAAAAGTTTGGTGATAAGCTTACTAAGAGAGTCACTGAATACTTCCTTGGTCATACAAAGATTGATCCGAAGGTATATAAGAGAAAAGCTCCGTCTGATTGGTATCTCGACGAAGAAGAAGCACTAGCAAACGGAATTATTGACGAGATTATTACAGATTTAGATGTTCTGTTTTAAATTTGGAGGTCTATATGGCAACTAAGAGAAAGAATGTTGTAAATGAATATGGGGACGTTCCAAAGAACATTGATGGTCATCCATTTTATGGTATTTTATTAGACGAGGAACAGAAAGAATTTGTAAATGCCATTTTAAATCCAGAAAAGTTAATTATTTTTGCAAATGCAAAAGCAGGTACTGGTAAGACTTTAATGGCAGTTGCTACAGCAAATCTTTTGGTTCAGCATAATGTTTATGATGGAATCGTTTATATAGTTAGTCCTGTACAGGAAGAAAAACTTGGATTTCTTCCCGGCAGTGCTGATGAAAAAATTTCTATTTATACCGCTCCACTATATGATGCTTTGATAAAGTTAGGGATTAACCCATATACTGCAGTCATTCAGGAGGGTGTAGAAAACCAAAAGAATGGCACTGGATATATTGATTGTATCTCTCACGTCTATTTAAGAGGATGCAACCTAGAAAATAAAGTGGTTATTATTGAAGAAACTCAAAACATGTATGTTGATGAGTTAAAAAAAGTATTAACCAGAATTTCTGATACATCTAAGACAATCGTAATTGGGCATAGTGGACAATGTGATTTGTACCATCATCCAGAAAATAGCGGATTTGTAAAATATATTGAGCATTTTAAGGACAAAGACTATGCACAAATTTGTGAGCTAAATACTAATCATAGAGGTATTGTCAGCTCTTGGGCTGATGAGCTTCAAGGATAAAAATAAAAGCAATAAAGGAGAAAAATGATTATGGCAGCTAAGATTCAGAGTAAGTATACAATTCAGGCAAGTGGGATCCTTCGTATTAATAATGACGAAGTTTTTGTTGAAAATGATGATACGGGAGATGTCGTATCACTATCAGAGCTCTTTGTAGATTTTGCAGATAAAGATGTTAAACTTAGCATTGCATATGGCGAGGAACTTTCATGAATGATGCTTTAAAGACTACAGAAATTAAATTGTGTGGTTATTTAGACATTAATAAAAATGATACACAGATAGAATTTCTTAGTGACGGGAAGACTGCTTCGCTATCAGAATTATTAAAAGAACTTGATGGTGAATTAATTACTTTAACCGTTACAAGAACTATTGACATCAGATAAAAAATACGAGAAAGGAAGATTACAATGATTTATAAACAGAATGATCTAGTTAAAATGGTTGCAAAGGAGTCTGGATATTACCAAGGTGCAGTAAAGGATATTTATAGAGGTACTTTTGCAGTAATTACAGATATTTTATCGCATGCGACGCCAGATGATTTGCCAGTTATTAAACTATTTGAGGGGCTTAATATTGAGGCGAAGTTTTATGGTGGGAAGGAAACTGTTAAGCCAAGAACTGGCGAAAAGACAGTTAGTGAAGACCACATTTATCCACGTGCCAAGTTTACACAGGCATATCAACTAAAAATTAGAGAATTATGTAATAGAGAAGGCGAGGAATAATCCTCGTCTTTTTTATATAAGAGAAAGGACGAAGCAGATGGAGATAATTAATTTTAATCCTGAAAAAGAAAGCGAAGAACAATATATCTATAGAATTTGTTCGATGAAGCAGTCTTCTGGGATGACATGGCAGCAAATTGCCGACATTATTAATACCGCATTAAACCAAAATTTTGGTGAGAGTGCTTATCGTAAGAAATATCAGATGTTTCAACATGGATTGAAGGCGTGTGAAAAACAGGTTTTCTCTGATGATGAATATCTTAAGGAGATTCAGAGACAAACTGATGAACTTTATAAGGCAAAAAAACAATTTCAAGATCAAAGAAGAGAATATAATAAGCTGCTAACGAGTGATGCAAGAGCTGAACATCTGACCGAGAAATTAATTGAAGCAGCAGACAATTTAAATTCAAGTAAATTATTAAATTCTAATAACGAGTCATTTGTTGAAGCAAAGAATGAAGCGGTTTTAGTTTTAACAGATTGGCATTATGGCATGGTTACTAATAATATTTGGAACAAATATGACGTCGAAACATGTGTAGAGCGTGTTAATATTTTATTTAATAAGGCAATTAAGTATTTGAGGGTAAATAATATTAATAAGCTTCATATTGTGCTTTTAGGAGACTTTATCCATGGGTGTATACATACTGGTGCACGTGTTGCGTCAGAAGAGGATACATGCGACCAATTAATGGAGGTTTCTGAACTTCTTGCAGAGCTTATTAGCTCATTATCACAATACGTAAATTGTGTGTATGTCTATTCTACATATGGGAATCATGCAAGATCTGTTCAAAACAAGAATGATAGCATTCATTCTGATAATATGGAGAAAATCATTCAATGGTGGATCAATCAAAGGCTTTCACAAAATGAGAAAGTTTATGTTTTAGACAACAATATTAATGAGTTTATTTCATTTAATGTGCTTGACCACGATGTTGTTGCGGTTCATGGAGATCTAGAACGCTTTGGGAAGCTTGGCGTGGATATGCACACATTGTTTGGAAAAAAATATGGACTTGATGTTGAGTATGTATTTTCTGGTGATAAACATCATTCGGAAACAATTGATTCTTATGGAATTGATAACGTAATGGTGAGTTCTTTATGCGGAACTGACGATTATGCGAATAATAAAAGATTATATGCAAATCCTGCTCAAACTTTGTGTATTTTTGACAAAGAAGACGGTAAAATTTGTACTTATAATATCAAGCTTTAAGTAATGCAAAGTTATAGTTATAAGAGGTACAAAATGAACAAACTATTGGAAAGATTTAGAAAATAATTGGAAAGGACAATTAAAATATGGAAAACAAAGAAATAATTAAACATGATTGCAAATTAGTATTTAATGCAGGAATAGCCAGACATCTTCTTAAAATAGGATGTACTATTTGTGATTTAAAGCCGTCAAAGGAGAACCCAAAGGACAAGACGGTATTCGTATTTGTTAAAGATGAAAAATTTAACGAGGCGATGTCAGAAATCAATGAACAAATTAAGGCAGCTAAAAATACAGCAGTAGAATAATTAATTCTGCTCAATAAGATACAAAGGAAGTGAGAATGGGATGGCAACTACTGCAAAGAAATCTGGAAGAAAACCGACTGCGGCAAAAAAAGCTGGTAAGCCAATTGTTGAAGAACCTAGCTACCTTTGTCCTTATTGTAATACGATGAAGAAAAGGTCTGAATACTATGTGAGTACAGATCCGTTAGTAAAAACTGGTGTTACAAGCATGTGTAAGGAATGCGCAAAAAAAATTGCAAGGAATTATGATGCAAAAACTGGTCGATATGGAGATTGCACTAAAGAGTCAATTGTTGAAGCGCTTGAACGCTTAGACAAACCATTTCTTGAGAGGCTGTTTAATTCAAGTTATGTAGAAAGTAATGACCCTAGCAATAAAAGTCTTCATTCAGATACATGGGAAGCATATATTAAAAATATTTGTTCATTACCTCAGTATAAGACGTTAAGGTGGCATGATGGGGATATAGGAAAAAAGGTAGATTTGTCATCAGACAAATCTGATACATATACTATTACTGATGACCGCAAACGAGAAATTGAGCAAGAGTATGCAATTAATCGTAAAGATGCAATTAGAATGATTGGATATGATCCGTTTGCAAACTACCCAATTGAAGAGGACAAGCCAGTTCTTTATGCGCAGCTAATTAGTTTTATTGATGATGAAACCAAAAATGATGGCATGAAAATGAATGCTGTTATTCAAATAGTGAAAGCTTTTAATCAGATACAAAAAATAAACGACGCTATTGATGGTCTTTCTTCTAATGTTTCAAAATTAAACAACAATAATGGTATTATTAAGCAACATGCAGACACAATATCAAAATTATTAAGTGGCGCTAATTCATTAGCAAAGGATAATGGTATATCCGTTAACTTTAACAACTCTAAAAGCAAAGGGCAAAATACTCTTACTGGAAAGATGAGGGAGTTAGACTTAATAGGTTTTAGAGATGCAAAAATTAATACATATGATATTGATTATTGCAGGGGCATGCAACAAGTTGCGGAAATTAGTGCAAAAGCGCAGATTGACCAAATTGGATTTGATGAAAATGTTATGGATGAGATACAAGGAATTAGAAGAGACTTAGTAGACAGTCTACAAAAAGAAAGAGATAAAGCTGTAGAAAGAGCAAGAGTGCTGCTTGTTGAGAATAAAGATTTAAAAGACTTTTTAAAAGAAAAAGGTTTAATTGATGAAAATGGTCGGGTGGTCGAAGATGAGTGATATTTTGCTTTATAATGAAGATTTGATTAAAGATTATAAAACTTTTGATGATATCATTGAAGACTATGGATATGACCATCCATTTGTTCGTCCAAATCTATATGAAATGACGACAAAAAAATATAACGAAAAACTTGAGCTTGCAGAATTTTTACAATGGGGAAGAAGAAATCCAACGAGGTTTGCTGAGGAGATATTTAATGTTCAGTTGTTAGATTATCAAAGATATTGCTTTGATTCCACATGGACTACTCCATTCTCTGTCTGGGCATGTTCGAGAAATGGTGGTAAAAGCATTCTAGCATCTTTGTTTGTTATGGATAAGATGATGCTTATACCCAATTTTAAGGCATATATCCTTGCAGGCGTTGGTTCGCAAAGTATTGAGATGTTTCTAAAAATGGAAGCGTTTGCTTTGAAAAACATATCGTCATTCACAAACTTAAATGATATTTTTCAAAGTAATGTAGTAAGATCTCAGGCAAATTCAAATGGATGGGTTCATAATCCTGCTTCATATACGGTAAGGACTTATGGTGGAGCTCAATGTTTTACTTTGAATGGTAATTTTGACAATAACAGATCTAAGCGTTCAAATTTGAACGTATATGATGAGGCGATGAATGCACCGGATGAATTATTTCATACATCAGAGCCGTTTACTACACAGAACTCAGAGTTTAAAGCTGGTAGGGGGTTTAGTGCGGAAGATTTATTAGCAGAGCCGACGCCATTTCCTAACCAGCTATTATATTGTTCTTCAGCAGGTCGTACAGACCAATATTTCTTTAAGAAGTATAGAGAGTTCTCTATTAAAATGTTTGCTGGAGATAAAAGATATTTTTGTGCAGACATCTCTAGTGATGTAGTTATTGGAGCAACAATGCATGGTAAAATTTGGCCAGTTCCTCTTCTGACACAAGAAAAGGTAGACCAAGCCATGCGGGAAGATAAGGAAGCTGCTTTAAGAGAATATAAAAATATTTTTACTTCTGAAGGCGGAGATGGGCAGGCAATTAAAAGAGCTACTATTATTAGGAACTCTGTGCCTCGTCCTCCAAAATTAAGAAGTGATGATGTAAATAGCAAATGGGCTCTTCTCTTCGATAGTGCCAGAGCAAAAGATAACTCTGTCGTATTGTGTGCAGAGTATATTGATGATCCAGTGGTTGGCTGGAAAATGAAAATACAAAATGTTGTTAACTTATTAAATGTCATGAAAAAACATAAGACTCCTATGACCACGCCAAATCAGATAAAAGAAGTAAAAAAACTTCTACTTGCTTATAATGGTGAAGGCGTTGCCGATTACGAGAATATTTTAGGATTTTGGATTGATGCGGGTTCAGGAGGAGCAGGTGTTAACATTAGTGACTTTTTTTGGGAAGACTGGGAAGATGATAATGGCATTATGCATAGGGGGATGATTGATAAAGAATATAGTCCAGAGGAAGTAAGGCTATACCCTAATGCAATTCCTAACAAGATGAGACTTATTCAACCTACTAAATATAAAGTTGAGATGTTTAGAGCTCTTATTGAAATGATGGATATGAATTTGATTGAGTGGCCAATGGAATATGACAATAGAGGTTACATTACTGTTATGTATGATTTAAATACAAAGACAGGAGAAAAAATCCCAAGATATAAAGAGCCAACTGATAAAGAAGTAAAATCATTAGAGAAATCTGGCATTCAAATTGTCAGAGAACAATATAATTTAGATCAAGATGAAGAGATCGCATTGAAGCAAATCGATGCAATGAAAACTGAGCTTGTTAATATTTATAGGTTTAAACAATCTTCTGGCGGTGATAGATTTGATCTCCCACCGGGCTCAAAACTTAATGATGACCGAGCATATGTCTGTGCTATGGCTGCATATTTGCTTCAATTGCTTAGAAGAGATCATCTCGTTAATAAGAAGCGCCCTAGTAGCGCAAATATGCTTGATCAATTTAAGATTCGAGCACCTCAAAAACCCGGCAGCTTATTTAATTAAGAAAGGCGGTGAAATAATTGCCAACAGAACAGAAGAACACAGTTTCTCATGGAACAGAACATTCAATTAAAGAAATAGCGGATTTCACCGCTAAACAACAGCAAATTGAGCAGTTTAAACAGGCTGCAAAGGCAGCATTGCAATTATTGGATTTACAAAATCCTCCGAGTAAAACATATACAGTATATTCTAAGGATTCACTTAGAACATATTTAAAGAACCCACTTACTGATACAAACCAGAAAAATCTAAGACAGTTAAGCCAATTTTTATACGTTTTGAGTGCGCAATATAGAAGAATTATTGCATATTTTGCTACGCATATTGATTTAACTGCATATAATGTGATTCCTAATGTCTCTATGACAGAGGACAATGACGATGAAAAGATTCTTCAGAATTATGAGTCTACTTTAAAGTGGATTGAAAAAATGAATATGCAAGGACAAATTCATGGCATTTTGACTGCATGCCTTAGAGAAGATTGCTTCTATGGATATATTTATTATGAAGATGGAGAGGAACAAGATAGGAACTCTTTTATAATTGTTCCTTTGAATGCAGATTATTGTAAAATAAGTTCTGTTAATTATAATGGAACTCTTAATTGTGCATTTGACTTTTCATATTTTGATAGTTCTGCCAATAAAGTATATCTTGATTATTGGGACAAAGAATTTACAACTGGTTATAATGCGTATCAAAAGGACAGCAAGCAAAGATGGGCAGAGCTTGATCCAGAAAGAACAGTTGTTTTTAAAATGGATTATGATCAATTGGATAGGGTTATTCCTCCATTTGCTAGTCTATTTGAAGACATTATTGATTTGATTGACCTTCGTGGTATTACAAGTGTTAAAGATAAACTTTCTATTTATAAATTGCTTGTTGCGGAGATTGATACTCTATCCAACACTACCAATCCAGATGATTTTGCAGTAAGTCTTGATTTGGCAGTAGATTTTTATAATAAAATCAATCAAATACTTCCAGAAGAAATTGGTCTCGCGTTGTCTCCTATGAAAATTGAGCCAATTACTTTTGATAAAGATGCAACTGATGAGACAAATAGTATCTCAAAGGCAAATAAGAATTTGTGGGAGTCTGCGGGCGTGAGTCAAATTATGGACAATTCAAAATTGACTGGTTCTACCGCTGTCACTGCAGCAATGAGATTTGATGCATTGTTCATACAAAAACCTCTATTGTGGCAAATAGAGGCAAGAGTTAATATGTTTTTAGATTATGTTTTGCCAGACAATGGTATGCGTTTAAAGTATATGCAAGTGAGCCCTTATTTGAAAGATGAAGTTATTAAAAATGTAAAGGAAGCTTGTACATTAGGACTTCCCATGAAGACGCAACTTGCTGCTTTAATGGGGGTTAGTCCGTTAGACATGAATTCAATGTTGCATCTTGAAAATGAAATTTTGCAGCTTCATGAAAAGATGGTACCACTACAAAGCACTTATACTCAAACTGGTAGTTCTGATACTGGTGGAGCTCCGACTAAGGATCTTGGTGATTTGACAGACGATGGTGAGGCCAGTATAGATAAACGAGATAAGGCCAATTAAAGGAGGTATATATATGTCAGACAATAGTCAAAAATTTATTGTTACTAAAGATAAAGCAACAGCGACATCTTTGATTGCCTCTGAATTTAAGCTTGTATCTCAAATTGGAGATACTTACACTTTTTTAAATCAACCACCAAAACATTTTAATTTTAGCGTGATTGATAAAAGTAAGTATTGTTTTAGTAATATTTTAAGCATGTAGGCTCCTTCCGAGCATTACATAGATATCTTTTAATGAAAGGAGGGAGAATATATGCCGAGAACGTTTTATACAGTTGATGATTTATATAAATTCTGTAAAGAGAACAATTTTTCTAAGTTTAGCTCCAAAGAATATGATAATAAACCTTTAATTGTGCAGTCTATTGAATCGTTTGAATCTAATGATACTAGCAAAGATGGTTTACTTGATGTAAAGCTTAAGGCATGTCATATAGGTGTTAATCGTAATGGCTCTTCAATTTCTGAAGATACAATGAAACAATATATGGATTCTTTCAAAGGGCGTCCAATTCTTGGGTCAATTTTTAAAGCAGACAATGGAGAATATGAATTTCATTCACATGATATTGATATAGATGAAGATGGCAATTTAGAGTATATTGAGCAGCCAGTTGGTGTTATCAGTCAATTAAAGGAGCCATATTTAGAATACGACGAGAAAAATGACAAGACTTATTTAATGGTCGAAGGTCATGTTTTTGAAGATTATTCTAAGGCGGCAGAGATTCTTCAGAGACATAAAACTTGCAAGTGCTCTGTTGAAATTGCGGTTGATGAAATGAGTTGGAATGCGGAAGAGAATTATCTTTCTATTGACAAGTTTGGCTTCCGTGGAGTGACAATTCTTGGCTATGAGCAAGATGGCAAAACTCCTATTGAGGAAGGTATGCAAGGCTCTAAGATTACAATTGAGGATTTTGGAGAAAAGAACAGTATGTTTTCACAGAATTATCAAGAAAAATTGATTGATGCGTTGGAAAAGCTTAATAATACGCTTTCTACGTTTCAAAATAAAGACTTTAATCAGAAAGGAGTGAACGAAGAAATGAACAAGCTAGAAACTCTGATGGAAGAGTATAAAGTTACTATGGATGATATTGATTTTGAAGTTGAAGGTTTAAGTGATGATGATCTTGTTGCTGCATTTGCAGAACATTTTGGTAATAAAGATTTTGATGGTGAAGATGGTACTGATGACACTTCTGATGGAAGTGGCGATGATAACACTGGTGATGAAGCTAGCGGCAGTGAAGGTGAAACGAATCCTGATGGTGGCGACGGAAATCCTGAAGAAAATCCTACAGGCCCAAATCCTTCTGAAGGCGGCGATGATGATAAGGGTGACGACGGAGAAGATGATGACACCGAAATTGATGACGATGAATCTTCTAAAAGCAAAAGAAAGTATTCTGTTGATGAGAATGGTAATATGACACTCACATGGGAGCTGTCTCATGAAGATATCCGTAATAGCATTTATAACCTGATGTGCGCTGAGAGTGAATGGTGGAATTGGATTATTGAGACTTATAATGATAGTTTTATTTATCAGGATGGCGAAGATGGTAGATTCTATAAGCGTGGCTACTCTATTGACGGTGATAATGTCGCACTAGGTGAAGACAAGGTTCAAGTGTTTAGTGAATGGCTAACTCAGGAAGAGAAAGATGCTATTGCAGCTCTAAAGGCAGATTATGCTAAACTTAAAGAATTTAAGGATAGTTTCGACGCTTCTGAGCTTAAAGCAAAGAAAGATGAAATCTTTGCTCGTGAAGAATATGCAGTGCTTGGTGATGACGAGACATTTGCTGAGTTAAAGGCAAACGCTGATAAATATTCTATTGATGAGATTGAAGAGAAGGCAAAAGTTATTTTTGCTGATTATGTTGTTAAGAAAGGTCAGTTCTCTTTTGAGAATAAGGGAGAAAAGAAACCTATTAGCAAGGTTGGTATTAATTTCAACAAGCCTACAAAGAAAAAGGCTTATGGAAATCTATTTAATGATTAATAAATAATAAATCTCTTATTTAGACTTAAAGCTATTGTATAAATAGCTTTTTGTTATGTTAAAACAAATTTTTAATTATGAAAGGATGAAAATAATTATGGCAAATGTTTATGACAAGATTGTTGGAGATGCACATGTAGTTTGCAGCTCAAGTTTGCTCAAGGGTACTGAAGTAGGTCATATCCTATCTGTTAAGTGCCATAAGGATCTAGATAATGGTTCTATTATTACTCGTGGCGCATGGGTTGAGGCACAGGTTTTCGATAGTGCTGATTATGCCGCTGGTAAGAAGCCATATCTAGTGCTTACGACTCCAATTGGTTACAACAGTGATCGTAAGTATTATCAGGAGGAAAAGTATTTCTATAATGCTGCCGGTGAGATTGCTCGTGCTTATGAGCTTTATGTTAACGACATCTTTGAGGTGTCTGATGATGCAATCACTGCCCTAGCTACCGCTCCAGTTGTTGGTAATTATGTAGAGATTGAGAATGGTCTTTATAAGGAAGCTGCAGCAGCTCCTAAGTCTGGTATTGCTCTAAAGATCATTGAGAAGGTTAATTACACCAATGGTGTTTCTTACAGACTCCACGTTGAGAGTCTTGGTATGTAATATAGGAATTTAAGGAAGGGGGAAATTAATTATGTCTAAGTTTATGAATTTTGATGCAAAGGTTCAGCATGCATTTAATGATGATGTGAATGATTATGTTGCTTTTAATAAGCTAATGCTTGATGCCGCTCGTGGCACTGTTGATGGCTATTCTGTTAAGGAAGCTAATGATAAGATTGTAGAAGTTTTCCGTCAGGTGATTGGTTGCGATGAGCATTCTACAAAGGCTGAGATTAGACGTGGTATTCGTAAGAATCAGGCAGTTCTATTTGATATTATTGAGGAGACTATTGATGACGCTCTAGTTAGCGGCTGGCAAGAGAATCCTTTCTTTAGAGAGTATGTTGATGTCAAGAATCTTGCTCTTGGCGACAAGAACGAGTTCTATGTTCCTGACAACAGTGTTCTTTCTGTTATGAAGGTTTCAGGCAACCATCACGATATTATCCGTCAGAGACTAGGTGCTGGCAAGGTCTTCTCTGTTGAGACTAGCTGGTACGCCGTGAAGGTTTATGCAGAATTTGAGCGTCTACTTACTGGCGTTGAGGATTTTGCTACTCTAGTTAGTAAGATTACTGAGGCTTTTGATCGTTATGTCAATCAGGCCCTTTATGAGGCCCTAATTGGTGTTGGCACTACTCTAGGTGCTCAGTGGTACAAGTCTTCTGCTATTGATGCTTCTACCAAGGAGACTCTACGCACTCTATGCATGGATGTCGGCATGGCATCTGATTCCGAAGTTGTAATTATGGGTACTCGTGCAGCTCTTGCTAGTGTGTTTGCTCTTAATGATGTCTCTTGGGCTTCTGGCGACATGAAGAACGAGATGTATACCACTGGTCGTTTTGGCTATTGGGAAGGAATTCGTCTAGTTGAGCTAAAGCAGGGCTTCAAGCTTAATGATACCACTCAGTATCTAGTTGCTAATGATGTTCTATTCATTATGCCTGTTGGTGTTGAGCCAATGCTAAAGCTTGTTTACGAGGGTGATACTCGTATGTATCAGGTGCAGGATGCAGGCACTCATATGGATATGACATATGATTATGAGGTACAAACCAAGATGGGCATTGGTGTTATGCTCAATCAGAAGTTTGGCTACTGGAAGATTATTAAGTAATAATTAACAATACAAAATTATTTTAAGGAATAAAAGGAGAAATTTTAATGGCAGGTACAAGAAATAAAAAGCCAGAGGCATCCGCCTCTGTAGAAGATGTAAGTGCTTCTGTTGAAAATGAAGCAGTTAAAGCAACTCAAAATAAGGCGCCTCGCAAGTTTGCTATGGATGATCCTATTCTTTGTAAGTCTGTGACTTTTGGAGAATTATTGCTACCGGGTAAGAAGTCTCAGCTTCTTTATACGTGGGCTAATTATGGGGATACAACTGAAGTTGAATTTCAAGACCTTCAAGCGTTGAGATCTACAAGGTCAGCATATTTAAACGCACCATATTTTGTAATTGAAGATGAAGAGCTTCTTGAACAATGGCCTGAATTTAAGACGTTGTATGACAAAGTTGCAGCCGTTGATGTGGATAGTTTATTTAATCTTCCAATTAATCAATTTAAGAAGAGACTTCGTGAAATCCCAGTTGGCTTTAAAGACTCTGTAAAGAATATCGCGGGTGATAAAATTCGTAATGGCTCTTTAGACAGTCTTGCAAAGATTAATGCGCTCGATGAGATTTTGGGAACAGAATTGAAGTTGCTAATTCAGTAATAAGTAAGGAGGTTAGGGAATGACTTCCTACGAAACAATTTTTAAGCGTTTTCTTAACCGAATTACAGATTACGATCTTCCTCTTCTTCCAGAAGAAGATTTGGATGAGATGATGTGTGGTTGGTTAACAAGCGCGATTGCGAATTTTACTAGATGTAAGTCTGATTTATCTAATAGAGATGATGAAAGTAAGACATTTAATGCTGATTTAACTAATTATGAGATTGAAGTTTTATCATTGTATATGGTTTGTGCATGGCTTGATCAAAGGATTAATAGTGTATTGCTTACAAATCAGTTTATCGGTGGTAAAGAAGAGAAGTTTTTTAGTCAAGCGAATCAGCTAGAAACATTAAAAGCTCTCAGGGACGCTACGTTTACCGAAGCTAGAAAACTACCACGTGACTATAGTTATGTAACAAATGATTATTTTGGTTAAGGGTGGTGTTGCGTATGAATTTTAAATACGGGGTATTGCCTCAAAACCAAATCCATGAAGAAAAAATACGTCTTCAGGGTGCAATTTATAAGCTGCTACCATATAAAGAAGATGGATATGAACTGTTGGATAAATATTTTCAAACTCTTTTACAGCGCATTAGTGGGCTAAATAGTTTATTTATGGAACAGCCTAAAATTATAACTTTAATGAGTATTTTAGAATCAGCACGTTATGAAACTGATTTTCTTAAGTATAGAAAAGATATTTTAGATGCATGTTCTCTTGTAAATGAAATAAAGGAGGTTGATTCCGATGTATGATTTATTTAATAATCGGATGAGGCTTCAAGGTCGTAATGTGGGAGAAGTGTTTAAGCACCAATCTGATAAGATTATGGATGCTACTTTTACGAATGATGTGGCATATCGTAAATGTTATATTCAGGATAAAGATGTTATTTTCCCAGAACAAACACTTGCTGGTTATAAGAAAGCTAAGGCGGTATTTCATGGTGCGGAAAAATATAATCCACAAAAAATTATGGGCTTTGAGCCTATAGATGCCAAGTATCTGGTGCATGCATATTATAGTGTTTCGGGAGATCAGGTAGATTATTACCTGCAATTTCGACCACTTGAACATGGAAGGAATCCAAATGTGAGAGTTGGCTCATTTGTGTTTGTACCAGATGATCTTGGTATATATAATTTGTGGTTAATTGTCGCTCGTGATGATAGACCACAATTTCCACAATTTTATATTTTAAAATGCAATCTTTTGTTAAAATGGGAAATTGAAGAAAAAGACTGGCCATTGTATGAAGGAAAACATGTTGATGTTGGTACATATTTTTCATGGGCTGTGCAAAGAACACAGAGCAGTTATAACTCAGGTGTTTGGATGGATTACTATGTCCAATCTGTAGAGAACCAACTGAAAGCAGTTTTGCCAACCAATGTAGATACAAATACGATAACTTATAATGAGCATTTTGTTATTAGTGATAATCCTCTTCGCAGGATTGCGTGGGAAGTTTCTAAGGTAGAGAATACTACTACTTTTGGGCTGACTAAATTAACTTTTACACAGGAGCTCGAATTTGATGTCGTAGATAATGTTTCTTGGATTAATTTCCAGAGTAATAATTTCTCAGACAAAAATACTGGAGTTGAGTACGACTATTACAAAGAGAGAACTAATGACAACAACATCCATTCACCTTCTGATGCTTGGGATGTAGAAACTAGTGTAATTTCTTATACTGGAGTTGCTCCAAGTATGAAGGCTGGAGGAAGTTATAAAACTTTTACTGCAAATCTATACAAGAATGGAGAATTTGTTACTGATAGACCTTATTGGCGCATTGAGTATTATAATAATGACTCTCTTGTGTGTGTTGTAGGATTTATTTATATAAATGATCAACTTGTTTGCGATAACAGTAATGGTGAGTTTGTTGTTGATAAGAATAAGATTGTTTATAAAGAAAATAATGAGCAATTATTTGGTATTCAATATGACTATAATATTGAGAAGCCAATGGATCTGAAACTGAAATGTTTGCAGATTTTAAATATGATTGGCGGAAGTATAATTATTAGTGTTGATGATGATCCAACAGAAATACAAACTCCTTCTGCTACTTTGGCTGTGGAGGTGGAAGGATTATGATGACATCTATGGGTCGTGATTTGCAGAATCTTGATGATGATATTCTTTATGCAAAGCGTCAGATTAAGGAAAAGCTTTGTAAAGATTTAGATATTATTAAATATCTGCATAATACTGAATTAGAAAGAGTTAATGCAGAGCCAGAAGATTATTTCAATTGCAATATATACCCTTTTATTAGAATCCCAGAAACGCAGGATAAAGTCAAAAACTTTATCTGTTTTTCTGTGGATGATATTGAGGATATGAAATATAATGAAGTAATGAAAATGCAATATATTCAATTTGTTGTGTTTTGCCATGGCGATGATGTTGATACGGGCATTGGGATTTCCCGTCATGATCTCTTAAGTTATTTTGTAAAAGATGATTTCAACTTTAGTAATTTACTCGGTCTAAAGCTTAAACTTGTCTATAATAGAGAAAGCATTATGGACAATGATTATTATTGTCGTACATTAAAGTTTGAAGCTGTTAAACCAAATATGAGACTCAATAGTGGATACTTAAAGCCACAGCCAAGAAGGAGCGACGAGGTGGATGAACATGGATTTATTAGAAATTGATGAGTTAGGTCTTTATTTTGGAGATCCATATGTAATTAATGATAATATATCTGTGTTGCAACCAAGTATTGGTGAAATTGCTCAATATGGAGAGCGCAAGTATTTTAGCGTTATTCATACAATAACTGCAATCCCTAGTGATATGAAAAGTCAACTTTGGGATCTTGGTATTGATTGGGAAGAAATTTCTGATTTTGATCTGTTTATGATGCTTGCGTCTACGCTTAATGTTGAAACAACTAGAATTGTTTTAGGTGATATTGACTTGTCCAAACTTAAACCATATAAGAACAATCAAAATGATCAGATTGTTCTTGCGGATAGAGAAACTGGGCTTGTTATAGATATGCTTATTTATGAGCGTATTGTAAATTATTTGCGCAAAGTCCATGGATTGAAGAAGAAAGTGGAACATGCGGGGAATAAATATACAAAGAGAATTCTTATTGATGAAGACAGAAAGCAAATTGAGATTAATAAAAATAAACCTTACAAATCGTTTCTTACTCCACTTGTTTCTTCTGTAAAATGTCGTATGGGATATACAAAAGATTACGTTCGCAATATGCAAGTTTATGAATTTTTTGATGATATTGCGAGATTGAATGTTATCAACAATTCTGATGCACTGTTAAGAGGGATGTATTCAGGAATGATTGATACTAAGAAAATTAAAAAATCAGAATTAAATTGGATGAGAGAGCTAGATAAAGACTAGCTCTTTTATTATATTGAAATTTAAATTTATTATTTTAATGGAGGTAATTTATTATGGCTTTTGATATGAATAACTTCGTAATTGATAGAGTCGTGAGAGGCGTTGCTCTTTCTCAGACTGATGACTCTGTTATGTTCGCACTAAACCAGATTACTAACCCAAGTTTATCTTGCAGCTCTGAGAGCACTGATGCAGTCGATGCATTAGGTGTTCCCATCAGTACATTTTACCGTGCAAAAAATGCAGAGTTCTCCGCAGAGAATGCAATTTTTGATATGAACTTAATGGCAACCCAAGTTGGTACTGTCAAACAGGTTGCTTCTGATTCTGACAAGATTATTACTCCTGCATTTGAAACCATTGATATTGATGGCACTTCAGCCACTTACACTCTCAAGCATGTTCCTACTGAGGATGTTAAGAATATTTATGCTCTAAATGGTGATGGTACTCTTGGTACAGTCTTTACTAAGAGCACTTCCGCTTCTGCTTCTTCATTTGCAATGACCGGTAGCACCCTTACTCCTCCCACTGGTCTTAAGAAGGGTGATCAGCTATTCGTGATTTATGAGTATGAGGCAGCTCAGGCAGTTTCTGTCATGAACTCTGCTAACAACTTCCCAACTGCTTGCAAGCTAGTTCTTGAGGTGCTTGGATGTGATGTCTGCGACCAAACCAAACTCGTGTTCGCATATATTATCTTCCCCAACTTTAAGCTTAGCCCTGATTTCGATTGGAATATCCAGACTGACGGTACGCACCCATTTTCTGGTAAGGCCATGCAGGAATATTGCAACAAGGACAAGAAATTATTCCAGATTATCATTCCCGGTGATGAATAATTTTGTATAACTTGTTTGCTTGACAAAACAAAATTATTGTGATATAATGTATATGTAGAGAACAGGGAGTCATGACCTTTGTTAAAACGGGAGGGAATCTCCACCCTCCCGGCTCTATTTTTACTTAGCAATAGTGGAGATTATATTAAAATGAATGGAGATAATGGTAGTGACACTTGGAGTTAATTTGCATGAATGGTGTGAACAGAATAAAAAGAAAAATATTCTTTCTGAATGGGATTGTGAAAATAATGTAGGGATGTTGCCATCGGACTTTGCTCCAAAATCCGGAAAGGTGATTAATTGGGTTTGTAATTATGGACATCAATATAAAATGAAAATTGCTGATAAAACTCGTGGACGTTCATGTCCATATTGTACCGGGAAGAAGGTGCTAGTCGGGTTTAATGATTTACAAACGATAAATCCAACGGTTTGCCTAGACTGGGATTATGATAACAACAATGGGTTGACTCCAAAAGATTTTACTGCAAAATCCGGACAGGCAGCAAATTGGTTGTGCCATATTTGTGGACACAAATGGAATTCAAAAATAAGTAACAGGTCTAACGGGGCTATGTGCCCAGAATGTGCAAAAAAAGTTAGACAAAATTCTCTTAGAAAAACTATTGTTTCTACAAAGGGTTCTATTGTAGATTCTGGGCATGAATATATCAATGAATGGGATTATAAAAAGAATGTCGGGATTGATATAAATAGTGTTCCTATGTGTTCTAACATGAAATATTGGTGGAAATGCTCTGCGTGTGGACATAAGTGGGAATCGTCTCCGAACACTAGAAGTAGAGGGCATGGATGTCCAGAATGCTCTAGAAGAAGGAATGAAAGTAGGCTACAAGAGAAGATAAGAAAGTACATTTCAGAAAAATACAAATATGCTATTGCCCATGAAAGAAATTGTTCTTTGTTGCCAAAGAATCCAAAAACTAATTTTCCAATGCCGTATGATAATGATATTTTGATTAATGGTTTACATTTGATTATTGAGACAATGGGAGAACAGCATTTCAAGATAACGAATTTTGTGAAACAAGATGCCATAAAGATGAAGATGACTCCAGAAGAATCATTAGAGTATATTCAATGGAAGGACGAATATAAAAGACAATATGCGTTAGCTCATGGATATCATTATTTGGCGATTCCATACACAGCAGAGAAAGATGAATCATATAAAATCATGATTGACTCCAAGGTTTATGAAATACTCTTTATTTCCTCAAACAATACAAAATTATTACCACCTGCAAAGGAGGAAAAATAAAAATGCAGAACGTTAGAAAAGCTCGTAAGTGCATCTGTTGCGGCAAAGAATATAGCTACTGTGGCAATTGTGCCAAGGATCGCTATAAGCCAACATATTTTGCACTTTATTGCAGCGAGAATTGCCATGATGCATTTTCCGCAGCAAACGAATTTAATTTTGGGCACATTTCCAAGGAAGAAGCTCAGAAAAAGCTAAAGGCATGCGATCTATCTGAGCTTGACTCTTTCAATGAGATTGTCAAGAAAGATATTGAAAAGATTATGGCCGAGCCCGAAGAGAAGGTTGCTCCACAGCAGCAGTTCAAGAAGGCACAGGCTTGACACATAAAGTAGTTAAAATAAAATATAATTCTATAGGATATTAACTACTTTAAAAGATGTTAATATCCTATTTTTTTTAGCCGCTAGGTACATGACACGTGGATGTATCTGGTGGCTTTTATTTGGAATAAAAGGAGAAAAGAAACAAATGGTTAAGAGCACAATTACAGGGAAACAATACAATCCTGACAACAGCTCAGTTGTTTATCTGAGTAATTTTCAGCAGATATATAAATATTTATGTGCCGGTGCGGAAGATGATTTAGTGGACATTTTATACACAAATACTAGGAATAATTGTCTAGTTTTTGTATTTAAGAAGTCAAACAAGGTAAAGCATTTATACGAGTTATGGAATAATCATGAGCTATAAAAACTATATACTTTATAAGATTTATTATGGGAATGAGCTCGCATACATAGGCAGAACCTCACAGAATTTGATTGATCGTTTGAGACTGCATTTTTTTGGAAAGCCAATGGTGAAGAAGTTAGATATTATTGCTACGACACGTATAGAATACACTGTGTGTGATTCAGAGGCAGATATGTTTTTATTGGAGATTTATTTGATAAACAAATATAAGCCTCGTATTAATAGAGATGACAAGGCACATGATGAGATTTCTCCTCATTTATATCTTCCTGAACCAAAATTTTATTCATATTATAATCCATTATTAGATAAATGGAAAGAAAAAGAAATAGAACATATTATAGACACAGCGCCAATAGATTATTTTATGTCTATAGACGAAACTTTATGGTGACTCCATACAAAGAAAGGAGTGTGAGGCGTTAAAATGTCTAATATTTACGCGAGAATTAAATTAGCTGCAAATCACAATCAATTAATTCTTGTAAAAGATCAGCCACTAGCTGCTGGAAATTGTAATTCTATTTTTATTGAATTTGCGCTAAGAACAGATGACTGGCTGGCTTGTGAAGACTTAAAAGCAGTATTTAACAATTATTATGTTAGAAGTCTCAATGAAAGACTAGTATGTGATATTCCGCCAGAAGTTTTAGCCACTCCCGGAGAATTTGAAGTGGGGCTATATGGTGTTAATGATACTATCCGTATGGCAACGAACAAGCTTGCATTTCATGTTGGAGAAGGCACTTATGGTGGAGTACTCTCAGGGGCATCTGGTGGGTCTGACGAACCGGGAGGTTCTGATGATCCTGATCGTTTAATCATATATGATGGTGGCGGTGTATATGGTTATTAAAAGAAGGGGGTGAGTGAATGGCAACAAGTGTTGTAAAAACTGTATTCCAGTTCAGAAGGGCAACGACAGACGAATGGGAGATTGTTAATCCTATTTTAAGAGAAGGCGAGCCAGCATATGATATTACAGCCAAGAAACACAAAATTGGTGATGGGAAAAGCAAGTGGAGTGAGCTCCCATATGCAGAAGGCAGTGGTGGCGTTTCTGGAGATATTAATTGGGATCAGATTATTAACGCGCCGACGAAGCTCAGTCAGTTTGAGAATGATTTAGATATTCCAGATGCTAGTTATATAGATAAAAAGCTAGAGCAAAAGGCGGATAAAGATCATAATCACGATGGTGTATATCAGCCAGTTGGAGATTATTTGACAGAGGAAACAGATCCAACAGTTCCTGCATGGGCGAAGCAAGCAGAAAAGCCGACGTATACATATGAGGAGATTCAAAATACTCCAGACTTGTCTGGTTATGCTACGACTGACTATGTTGGTAGTGAGATAGAAAAAGTAAAGTCTGGAATTGAAAAGTATGATGATACAGATATTAAAAATCGTATTTCTGCGAATGAAAAATCCATTGAGGCTTTGTCTGGTGATGGAGAAGGTTCTGTAAAAGAAACTGTGGCCAATGCTATTGCTGAGGTTGTTAATGGTGCGCCAGAAGATTTTGATACTCTAAAAGAAGTTGCGGATTGGATTAAGAATGATACTACTGGTGCTGCAAAAATGGAGAGTGATATTGCTAATCTTAATGAGAAGGTCAACAATATTTCTTCTGGAAAAGACCCGCTATTTATTGCTGCGCAAAAATTTCATGATCGACCCGAAACTGGGCGGGCATATGCTGTAGATGCAAAAGATTTTAGCCGTGCTGCAGCCATTGGAGAAAAGGCGAATCTTTTAATTACAAATGCAGAAGATGCCGAAGGTGTGTGGTCATATTTTTGTGAGGCAATAGTTGATGGATTTGTAACAACAGATGATGATGGAAATGTTTCCGTTTATGGGGTAAAACTTTCTTCTATTTGTGATTTAACTCCAAGCAGCACTGGGTCTTTGTCCGTAACTTCGGTTAATGGAAAGACGGGGACTGTTGTTCTTGAAGCTTATGATATTATCAAGAATTCTACAGATAAAAATAAGATTTCTATTTCTTCTGACGGCACGTTGGAAGTTAATTCAATTACTATAGATAAACTTGTACAAGAAGAAACCAATGAACTTGTTATTGATGGCGGAAACGCCTAATTTTTAAAGGAGGTTTTTTGAATATGGCAACTAAAACACTAAGCACAAGAATTGTCATGAGAAACGACACCGCAGAGAATTGGACTACAAAGAATCCAGTTCTGCTCAAGGGTGAGTTCGGTGTCGAAACGGACACGAACAAATTTAAAATTGGTGATGGCAACAAGGCGTGGGCAGATCTTGATTATGCTGGCGCTGATGAGGCCGCAATCGAAAATATTATTGCACAGAATAGGGACAGTCTTTATAAGTATACTCGTACTGATGCTTCTCAGTCTGATGATGCAGCAATTGCCGCAGCTCTAGGTTCTAACGCTGCCGTGCAGGGCGATATTGTCGTGATTACAACTACTGTTGAAGGCAACGCTTACGAGCAAAGTGCATTTATGTATGATGGCACTCAGTGGGCAGCAATGACTGGCAATGTTGGCGCTGACAAGGTTATTCTACAGGACGACATTGTTATGGCTGGTAACTACACTCAGGTTGGCAATATGACTAAGTCTCAGAATGGTACTGCTACCTTTGCGACGAAGGGCAAATCTGTCTCCGACGCACTAACTGAGATTTTCTCCAAGCGTCTACAGCCCGGTACTCCTACCGCTCCTGCTGTGACTCTTACTTTCGGTCAGGCTAAGGCATATGAGGTTGGTACTACCGTATCTCCTACTTATTCTGCTTCTCTAAGCGCTGGTTCTTACACCTATGGCCCTGCAACTGGTATCACTGCCACGAGCTGGGAAGTTACTGATACTGCTGGCAACTCTGCAACCACTGCTTCTGGCAGCTTTGCTGATGTTGTTGTTGCTGACGGCACCAATTACAAGATTACTGCTAAGGCTACCTATGGCGAAGGTGCTGTTGCGAAGGACAACCTTGGTTCTGATTCTAGCCCAGTTGTAAAGATTGCTGCTGGTACAGCAACCAAGACTTCTGGCGCGATTACTGGTTATCGTAATACTTTCTATGGTTCTGTGACAGAGAAGGCCGAACTAACTAGCACAATTATTCGTGGTCTTACCAAGTCCAATAAGGCTCTTACTAATGGGAATTCTTTCACGGTTAGCATTCCTGTTGGCGCGAAGCGTGTTATCTTTGCTTATCCTGCAACTCTACGTGATGTCAATTCTGTTAAGGACGTTAATGGTCTAAACGCAGAGATTAAGAGTGCTTTCACTAAGTCAACTCTAACTGTTGCTGGTGCTGGTGCTGATGCTGGTATTGAGTATAAAGTTTATACTACGGATTTTGCTGACCCTGTAGCAAAGGCAAACTCCTATACTGTGCAAATTTAATTGAAGGAGGAAGACAATTATGGCAATGACTTTTGGTACACTTGATTTCGCTGTTGCTTTTAATCGCCAGACGGCTTTTCCTCTGGACGCTAAAAGCTATTTTGAAAGCCTAGAAGCTGCTCAGACCGCTGCTGCATCTGCACAGGAGGCTGGTAGCTCTGAAACTACATATTATTATGGTCAACAAATTGCTGTTGTTGAGAGTGGCAAGGCTACTCTTTATGTAATTCAGCCTGACAAGACTTTAAAAGAGGTTGGCGGCAATATCCTTATTGACGAGAATGCCTTCGTTAAGGGCAATGATGGTAAGCTAAGTCTGCTTGGTTTTGCTGACGCAGTTGGTGGTGCCCAACTAGTTAAGACTGAGGACGGCAAAGTTTCTTGGATTAAGCCGGATACTACTACCGTTGAGGGTCTTTCTACTGCTATTGAATCTCTAAAAGCTACTGTTGGCGACGACAAGAGTGGTCTAGTTAAGCAGGTTGCCGACAACAAGGCTGCAATTGATACTCTTAATGGCGCAAGCACTGTAGAAGGTTCTGTGGCATATCAGATTGCACAGGTTGTCGCTGGTGCCGATGAGAGCTTCGATACTCTGAAGGAGATCGCTGATTGGATTACTACCCACAAGACTGACGCTGCAACCATGAACAGCCAGATTAATACTAATAAGGACGACATTGCTGGCCTTAAAACAAAGGTTGGCGAAACGTCCGTTGCAGATCAGATTGCTGCTGCTCTTAAGGATGGCGAGTCTGACAAGTATGCTCTGGCAGACGAGCTGTCTACGGCAAACGGTAAAATTACAGCTCTACAGGGCCTTGTTGGTGAAACCGCTGTCGCTACTCAAATTAGCGACGCTATTGACGGTGCTCTCAAGGTTGATGGCGAAGAAAAGTATGCTCTAGCTTCCCACACTCATGAGATTGCTAATGTTACTGGTCTTCAGGCCATTCTTGATGCTAAGGCTGCAGCAAGTGATGTTGAGACACTACAGTCTACTGTTGATGGCCTAGAAGCAAAAGCACACGAACATGCTAACAAGACTGTGCTTGACGCTATTACTCAGGAAAAGGTTGATGCTTGGGATGCAGCTCAGGCTAATGTTATTGAGTCTATCAAGCTCAATGGCACTGCTATTGCTCCTGCTGCGGACAAGAGCGTTAATATTGCCATTCCTGCGGCAACTGCAGAGGCACTTGGCCTAGTTAAGGTTGACGGAGATAGTATTGTTTCCAACGAAGGTGTAATTAGTGTTAATGCTATCTCTACTGATAAGCTGGTTCAGGGTTCTGATACGCTTATTATGGATGGCGGCAATGCTTAATTTATATTTGCAAATTAAAGGAGATTGATGAATATGGCAAATAAGACTTTTAATACACGTATCAAAAATAAAATTGATACTTATGCAAATTGGGTCGAGAAAGATCCTGTGCTCCTAAATGGTGAAATCGCTATTGTTGTCATTCCTGCTGAGACTGGCGCTGTGCAGGGTGAGCCTGTTACTCTGTTTAAAGTTGGCGATGGCACTAAAAAGTTTAGCCAGCTAGACTTTACCGGAGCTAAAGCGGCAGACGTTTATAGTTGGGCTAAGGCAGCAACCAAGCCAACGTACCAAGCTTCTGAAATTACTGGCCTTGCTGATTACATTTCTGGAGAAATTCAGGATAGCGATACGCAATATAAACTAGAGGCAGACGCGGACGATGGTCACAAGTTCTATCTATACTCTAAGCCACTAAACGGCTCTTGGGGCTCTACTCCTGTCAGCACCATTACAATTCCAGAGACTGTCTATACTCTAGTAGAGGGCACTGCTAATGGAACTGTAAAGTTTAATGGTACTGATGTTAAGGTTCATGGTCTTGGCTCAGCAGCTTATACTGCTGCAGATGCCTATGATGAGTCTGGTGCGGCTGACGCAGCACTAGCTTCTGCCAAGTCTTATGCTGATGGCAAGGATTCTGCTATTGCTGCGGCAAAGAAAGCTGGTACTGATGCTCAGTCTGCCGTAGATGCTCTATCAAATAAGGTTGGCACTGTTACTGAAGGCAAGACTGTTGTTCAGATGATTGCTGATGCGCAGAGTGCTGCAACTTATGATGATACTACTATTAAGGCTTCCATTAAGTCCAATGCCGATGCCATTGCTACTTTAAATGGGGCTTCTACTGTGACTGGTTCTGTTGATAAGAAAATTGCGGATGCCATTAATGACTTTTCTACTAAGGTTAGCGACGACGGGACAGTTAATACTTTTAAAGAATTAATTGATTACGCCGCAACTCACAAAGGTGAATATAGCACTCTGTCTGGTGATGTTCAGGCCAACAAGAACGCTATTGCAACTCTAAATGGCAAGGATACCGAAGCTGGCTCTGTTGCAAAGGCTGTTAAGGATGCGGTTGATTCAGTTCAGTCCACTCTTCAGGGCAAGATTGATGGTAAAGTTGACAAAGTAACTGGCAAGGGCTTGTCAACCAATGATTACACCAATGACGAAAAAGACAAATTAGACGGTATCGCAGCAGCAGCACAGGTCAACGTTATCGAGTCCGTTAAGGTGAATGGCTCTGCACTTGCAGTTTCTGGTAAGGCAGTTGATATCACTGTACCTACTGGCGCTCTGGCTGATAAGAACGAAGTTGCAGAAGCAGATCTTGCTGCAGCACTAAAGAATAAGATTAATGGCAAGGTTGATTCTGCTGATTGCGGTGATATTATTTCTCATAACGTATCAGAGTTTGCTGCTGCAGGTCACAATCATGACACTGTTTATTCAAAACTAGGTCACAATCACAAGATTGAGGATCTAGATCAGGAGACTTATATCATTTTTGATTGTGGGTCTGCATCTAGCGTTATCTGAGTGGCATTGCCTCTTAACATTAAGTAGTTTTATTTAATAGGAGAGGTAAAACGCCTCTCCTATTTTTTTTAAGACTACACAAAGGGGGAACAAAATTAATGGCTTTCATAAACAAGGTTACTGTTAGAGGCAAAACATATAACTTAGAGAACTTAACAGATGGTTCGCACGTCGTTAAGCTTCCGACTCTAAATGGCGACGACGTATTTGTGACAGAAAAGACGCTTGGACAAGGAATAAAAGTTTCTTCACTTACAAATGGCACTTATACTGTCAGTTTGCCGTCTCTAACTCAGAATGACACATTTGTTGTTCAAAGCAGACAAAATCAAATTAATAACAATAAAGTAGACAAGGTGTCTGGCAAGGGATTGTCTACCAATGATTATACAGACGCAGAAAAGGATAAACTTAAAAATTTAGAAAATTACACTCTGCCTACTGCCTCAGAAAACGTGCTTGGCGGCGTAAAAGCTATTCCAAAAGCAGACAATATGACGCAAGAGGTTGGTGTTGATGCAGGTGGCAAATTATATACTAAATCAGCAAAATCTGATATTGATGCGGCACTAGCTGATTTTCATTCTTATAGCATTGAAGTCGTTGACGAGCTTCCAGATTCAGGCGAAGATTACACATTCTATCTTGTTCCAAAGGCGTCTGGTAGCGGTTATGAAAAGTATTGGTGGATTACGGATAACGATGGCAATCAAAAGTGGGATGAATTTAAAGGAAGCTCCACTCTTGTAGTTACTGAGCTGCCACAAACTGGTGATGTAGAAACTGATTATATCCTACATTCAGATGCAGGATGTTTTTATTATAAATGGATTGATAACTCTTGGAAAATGATTGCAGGAACTATGGCGAATGTAGTGGAGTCATTACCTGAAACGGGAAATGAGTTTACTGATTATTATGTGAAAAATGGCGATGGGCTGTACGTGCATTATCGCTATATTAATGATGAGTTCTGCATTATCGGGGGAGACAATTATACAAAGTCTCAAATTGACAGCAAGGTTTCTACACTTAAGGCATCTGTAGACACAAACGCACAAAACATTGAAGCAAACACGACAAACATTGCTTCTCTAAGTAGAAATATTGATACGCTAAGACAAACCGTTGACGGTATCGACACAGAAGGTTATACATACTATGCTACATATGGAAATGCTACTCTAGCAACTGGCGAAGAGAAAGAGAATGTTTTTACACTTTACGAAGTTAAAGATGAAAAAGAAGAAGTAAAGAGCCAATTCGTAATTACTGGTGGTGGCGGTGGTTCTACTGTTACTACTACTCTTAAAGTCGAGCGTATTACTGAATCTCCAGTTATTGTTACTACGACAGATAAGGTAGAGATTAGCTTTAATTATTCTTCAGTGGATAGTGATGGAGAAGCTGTGGATGGCACTTACACTTGGAAGTCTGGTAGCACTGTTCTATCAACTGGTGCATTAGTGCAGGGCGTGAATACGTTTGATATGTCTGATTACACCAATATTGGCACTCAGAAGTTTACGTTGACTGTTGTGGATGCTGCTGGCACTACTGCTGTTAAGTCTTGGACTGTGCAAAAGGTAGACGTAAGACTCGAATCTTCGTTTAATGATAAGATTACATATCAGGCAAATAGTGTTGTCAATTTCACATACACTCCATATGGCGCAGTAAATAAAACTGTGCATTTTGTGCTTGATGGTGTTGAAATTGGAACTGTTTCGACTGGTTCCTCTGGTACATTGCAGTCTTATACAATTCCAGCTCAGGCCCATGGTGCGCATTTATTTGAGTGCTATATTACAGCAACGATTAATAGTAAAAGCATTGAAACTGAGCATATCTTCAAGGACATTATGTGGTATGACGAGAATGGTGATGCTCCTGTTATCGGATGCGTTTATAGATATGACCATTATGGTAAAGTAACTGCCAAACAGTATAATTCAACGAATATTCAGTTCTATGTTTATGACCCGAAGACGGCAACTCCGACTGTTACAAGAAGTGTTGACGGCAAAGTTGTTGCGACTCAGGTCATGAGTGGCAATTCTGATGTCTGGGCATATAAATCTTCTGATGTTGGTGAACATACTTTGCTCATTACTTGCAGAGACACAACTGTTAAAATTATTATGAATATTGAGGAGCTCGGTATTACTATCGAGCCAATTACTGCAAATTTGGCATTTGACTTTAATCCTACTGGCCTTTCCAATAGCGATGAAGACAGACTGTGGAAAGACGCAAACACTGATGTTGCAATGACAGTTTCAAATAACTTCGACTGGAGCAATGGCGGCTATCAGATTGACGAAGATGGCAACCAGTATTTCTGTGTTAAGGCTGGAACAACTGCCACTATCAATTATAAGCTTTTTGAGAGAGACGCAAGTGTTTATGGTTCTGAATTTAAATGCGTTTTTAAAACTACGAATGTTAGTAATGCAAATGCAACATTCCTGACTTGCCAAGCAGATTCTACTGTTGTGGGCCTGCAAATGAATGTTCATGAGGCGTATTTGAAGTCTAGTATTAAGAGTCTATATATTCCTTATAGCGAGGAAGATATTATTGAATTTGAGTTCAATATTAATACAATTGATAAGGACAATTCAGATGCGACTGCAGTCATTATGAGCTATGAAGATGGTGTTGGTCTAAGACCTATGATTTACGATTCAACGCATAGACTATATCAGTACGAGCCAGTGCCTATTACTATTGGTTCTACAGATTGTGATGTTCACATCTATAGGATGAAGGCTTATAGTGCTTCACTGACTGACTCTAACATTTTGTCAAACTTCGTTGCTGATGCAAGAGACTCTGATGAGATGATTGCAAGATATAATCGTAATCAGATTTATAACGAAAATAATGCGCTAACTCCTGAATCTGTGGCAAATGCATGCCCACAGTTAAGAGTTATTAAGATTGAGTGTCCTCGTTTTACTAAGGACAAAAAAGATTTTGTAAAAGGCGTAAATGTCGAATGCATCTATAAGGGTGGAGACCCGGTGCTAGATAACTGGAAGTTCATGAACACTTATCTTTCTGGACAGGGAACGACTTCTAACGAATATGGTTACGCTGGTAGAAATATTGATATTATTGCTTGTGCTGATGGCAAGAAGCAGATTATCAGCAAGATTCCTTTGGATACGAGTTATGTAACGGAGCTTATTCTTGGAGATGGAACAAAGTATTCTGATGGTTCTGGTAAGGTTAGTTTGACTAGGAACTCTGTGCCAAACAACTGGTGGAACATCAAGCTGAATATCGCAAGCTCTGAAAATGCAAATAACGCATTGCTCCAGAAGCGTTATAATGACTATCTGCCATATAAAACTGTTGCTATGGAAAATGATCCAAAGTGTAAGAATAGCATGGAGTTCCAAAATTGCGTAGTGTTCATTAAAGAAACCGATCCTGATGTTTCTAAACATATGGAATTTAAGGATAATGATTGGCACTTCTACGGGCTGGGAAATATTGGTGATTCAAAAAAAACCGATGCTACCAGAGTCAATGATGTCTCTGACCTAAAAGAGTTTGTCATTGAAGTAAGTGACAATACTCTACCTAACAGTACTTTCCAAACTGGTGTAACCGACAGCGATGGTAATATGACTTATCCTATCACGAAAGAACAGTGGAAGGCTGGTAACACTGCTTATGACGCTCTTTACAATGACTGGGATGGTTCATTCGAGTTCCGCTATGAAATGGGTGGCGAAACGAAGGATGGAATGACAACTGCCACTACAGAAGAGCAAGAGGCACAAAGAGCATTGAACAAGCAGGTGTGGCGTGATTTCTATGAATGGGTAATTACTTCTACTGATGAAGAGTTTGTCACACAGCTTGATAATTGGGTAATCAAAGATTCTGCTCTTTATTGGTATGTGTTCACTGAGAGATATACTATGATCGATAACAGAGCGAAAAATTCTTTTTATCATTATGCTAAATGTGTAGATGGTAAATATCGTTTTGAGCTGTGGGACTATGATAACGATAAAATTTTGTCGTTGTAAAACCTTTGTTGATTAATGGCGAAAACCAAGAGATTGGCAACGCTCAGGAAGGAAATTTTCCGCCTGCAACGACTGAGTACAAAGGGCTTTGTGACGCGAGTTATGAAGTATGCAACAGTCTGGACTGCAACTATAATCTAATAATGAAATTGCAGAGAGTGGGTCAACGGTAATCAGACCGCTTAAAGAAGAACCTGCTCCGCTTACAGAAATGTAAGTCATAATATAGGGCCAAGCCTATATAGTAACAGATCGACAGCCCTTGGAATTAACAACAGTGGCGAGCTTACCATGACATATGGCAAGGAAGACACTGACTATCGCACCGAAGGCGATAAATCTTCGGGTTATATATTTAATGCAGCAGACAATGTATTTTGGTGTAGGATACGTGATTTATTCCACGATGAGCTTGCAGTAATGTATCAAACTCTTGAAGGAGAAGGTTGCTTTAGTGCAACATCTCTAATTAATGAATTTGACAATTGGCAAGCACAATTCCCAGAAGAGCTTTGGAGACTTGATATTGAGCGTAAGTATTACAGGACATATCAAGGTGGTGGCCTCAATGCTGGTGCAACTCCAGAGCCAACGCCTCGTTTCTTAGAGTCTATGATGAATGGTCGTAAGAAATATCAGCGTAGACAATTTGAACGTGACCAAGCGGCTTATATGGGAACGAAATATCTGTCTACAACTGTCAAGGCAGATCAAATTATGTTTAGATGCAATACTCCTTCTGGTGTAGTTGTTGCACCTAATTACACTCTAAACATTGTGCCTTATTCAGATATGTATCTGTCTGTGCTATTTGGCAACTCTCCAAGTGCACAGCAGATTCGTGCAAAGGCAGGACAATCTTATGAAATTCAATGTCCATTTACCAAGATGGATGATACGGCAGTACTAATTTATTGTGCTTCTCGCATTCAGGCATTGAATGATCTTTCTGCTTGCTATATTCACGATAATGATTTTAGTAAGGCTTCAAAGCTTAAGACGCTTGTAATTGGCAATAAAACTTCTGGTTATTCTAATGCATTCTTAACCAATCTAAACCTTGGCAACAATGCGTTACTTGAAGAACTTGACATTCGTAATTGCCCTAAATTGACTGGATCGATCAATCTGTCAAGCTGTGGCAACTTAGAGAAGCTTTATGCAGAGGGGACATCTGTAACTGGTGTGCTATTCGCGGCAAATGGTAAGATTGCACTTGCTCACTTACCAAATACAATCAATAGCTTAAGCTTTAAGAATCTAAATTACTTAACCGATTTACAGGCGACATATGACAATCTTGAATCGTTAACTATTGAGAACTCTGTAATTGATGCTTATCCAATTGTTGAGGATGCAATTGACACGTTGCAGACACTTCGTTTAACTGGCATTGACTGGACTGTGACAAGCACTGAATTGTTAAATGCTATTTTGAAGATGAATAACAATTTACTTGCTGGTAAGGTTCATATTGCTGGCCAAGCAAGGCAGAGAGAACTCGATGCTTATGCGGCAGCATGGCCTGATTTAGCTGTCACTTATAATGGTATTATTACTCAGTATAAAGTGACGTTTATGAATTCCGATGGTACTGCTATTAAAGACAAGAGTGGCAATGATTATGTTCAGTATGTTGACCAAGGCGGCAAGATTACTGATCCTGTCGCAAGTGGTGAAATTGACACTCCGACAATTCCAAGTACCGCACAGTACAATTATACCTTCTCTGGCTGGGATGGCATTGATGTGAATGTTACTGCTCCTGTAACTGTGACAGCAAAATATAGCGAGTCAGTAAGAACATATACTGTGCGTTGGTTCCAGCAAGCAGGCGTTGTTCTTGCGACTAAAACTGGCGTAGAATATGGTGCTGTTGCGGAATATGAAGGCGACAACCCAACTATGAGCGATAATGAGGATTCTTATATTTATAATCTATTCACTGGCTGGGATAAGAGCACAGGCTATATCACTGGAGATACTGACGTCTATGCTAAGTGGGAGACACAAAATGGGCTCCCAGCATCTGGAACTGACTTGAAAGATATGACTCCAGTACAGATTTATGCCGTAACAACTGCTGGGAGAGCAAATGATTATTTCGAGCAGAAAGACTATTTTGACGTCCGTGTTGGGCAGGATTTCTCGTTCTCAAATGTTGAAGAACATATGCTTGGAGATGAAATTACTTTTGATGGCACTTCCTCAAAAGTAGTAGATTCTGGCGTTAAGCTATTTGGCGCAGATTCTGGTTCATTTACAATGGCTATAGATTTTGAGTTTGGCGACAATATCGCTGATGCTACGCTATTGTCTTGCTTTGAATATGATGGCTCTGAAGGATTTAGACTAAAGTATAATGGTACAAATCCAGAAATCCAGTGGGGAAATACTAGTAAAGTAGTAGGCAAAGGAGGCCAAAGAGATATCGTTGTGCTTCGTCACCGCAAGGGAGAAAGTAAACTTTATATCTACTCGTTTAACTCTGGAGCTTCTACAACTGGTGTTTATGCTGACGAAATGGCTTATACAGAGCTTGTGCGCAATCGTACAACTAATACTGAGGCGACAATTATGCTTGGTGGATTTAAGTTCCTGTCAAATGGAACAATTGATAGCGTAACGCTAGGTAAGGGCACAATTCACTGGGCCAAAGTATGGCTTGATGATATTGGAGACACTGCGGCTAGACAGCTTGCTGCATGGCCGCATGAAACTTGGCGCTATGAATATTATGGTGATAAGAGATATAGATGTGCGCAAGATTCTAGTAAAATTACTGGAGCTTCGTTCATTCCGGCGAATTTGCTATCTCTCACTCACAATATGAATTCTACGAACACCAACCTTGGCGGATGGAATGACTCTAAAATGAGAGCGTTCTGTAATAGTAGAGTTTATGCGGCTTTCCCAACAGAGTGGAAATCAATTATTAAGCAAGTGCAGATTCCTGCAACCGCTGGTAATATGGCATCTGATATTGTTTATTCAAAAGACTATGTATATCTACCGTCGTATGTGGAAATGTTTAACACATCCGAAGCGCCATATAGCTCCGAAGGTAAAGCAATTGAATTCTTTGGTTCATCTGCAGATAGAGTTAAGTCTATTGGGGATACTGCGAGCATATATTATCTACGTTCACCAGAAGTGGCGTACAATTCTTACTTTAGAGCGGTTGGCATTCAGGGTGATATGAGTAGCTATATGCCATCTAACAGAGCTCATGGTATTTGTCCATGTATTTCTATTTAATGGAGGCGACGACACATGAGATATTATAAACTAATTAATAACAATGAATTTGTTGGTATCGGAACGTCGCTAGACATGCGTCGATTTCAAAAGAAGCATGGCATTTTTCTTGTATGCGACGAGTCTGAAGCTCAATACATGCAATGCAATGGTGCGATCTATCGTGCTACTTGGATGCTGCCAGTAGATTCCAATGCAAAAGAATTCCCTGTGCTTCAGATTACAGAGATTCCGCAGGAAGAATATGAGGCTTTATATAATGCTATCAGGTCTAATAAGCAGATTGAGATCGAACAAGAAGAGCCTGAACAAGATGCGACAAACGAGAATGATGGCACTGATATCACAATTGATTATGTAAAAGAAGCAAAAGTTAAAGAAATGAAAACAGAATGTAACAAAATGATTACAAATGGTTTTGATGTTGAACTGAGTGACAATCAATCGCATCATTTTTCTTTAACGGTACAAGACCAATTGAATTTAATTACTTCGTCTCAAATGGTTGCAGACGGAGCAGAAACTATTCCCTATCATGCAGATGGGGAATTGTGCAAATATTATACTTCTGAAGATATGGAAAAGATTATTGCCAAGGCAAATGCTTTCAAAACGTACCATGTCGCGTACTTTAATTCGTTAAAAACGTATATTGGCTCATTACGTAGTGTGGCAAAAATTGCAGCAATTACTTATGGCAGGAGTATCCCAAGCAAATATCAGTCGGAAGTTTATATTGCTTTAAAGTCTGAATTAGGACTGTAATTAATAACAGGGGCACTTGTTATATAGAGTGCCCCTTGTTATAACAATGGAAAATAATGGAGGTGAAACGATGCCTTACATAAATACTGTGGACATTAACGGAACAACATATAATTTAGAAAATCTGACAGACGGAAATTATGTTGTTGATTTACCAGAGCTAAAACAGAATGGCGTATTTTTGCTTCAAGGAGATGTCGAGGATAAACTGAATAGTTATCAGTCGAACAAACCACTTTCGGCAAATCAAGGCCGTGTATTAAACGAGCAGGACAATCAGTTAGATACGAAAATTGCTAATTTGACGAGCTCTGTAAACGAAAAAGATACAGAATTGGAAAATGAAATTAAACAGTTATCGGCAGATATGAAAGAAAAAGACACAGAGCTTGACGGAAAGATTACAACGCTAACTAATAGTTCTGAACAGAAAGATACCGAATTAGACGGAAAAATCACAACGCTAAGAAGCGACATGGAGTCTGGTGATGCATCTACACTATCCAGCGCAAAGACGTATGCAGATGGCCAGTCTAGTACAGCTCTTTCTTCTGCAAAAGAATATGCTGATACTGCGGTTGCAAATAGCAAGACGGAGACTTCTGCTGAGTTTAACAAGAAGTTAGATAAGGCTGGTGGCAAAGTTTCTGGAGATTTAGAGGTTGCTGGTGCATTGACTGCGGATCAAAAGTTTTACGCAAAATATGGAGTCACAATTTGTCAGCGAGGAGATATATCAAAAGAGATTACAGCTTTATGTACTGGTGAAAATGCAGGAAAGTTTGTTGGTAAAACTGAAACAGATTTGGCAAGAATGGCCGTTGCTACACCTGTTAATGATGATGATGCGGCAAATAAAAAGTACGTTGTAGATGCCATAAAAACTGGTGGCTTTGGGGCACTTGATGGTGCAACGTTCACTCCATCTGTTTCTTCAGATGGCGTTTTAAGTTGGACAAATGACAAGGGCAAAACCAATCCTGCAAGTGTTAATATAAAAGGCCCAAAGGGAGACGCATTTACTTATGCTGATTTTACATCAGCACAGCTTGAGGCATTAAGAGGCCCAAAGGGAGATAAGGGAGACCCATTGTCTGTTTTGGAAGCATATCCAATTGGTTCTATTTACATCAGCACGAATGCAACAAGTCCGGCAACTTTGTTTGGCGGAAACTGGGATGAAATACATGGTGCATTCCTTTTCGCCAACAGTGCGTTGCATAAAGCTGGAGAAATTGGTGGCGAAGAAGAACATGTGTTAAAGGAGAAAGAAATTCCTGTTCATTATCATGATGAGTATGTTGGCAATGATGGTGGAGATGGTAGTGTGCCAGAAGGATATTATGGATTTACTAGTATTGCTTCTACAAGTAAAAACACATATTGGGCGAAAGGTTCAAAAACAAGTGAAGCAGGTGGTGGTCAAGCCCACAATAATATGCCTCCATACTTATCTGTATACATGTGGCAACGTGTAAGCTGATATTCTTTGCATGGTGAATAATAATATGGATGGAATATTATGCCGAATAAAATATTTAATATACGCTTGAGAAACAAACGAGATACTGAAGCAAATTGGGAGAAAAAGAATCCACTAATTTTAGATGGCGAAATAATAGTTGTTACTACAGCAAGTGGGGAGACTAGAGTCAAGATTGGAGATGGTGTAAAAACCTATATCCAATTGCCATTTTTAGATGAAGTTTTAAAGAATGAAATCAATAATAAGGCAGCAATTGATGCAGGAGTATATACTGCTGTTGCATCCAGTTCTGATGGTGTGGCATATATTGCGACAGTTCCGGGAATTGAGTCTTTGAGCTCAGGAGCAAGTTTTATTATGATTCCAGATAAAACTAGTGCAAGCAAAGAGCCAACAATAGATGTCAATGGACTTGGAGCTAAAAAGATTAGACGTAGATTAAGCGCGATTACAACAAGTTTGCAATCAGGATATAGTAATACTTGGATATCTATTAATAAGCCATTCCAAATTGTGTATGATGGAGCTGCGTGGGTTGTAGAAGGTATGCCTAAGCCAGTTGGTGCAGATGTATATGGTGCAGTGCCTCAAGCTACATCAGACGCATCTGGTAATGTTATTACAGACACTTATGCAACAATTGCTATGCTGCAGAACATGCTTCCGAAAGTTACTACAATTACGTTGGCGTCGGGATGGAATGGAACCGCAAGCCCATATTATCAAGACGTGACACTTAGCTGTGCTACAGAAACGAGTGTTGTTGACCTCCAGCCAACTCCCGCACAGCTTGCATCTTGGCAGGATAGTGGATTAGCATTTACTACTCAAAGCGGTAATGGAACCGTTCGAGTTTATGTGGCCGGTGGTAAGCCTAGTGACTCTATATCTATTCAGGTTAAAGTGCAGGAGGTGGTTGTCGTATGAGTGGTTTATATGGCAATCCAATAATGGCATCATCGGCATTAAATACTGTGCTTCTTGAGGATGAGAATGGGAATGAAATTGCGACTGGAGTAGTGGTTGGAGAAAAGACTGTTTTTACAGCAACAGACAATGATGTAAGGTCAGGATTAGTGTATGCTGGAGATGAAGGCGTGTCTACTGGGACGAAGGTTATTCCAAGTTATCACACGACAGAAGGAAGTGTTGCGATTCTTCCGGGGAATAATTGTGAGATACAATTGTCTAATATGGACAAATATGATTATACTAAACTCCAAGTTGTAGTATGTTCATATAATACTAGTTTGTTGGATTCCGTTTCAGCAGAAAAAGTTGTCATCAATGATTGTCTTTATAATGTTGGAAGTACAGTAGCAATTTCCAATGTTTCGAAAAATGCAGACACAAAAACAATAAATCTTGGAATAACGAATAGTAGCTCTGATACTATTGTTTTAAGATACTTCACATATAAGGAGATTGATTAATTATGAGTGTTAATTATTATTATAATTTTGCAAGAATTGATCCGACTACACATATGTGTTTAGAAGTTAGAACTACAACTTCTGACGATTCTGGTACAGACAATTTAATTCCAATCCCTGTTTATGACGAGGAATATATTTTTAAATATTATCTTTGTGATAATCATCCAGAGTTTAGTTATGAATGCACGGATGGAAGTTGGTATAAAGACAGTGCAGGAACTATTCCATGGACTAGTGCTTTACTTTAATTGGCATCTATTGACATGAAATTTAACCAATGATGAAACCTTTTTATACCTAAAGGAGGAATCCCAATGAACGGTACATTTGATCCAACATATAGCTCCAATCAGATTTGGATGGATACAAATCTAAATGAATGTCTTACAACTCATTTAGAGGGCATTGAAGGAGATGTTTCTTCTCTGCAATCCAATAAAGCAGATGTAAATCATACTCACAGCTATAATAATTTAACAGGCAAGCCAACAATTCCGACTACACTTCCAGCAAACGGAGGCAATGCAGATACAGTTGACGGGAAGCATGCTAATAGTTTTGCTACAGCAAGTTCTGTGTCTACACTTCAAACTTTAGTTAATGGAACTGCAGATATTGTGGTTGATAAAGGCACATCTGGAAACTTGACTTATCGAAAATGGAAAAGTGGTGTGTCAGAAGCGTGGTATTATGAAGTTCTTGGAGAGATACCTTTAACTACGTCAATGATAAGTGGTGTTTGGTCTAATTCATTATATAATGGCCGTATTGTAAATTTCCCAAATGGGTTGTTTATTGATATCCCAACGGCGGTTGGAAATATATATGGTTCAGCATATTTGAATTTTCAAGTTGCCAGTGCTATTAAGAGTAAAATGGTATATCGTATTTGGTGCCCATACTCTACAACTGTTTCTGGTGGGTACGTTTCTATTCACGTTATTGGGAAATGGAAATAATATAAGGGGGCTTCTATATGAACGGTGAATTTGATCCTATGTATAGTTCAAACAACATTTTTATGGACATTTATGCGGATAGATGTCTTACGACACATCTTGAGGGCATGGAGTCTGATATTGACGCATTACAAACTGGCAAGGCAAACTCAGATCATATTCATAGCTATAACGATTTAACTGACAAGCCATCTATACCAGTTATTCCAACTTCTCTTCCAGCGAATGGTGGTAATGCAGATACGTTAGATGGTAAACATGCAAGTGATTTCGCTGTGAGTTCTCATACTCACAATAAGTCTCAAATTTCTGGGTTAATTGAACCATCTGATTATGTTGTAGCTTCTGGCCCTTCTGGAGAATGGACATACAGAAAATGGAATAGCGGAATGTCTGAGTGTTGGCGGCAAGATTCTGGACATATTACTCACTATACAACATGGAATGGATTTAATGTGTTCACAGGCAGCGCGGATTGGCCGACTGGATTATTTATTGCTAATCCAAGTGTTCAATATAATTGTTATATAGGTTCTGGGTATGCAATTGCCGCACGTGGTGCATTATCCACAACAACTAAATTTAATTGGACTGCCATTGGTTCTGATGGTGGTTCCAACATTCCATTCTATATTGATGTCTATGCCATAGGTAGATGGAAGTAACGTTAGGAGGTATGCAACATGGATGGAACATTTGACCCTATGTATTCGAGTAACAATATTTGGATAGATACTGATATGAATTCCTGTTTGACTAACAATTTGGAAGATATTGAATCGGACATTTCATCTTTACAAACAGGCAAAGCAAATTTAAGTCATGTGCATACTGAGTACGCACTGATAAGTCATACTCATTCTGATTATGCTACTACATCTCATAAGCATTCTGCGTTAGATATCACAAGTGGAATCTTACCAATATCTAAAGGTGGTACTGGGGCAAGTACTGTTAATGGTATATTAACTAATATTGGCAATATTGGGAAAGTGTATTCTGCTACGCCAAACAGTAAATCTGTCGCAAAAATGGAGATGACAACGATTGCATCTTTAACGTTGCCAGCAGGTACTTATGCAATTGTTGGTAATCATCAATGGGAAGTAAATGGCACTGGATGTATGTATATTTCTAGATTAACTAAATCTGATGATAGTGTTGTTTATTGTATTGTGAGAAGTGATATGATTGGCGGTGGTGGTGCTGTTGTTGCTACAATAGTAGAATTGACAGAACAAACTACCATTAAATATGAAACTTATCATCAGTACACTGCAGCAACTAAGGCAGAGGCAATCCGCTTGTCTGCAGTTAAGATTAAATAAATTAAACACATGAGGTGCAGGGATAACCACTCTGCACCTTTTAAATATTAAGAATAAGGAGGGTGATGTAAAAAATGTCAACAAAAAAATTACAAATTGTAACTCCTATTGTAACTTCAGTTAATGGACAAACTGGTGATGTGACACTGGCGGATGAATCAAAATCTCTTGGTCTTACTTCTGCGGCTGTCGGTCAGATACCGAAGGTAAAGGCGGTTGACAGTAATGGTGTACCCACGGAATGGGAGCCAGCTACGTTACCATCTGGTGGCGGAACTGGTACACCGGTTCAGAGCGATTGGAATCAGAATGATGAAACTGCAAGTGATTATATTAAGAATAGACCATTCTATAATAAAAAAGCTTTTGAAGATATTATATGGGATGGCGTAATCGGGAATAAAGAATCTCAGCATGTAGAAGAGATGACAGGCTCTACAGACTATGTATTGGTATCTAATGAGGTCATCTCAAGTAGTGCGCTTATTGGAGCAAAAATAGTTCTTAGCTCCGGTGATGAAGTGATTTGTACCAGCAGTAATATTAGCGAGAGTGAAGATGATATCTCAATTCAATTTGGAGATGCGTCTAATGATATATATATTCTTATCATTCGTAAGACGACCGATGAAAATGCACTTATATGTAAAAATAAAGGCATATATTTTACTCTCGTAAAAAGGTCTAACGCAACAACTTATACCTCTAAATTAGTATTTCCTGAAAATGTGGTTAAACTTGACTCCAAATATCTTTCCACCGCCACTACAACTTCTATTGGAGCAATTAAAGTCGGCAATGGCTTGTCTATCTCCGCTGATGGCACCCTATCCGTCACAACTGCGACATATTATACTGGCACTGCAGATCCAGTTAACACCCTTGGGGCGGACGGCGATTTATACTTGAAAACGGAGGGATAATAAATGAGTGAAAACGCTAATTTAACTTATAATGAGCTTATTTTTCATCATCTTTCTACGGCACAAGTTGTTAACGGCATCCAAATTCTTGATAAGAGAACAACTATTAATGATATTATCGGATTTATTCTTAATGATGCACCGATGTGGTATTACGATGGGACTGTGTATCATTTAGTCGTTGCATTTGAAGATGGGGTTAATAGCCTTACTATTTATTTTTCAAATTCAGACGGGAGTGTTTCTACTGTCACATATGGTGGTGAGTAATTAAATGCCAACTAAAGTAAAAAGAACACTACTTGTAACCAATAAGGATGACGCTAAAACATATTTAAATGCAGATGGCGTAAGTCTTGGTATTACTTCTTTTGGTAATTATATATTGGCGAGGCTTTATATGAATGGTGGAAAAAATGGATACGCAATTTTGAATGATACGTCAAAAGCCATTTTATACCCGAATGACAAAGCGCATCCAGTAGAGGCAGACGTTAATTTTTTCACATCTGTGCTAACAAATAATAAAAATTGCCTTGTTGGTCTGCTGTTTGACGATTCTCAAGTAGCCTCACAAGTCCCGCCTGCGAGTGGCATCTATACAGATGTTAAAGGTCTCAAGGACGAAGCTATCTTGCAATCATCTAAAAATAGTGTTATTCGTTTCCATTTACATGCAAATAATACAGTAAATGCGGTAACACTTCAGGAGATTAATTTATCACTGTATTTCATGCAGTATGCTTGTGCTGCCAAATCTGTTAGTAACACTGTAACGGCTACTGTTGATAAAGTTGAAGCTTATGATGGCGACATTGTAACTTTTACAGCTACAGTAGCAGATGGAGAAACATTCGAAGGATGGTATAGTGACGTCGCTTGCACGAATCTTGTAAGCACAGATCAAATTTATTCAGTTAGTCCAACATCGGATTTAACATTATATGCTAAAGATACACATGATGTAAAATTATTTACATGTGCGGCAGTTGCCGGCGCAAATATATCATCTGTTAGCGTAAGCGACTCAGCAGTTCCAGCAAATGGCAGTTGCACTTTCTCTGCGACAGCTAATACTGGATGCGTTTTTGATGGATGGTATTCAGATGAGAACTGCACAAATCTAGTGAGTACAGCGAATCCATATGTAGTTACTATTACCGCGAATACAACACTGTATGCAAAGGCTCATCTAAGCAATTTGAATATTAGCGTTGGACGGGCAGAACATGGAACGGCAAGCGTTAATGCTTCTGTCATTACTTATGGCGACAATGCGATATTTACATTTACCCCCGAGAGTGATGATTATAAATTGTATGGCTGGTATGCAGATGAAGGGTTAACACAACTAGTTAGTGAAGATAATCCGTATACCTGTACGCCAACAACGGATTATAAATTATACCCAAAATCAGGCGCTATAATGTATACAATTAAATTAACACGTGGATTAAAAGGGGTTGCGGGACGATCCGGTACGTGGACCTTGAAAATTGCCGCATTATATTACGATCAATTAACTTATAATGAAAAGCAATATGTTAAAACTGGCGAATTTGATAAAATTGAATCATCTAAAGTGTTTGGGCAAGCAACAAAAACTGGAATTGACACGATAGCAGCAGTTAAAGCATCATTGCAAGTTCCAGCCAATACTACGTGTGCTATATGGTGTCAACTCTCAGATGCTCCAGTAACATGTTTTGCGGAAAGCGGAGACATTAGTCTTGGCGAAAGGAGTATGCTGACATATTGGCCATATTATATTTTTACTCCGACACAGGATAAAGAATATTTTTGTTATTATTCAGATAGCGCGTGCATTTGTACTGCTATTGCAAAAGGTGGAATTGAATATGCTGATGCAACTACACCCACATTCGCGGGGAAGGATGCAATGTTTACGGCAATAGTTAAAGAAGGATATACATTCAAAGGTTGGTATTCTGACGAAGGATGTACAACTTTTATAAGCTCTAATAATCCATTATCTATCGCCACTCCTTCTGTTAATAAGGATTCTGCAGACCCGCAGGACGGCGAGGCAGCGACGTCAGAGTTGACTTTATATGCGCGAGCACGATCAACAACTGGGAGATCCGACATGTTGTATTTCAAGGTCAACGGGTCATATAAATCCGCAACAAAAGTTTACAAGAAAGTATCTGGGGCATGGGTTGAACAAACTGATGTTGAAAGCCTGTTTAATGATGTGTCGAGTGGAAGCTCCACCAACTATGTGTATGGCGGGAGTGTCTAAGTGAAATGAATAAAATAAAGTCTAAAGAAGGCGTTGGTTTATTCCAGCGCCTTTATTATATATTAAAGGAGGTTGAACGGATGGCAAATAAGATTTTTAATACGCGCGTAAAAAATAAAAGAGATACAGAGGCCAATTGGACGAGTAAAAACCCTGTTTTGCTAAATGGAGAGATTGCTATTGTTGACACAACTAGCGGTGAAACAAGGTTCAAAGTCGGAGATGGTACAAAGAGGTATTCTCAACTTCCATTTCAAGATGCGGCTACATTAGCAAACTATGTTAAAACTACACGAAAGATTAACAATAAAGCTCTAAGCTCAGATATCAGCCTGACCGCTTCAGATGTAGGAGCCTTGCCTAGCACGACTACGGCGCTTAAGAATCCGCATGCTTTGACTTTTACTGGTGCTGTTACTGGTAGCTATGATGGTAGCGCAGCTAAGTCAGTGGCGATCCCGTCGGTGGATTCGTCTTTGTCTAGCACTTCAACTAATGCGATTCAGAACAAGGCGGTTAATACAGCTCTTAGTGGCAAAGCAAGTACTGCTGTTGCTACGACAAGTGCTAATGGTTTAATGTCTTCTAGCGACAAATCAAAATTAGATGGCATTGCCGATGGAGCCAACAAAACGATTATTGATTCTTCTCTAAGCACCACTTCTACCAATCCAGTTCAAAACAAGGTTATCAATACTGCTTTATCTGGGAAGGCTTCCACTTCTGTTGCGACTACGAGTGCTAATGGATTGATGAGTGCGTCTGATAAGACAAAACTCAACGGGATCGCTACTGGCGCAAATAAAACGACTGTTGATTCTGCGTTAAGTACGACCTCGACTAATCCGGTGCAGAATAAGGCGGTTAAGGCTGCTTTGGACAGCAAATTAAATACAAGTGGCGGCACGCTGACCGGTAATTTGACAGGTCAGTATCTGACTGGAACATGGCTGCAAACGACGGACGCGACCGATCTTGGCAGCACACCGAGCAAGGTTGCAGTGCTGGATGGTTCCGGGTGGGTGTATTCTCGCACACTTGCTGAGCTAAAAAGCGATATCGGGGTGGATACGGCAACTCTTGTTGATTTGTTTTATCCGATTGGATCTATTTATATGAGCACGGATACTACAAATCCGCAGTCTCGATTCACTGGGACATATTGGCTACCGATTTACAATAGATTCCTGCTTGGTGCAGGTGATACCTATAAAGCTGGCACAATGGGTGGCGAGGCTACGCACACGTTAACGAGGTCTGAAATCCCTAGCCACTACCACGACGAATACTTGGGCAACGATGGCGGGTCGGACAGCGCACCAAGCGGTTATAGTGGCTGGCCGAACATCGCCTACACCAGCAACAAAACGTGGTGGGCAACGGGTTCAAAAACATCCGCTGCTGGCGGTGACGGAGCGCATAATAACATGCCGCCGTACTTGGCTGTTTATATGTGGAGAAGAGTAACTCATCAAGAGTATGAAGCTGGAGCTGACGGTGGCTAATATCTTTATCATTGGAATACTATTTGGCAATTAAAAATTTTAAATTTATAGGAGGAATAAATTATGGAAATGTTAACTCTAATTATCTCTTTATCAATTATTATGTGGTATATTATTGATCGCTTTAAGGAAATGTGGGAAGGCACAAAGTATGGCAAGTATATCACTATGGCTGTTTCTGCAGTGTTCGCATTCGTCATTTCTTTCGGCTTTGGCGTAGATATTATTCTTGCTCTAGGTCTTGTGCAGGAGGGATCTGTGATTGGCACAGTAATTACCGCACTTGCTTTAATGTCTGGTAGCTCTGCTGTTTCAGAAATTATTGAAAGAGTTAAGGGCGGAAAGTAATATATTGAGGTGATTTAAATGGAAATTATTGAAGCGTTTGCGACACAAAATAAATGTTATAAGATTGGTTCGACACTTACTCCAAGTGGTTTGATGTTGCATAGCGTTGGATGCCCACAGCCTAGTGCTGCGGTGTTTGCTCGCAACTTCAACCAGTATCAGCCGGGTGGTCAATCAGTTTGCGTACACGCATTTATACAGGCAGATGGCTCTGTATATCAGACATTGCCTTGGTGGATGAGAGCATGGCACTGCGGTGGCGCTGCAAATAATACCCATATCGGCATCGAAATGACGGAACCTAGCTCTAGAATGAGTTATGCGGAAGCTGCTGAACAGATTGCTGGGACATATCGCACAGCCGTGGAATTATTCGCACAGCTTTGCAACACTTATGGGCTTAATCCACTGGAAGACGGTGTGATTATTGGTCATGCAGAAGGTCATCGTAGAGGTGTGGCCAGCAACCATGCGGATCCAGAACTTCTGTGGAATACATATGGCATGGGTTACACTATGGACGGGTTCCGTCAGGATGTATATGAGGCCATGAACAAAAATAATGGAAATGATGAAGAGGAGGAAGACGTAATGAGATACAATACTATTGATGATATCCCTAGCTGGGCAAGAGAAACTATTAGTGATATGATTGATGAAGGTTTAATTTCTGGCACTGGTGGAGGCAATCTTGATTTGTCTGCTGATATGATACGTATGCTGTATGTCATGAAGCATATGTTTGATGCATGCAATAAGCATTATGAGACAATCGAAGATATCCCATCTTGGGCGCGTGACACCGTGCAGCATTTAATCGACACTGGTGCAATTGCTGGCACTGGTAATGGCAAACTAGATATATCATATGATATGCTGCGCATGTTGGTTGTCTGTCAGAGAATGTTTGATTCTAATCATAGTACGGACAATAAAGAGAATTAATTTTATAAACAAATAGCCTATATGAAGTAGTTATATGGGCGAGGGAGTGTAGCAATACACTCCCTCATTTTTTATGGACAAAAAGGAGGGATAATATGAAAAAATTAAAAGGTGTTGATGTGAGCGAATGGCAAGGACAAATTGATTGGGATGCAGTAAAAAAGGATGAAATTGATTTTGCAATTCTTCGCTGTGGCTATGGAATGAACTTAGAAGAACAAGATGATATTTGGTTTAAAAGGAATGCTTTAGAATGCGAAAGAGTTGGTATACCTTATGGTGTGTATTTGTACAGTTATGCAGATACAGTAGAAAAAGCTGCTTCGGAAGCAACACATGTACTTAGATTGATAAAAGGTCGTAAACTTGAATATCCCGTTTATTATGATTTAGAAGACGTTAATACTACTGGGAAATGTAGTCAAGATTTAATTCTTCAAATGTCTAAAAAATTTGTTGGCATTTTAGAAGACGCTGGTTATTGGGTTGGTATTTATGCCAATTTATATTGGAATGAGGCATATCTGACTGATTCTTGGTATGACACTAAGGCAAGATGGATTGCTCAATATAATTCTGAATGTCAGTATAACAAGGACTATGGAATTTGGCAGTATTCTAGTTCTGGAATTGTCAATGGTATTTCTGGGTGCGTTGATATGAACATTTCTTATTTTGATTATCCTGCATTGATTAGAGAAGCTGGTAAAAATGGATTAACTTTTTCGCAAAGTCAAACAGAAACAGTTTATACTGTAAAATCTGGTGACACTCTTTCTGACATTGCCACAAAATATGGCATTACATATCAACAACTTGCTTCCTACAATGGAATTTCTGATCCTAATGTTATTTATATAGGACAAAAGATTCTTGTTCCAAATACGGAATCAGTTGTTGCTTCAGGTAAAACATTAGATGAAATTGTATTGGAGGTATATCAAGGCGAATGGGGAAATGGTTTAGAACGTCAAGCACGCCTTGAAGCAGCGGGATATGACTATCAAATAGTACAAAACAGAGTAGATGCTCTATACAGTTAATAACAAAAAATTGTATATCGTAGTTTAAAGGAGAAGCCAAATGGTTTCTTCTTTTTATATTTAAAATTAGTGTAAATATGAATCTCTCGGAAAGGAGGAATTGTTATGCGTGTCATAAGTTTTGATCAAAGCACACGTCGTTCTGGTTATGCCATATTTGAAAACGGTCAATATATAGAATCTGGCGTTGTTGATATGAACAAGAGCAAATTAGAAACAGATAAAAGATCTTTTGAAATGGCGAAAGAACTTTGGAAGGTTATTAAAAAGTATAAACCAGAGAAACTTGTTCTAGAAAATGTGCAACAACAATCGAACCCAGCGACTATGATAATTTTGGCAAGATTGGCTGGTATGATAATTGGTTATGCGGAAGCTCATAATGTCAATGTGCATATTTTGTTGCCAAGCCAATGGCGCAAAGCATTAGGATATTCTCAGGGGGCGAAAGTAAAACGCCAAGAGCTTAAGCAACAGAGTATTGATTATGTAAAAGAAAATTTTGGTCTTGATCTATCAGAAGATGAATGTGAAGCAATTTGCATAGGAGTTGCGGCGCATAAAATTTATAATTTCGCCAACGAAGAAGTTTGGGGCGAAGATTAAATACGAAAATTAATAACAAAACGTTATTTAATATATAAAATTTTGAATAAAAATGGAGGAACAATTATGAAAGTTAATACATTTGTTAAGAAAGTTAAAGAAGGACAGTTCAACAATGCAGCAGATATGATTAAGGTTTGGTATATTCCAATTCAGACTAAACATGATATTGCATTACGCACTTTAGAAAAATGTTCTGCGGACAATAATGGCTATTTCTATGTGGACGATTTTGAAAAAAATATTTATTTTTCTATGTTTGCGTTCAATGCCTATACAGGCGTAGATATTGGCGAAGATTTCGAAGCGCTGCTAAAGGAGTATGACATGCTACGCAGCAATGATATTTTAGACACAGTTGAGCAACTGTGCAGGAAGGATTACAACCATGTTGAGGAAGTGTTGCATTATGAAGAGAAAAAATTAATGCGTCAGAATTCAATTGAGGCTTCGTTTGCGCAGATGGCTAATGGAATTAGTTCAAGCCTGACAACTTTAGCAGATGCTCTTGCTAAGAAGGTTGATGGTTTCGATATCAATAGCATCCTTCCAGAAGGTGCAGATATTGATGAGCTTTTAAGCACACTTGATAAATTAAAATAATTATTTTATAGGAGTTGATGGCATATGGCCGCAGAAAAAACATTAGGCGATGCTATACAAAAACTAATAGATAATGTCGAAACTGTTAGTGAAATTGCAGGAAACATATGTAGAATGCAAGCAGAAAAAGATTTTAATGACGCAGCAAAAACGGCAGTAGACAAATATTATGAATACAAAAATGGAGCTTATACAAAGTATGGGAGACAACATAATTTGTATGATATTTATAAAGTAAATTCTGATTTAAAGAAAAGAGGAAGAACATTTACTCTAACAACAAATATTGATATGAATTCTGCTCCGTTGGAAGGTGCATACCATAGTAACTCAAGTAAACACCAAGGCGGTGGTTCTTGGGAAAGTGGTGGCCAAGTTGAAGGCGATTATGTCTTCGAGAATTTCTTACAAGGCGAACACCCATGGACATATTTTAAAGACGGAGAATATATGTATGGTGAAACTGTTGGCAAAGAAATTCCAGACGAATTTTTAAAAGATTTTATTAACAATTACGGCAGTAGATATTTTGAAGATAATTTTCAAAAAACAATAGCTCAATTGCTAAAAGTATATTTATAAAGTAGGAGGTGATTCTTTTGGCAGAAGCGAGTTATACTTCGAAAATTAAATATAGTATTGATGATCTTATGAGTAGCCTTGTTGCATGTAAGACTCAAGCTGAACAGGTGGATGGAGTTTTAGCAAACATTGGCAAGCGTGGAAATCTTAATAATTTTATTAAGCAGTTTGTCGCTATGGACGATGCTGTTAAGGCACTTAGGAAAGATTTGGATTCCGTCAAAGCAGGTCTTGGAGATAAGCTTAATAGCGGATATATGAAGTCTTTTGATAAAATGGTTGAACAGATGTCTCAGATTTCAGAGTTGTCTAAAAACGTTTTTACTGGGCTTAGTGGTGTTAATTTAAAAGACAAAGGTGCGACGAAAGAATTACTGAGCTACGCAGAGCAATTAAATACAATCCTCAAGAACGTTGGCATTGATAAACAAATTGACTTAGACCTTTTTAACACTAAAAGTGTTGAAGAACAGTTTAATGCATTAATCCAATATGCCAGCGAGTTAAATGGTAAATTAAATATCGCATTTGGCGAGATTGATTTATCTAAAGTTGGAGATAATATCAAGTCTGCTGGGGATGAAGTGTCTAGCGATATCAAAGATGCAGGTAATAAAATTTCCGAAGAAGTTCAACGACAAATTGATGAACTGGAAAAACAAAAGGCAAGATATCAAGAAGCATTAGACATTTTTAATGGCAAAGACAAAAGAGTAAAAACAACAAAGAAAAATGATACTACTGTTCTAGCTGGCCTTGTTGAAGATTTTAAAAAAGCAGAGCAAGAACTTGCGGAATTAGAGAGAACTGGCAAGTCAGGGAAAGAAGAAGCTTTTGTAAGAAAAATAAAGGCAGCAAGCCAGTTAAAGAGCACAATGGATTATGTGTTCGAGCATGGTAGCGATGACGCTACGGCATATGCTGCAAATTCTAGAGAATATGATAGGGCCGAAGAGTTTTTAGAAGAGTTTAGAGCAAAGCAGAATGCTACGCTTGAAAAGATAAAGAGCGAGTATAAGCAAAAAATTGCAGATATTAATTTAGAAATAGACAACCTTAAAAACATTGAAAATCCAGATGATTTTGTAGAAAAAGAAAATGGAACTTCGGAAGAAAAAAAGATTTCTTTATATGATGAGTTAAATAAAAGAGTTAAAGAATATGTCTCGTTATTGTCAGGGACAGACGAAGGGGCCCAAAACGAAGAGAAGTTAATGGCACTTGTCGATGAAATTAAAGAAGTTTCTCAGGCGTCTAAAGAGGCAGGGACTGCAATTGAACAGATCTTTTCAGATTTAGACTTTGGAGACATTACCGGAGCCGAAGCACTTTCTAAAATCTGTGAGCTACTTAATGTTGAAATTCCTACGGCTGCACAAAAAAGCGCAAAAGAAGTTAGCGGTGTAACTGGCGAGCTACAAGAATTATTAAATGTTGCGTCGGGGCAAGAGGTTGGTTATTCAAAAGGTAGCGGCGACGCAAAAGAGTCTATGACGCTTTTTGGCGCGGACAAAGTGGTAAGTTCTTTTTCTGGGAAGGATTTTCAGGTAGATACAGACGCAATAGTATCACAACTTGTCAACAATCTAAAAGAAAATATCGTAATGTCTTTGCACAATCACCCAGATGGAATGAGTGCATTTACGCCGTCGGATATTAATTCATTTACCAAGTTGTTTTATGACCAAGGCACAAAAATTAATGGTATCATTGCAGATGGCGTTGTTAAAACAATTGATTTTACTGGCATTTCTAAAGAAATGGCCATCAAAATTGGAGAATCTTACTCTCAAAATTTAAAAGCAGCTACAAAAGAATTTCCTCTGATGGAATATAATGACGGAGAAGTTGGATTAATAAAAGGAGCAGAAGAAAAAGCGGCGCAAGCGGGCATTTCATATGAACAGTTGATTGCTGCGTTTAATGAAAAAGTCAATCAAGCCCTAGATAAGGCGTTTACAGACAATGGGTTAGCTTCGACTGTTAAGACATATACAATGGAACAGCTACCAGAGTTGTCATCTTATTTAGCCGAAATACAAAAGAATGGAGAAAATTCTGTTGCACCAATTGAAAAATTAAAAAGTTTATTGGCAACATTAAATCCATCGCACACCGCCGATTGGGACAAGTTTAAAGATATTTTTAGCTCGTTCGAGAGTGGAGAAATTGACTCTACTAATGCTTGGAATCAAAGCGTAGCTAGAATTAAGGAAATCGAAGCGCAAGCAGCAGAAGCACATCAAAAAACTACTGAGGCTATCAACGAGGAGACTACCGCGCAAGAAAAGCTTAATCAGATTCAGTCTGGGCAGCCTTCAACTCAGTCTAATCAAATGGACAATCAAACCGCGCAGCTTGAAAAAGAAAAAGAGCTTATGCAAGAAATTGCCGCTCTTAAAGAAAAATTAAATGCTATTCCGACAAATCCTGTTGACGCTTCCGAGCTTGACGCGGCACAAAAACAAGTACAAGAATTGGAAGAAGAAATCCTTCGTATGGAAGGTGCTTTAGATTCGTGGAAGAATAGTTATTACGACATCCAAAATGCTCTAGATAATTCTGTCCCGATGAGCGAAGTCGATAATATGACTTCAAATGATGTCGTAGATGAATATAGAGCAAAAATTGAAAATTTGTCTTCTGTAATTGATGAATTAAAAACCAAGCTTGCTGAAGCAAAAGTACAATTAGGTAGTGCGACAGAAGCAAAGCAAAAAGGCACCGATGCGGCAGAGCAAGAGTTGGCAGTAGAGAAACAACAAAATGAAGAAGCAAAGCAACAATTGGAAACGCAACAGCAAATTACAAAAGAAAAAGAAAAACAAAATCAGAGCGATGCGTCAAAGGTTTCGAAGACAGCAACTGGTGAGATTGCTAATGGTCAAAATACAGGAGATCCTGCAACGACTGCTCCCGAAGTAGCCAGCGTTAGTGGTGTACAGGAATCATTTGCGGCGGCGACGGAACAAAAAAATCAGTTTGTTGAAGCTAATGCACGAGTTAAGGAAAGTGCGGAAGCTTCTGCGGTTGCTATAGAAAAAGAAATAGAAAAGGCGAGAGAAGCGAGCGAGGCTTTCGCGTCAGCCACTCAAGCGAAAAATGATTTTGCTAATGCAAACCAAAATGTAAAAGATAGCGCGGATAAAACTGCTGAATCACTTGGAAATGAAGCTGATTCCAGCAAGGGCACAAGAAAAGGGATAACTTCTCATTCTAGTAGTTCTAAAAGTTCTAACGACAGCTATAAAGAACTAGACAATTATAAAACATTAATAGATGCAAATCAAAAGCTATCTTCTGCTTTTAGGAAAATTGATACGGAAGTCTTCGTAGATAAAGATAGTGATCTTGGCCAGTTAAAGAGTAGATATGAAACTCTATCAAAGGAGATACAAGATCTAACAAAGTCCGAAGAAGCCTTTGGTAAAGTGTCAGAAGATGACATGCAAAGGTTGAGTGCTGCGACAAAGCAGCTCATGAGCGATTTTGAACAGTACGCAAAGGTAAAGAAGGACTCAGCAAAGCAAAACAATACTTTGTATGGGGCAGATGTTGTCGGACAAGTCGAAACAAAGCATACTGGGTTAATTAATAGCGTTAATAGCAAAGGCTATGCCAATGCCTCCGGGGTTACTACTCAATTACAGCAATACGAGCAAGCATATCAAAGAATAATTACACTTCAAAAAGAGCTTGCAAACATAGACATCACTTCGGATTTGGGTAAGCAAAAGGCCGCAGAGTTTGATAGTGCAGTTGAGTCATTTAATAAATATGGCAAAGCAATTGAAAATATCATTAAGAAGTCCGAAGAGATGAAAAACAAAGTTGGTAATATCACTCGTGCAGTCTCTGATGGCTTTGATATTGGCGACGAAGCAAGCAGAAGAAGTGAATTAGAAGCATTTGCTAATTCTTTTGATGGGTTAGATAAAAAATCTATTCAGTTCGCTGACAACTATTCCAAGGTTACTTTTACAATAAAGAATGGCAATGGCGAAGTAGAAAAACTAACTGCATCGTTTAATCAAGCGGGAAATGCTATTAATGCTTCCGCTAAGAATATGGGCAAAGCAAGTAGTACGCTTGGCTCTTTCTTTAGCAATGTTAAGAAAAAGTCTGGTGAAATTCTTACATACTTTACTGGCGCAAATATGGTGTATAAAACTGTTGCTCAAATTAAGCAAGGTATTACATATGTAAGAGAAATTGACGCAGCGTTAACTGAACTGAAAAAAGTTACTGACGAAACTGATGAAAGTTATAAGAGATTCTTACAAGATGCGTCTAAAACTGCTGGGCAGATCGGCTCTACCGTTAAAGATTTTACTAATGCTACAGCAGATTTCGCAAGGTTAGGATATAACATTGAACAAGCATCTGACTTGGCAAAGGCCGCTTCCGTTTATTATAACGTTGGTGATGACCTAGCCGATATTGGTGAGGCTTCTGACAGTATCATTTCTACAATGCACGGATTTGGTATTGAAGCGTCTCATGCTATGGGAATCGTAGATAAATTCAACGAGGTGGGAAACCACTTTGCAATCAGTTCATCAGGTATTGGACAAGCGCTATTGCGTTCTGCTAGTGCTATGGCAGAGGCTGGCAATACACTTGATGAGTCTATTGGGTTAATTACAGCCGCCAATAGCGTTGTGCAAAATCCAGAATCTGTAGGTTAACATAATAGCCTAACAATATAGTAATATATTGAAAGAAAACAGCTATATCGGTTAAAAGCCAGAGATGGTCAAGACCGAGGAAAGACTTTGCAGTGTGCAAAGTATCCGTAACGACTGTAAGACCTTTTATGGTAACATAACAGGTTCCGCTGTTCCCCTACTCCGTATAATGACGGGAATGAGGGTGAAGATCCAGTCTAGACTACGACAATAATCTAAAAATAAAATCGTAGAGCAAGGCCGAAAGACCTTGCCGCCGATTACATAATCGGTCAGTACCATTTGGTTTTCGTGGGAAAGTAATAGATCGACAGCAATGAAAACCTTATCGCTTCGTATTCGCGGAGCCAAGGTAGAATTAGAAGATGCAGGTGAGGACGTTGATGGCATGGCCAATAGCGTCTCAGAACTGCAGAAAAAATTGTTAGCTTTAACAGGCGGTAAAGTTGACATTATGCTCGATGAGAATACATTCAAGAACACTACAGAAATTTTACGTGAAATGTCTCAAGTATGGGACGACATGACGGACGTAAATCGAGCAGCCGCACTAGAATTGCTAGGCGGGAAAAGACAAGCAAATGTTTTATCCGCCGTTATTAAGAATTTTGACTTAGTAGAAGATGCGATGCAAACATCTGCAGATTCTGCTGGCAGTGCAATGGCCGAAAATGAAAAATACTTGGATAGTATTCAAGGAAAGATTGATCAGTTTACAAATGCAGTCCAAACAATGTGGATGAATTTTATAAGGTCTGATGCTGTTAAATTCCTTGTGGATGTTGGCACTGGATTAGTAAATATCATAGACAAAGTTGGCGTGTTGCAAAGCGCACTTATTACAATTGCTGGTATCCAACTCGGCAAGTTTTTCTTGCCAGACCTATGGTCAAAGTTAACTAATGCAATCAAGAGCAACATAGCCACATACGCAGGAGAAACTGCAGCGATAGAAGCGCTAAATGGAGCAAAAGTAAAAGAAGCGATTTTAAATTCGACTAAAATTGGTGATGCAACAAAAGAAGCCGCTATAAGGACAATCCTAACTGGTAAAGCAGGAGAAGAAACTGTTGCAACGAACTTAAATACTGCAGCGAAGATTAGAGAAGCACTTGCAACGCAAGGAATTGTTGGTGCGGACGCTGAAGCAATTATTGCTGCCATGGGGCTAACTACTGCGAATACTGGACTGATAGTGTCTTTTAAAGCATTGGCCGCAAGCATCTGGGAGGCAGTGGCGACTGCGGCAGCTTGGCTCGTAACAAATCCTGTTGGCTGGGCGATTTTGGCCGTTGCTGCAATTGCTGCGTTGACTGTGACTATTTGTGCATTAACTAAGTCTCATAAAGATTACGTAGAAGAACTTAAAGACACTAGTGAGGAACTAGACAATATTCGTTCGAATATAGAGTCTCTCAACTCCGAATTAGAAACTACAAAGAATCGTATAGAAGAGCTCGAATCTAAAGGTCCATTAACTCTTACAGAGCAAGAAGAGCTTGACAAATTAAAAGAGCAAAATGCCGAGCTTGAACGTCAGATTCGGTTAGAAGAAGCAAGAGAAGAGCGTGCGAAAAACAAGCAAGCAGAGGCTGTAAAGGGCGCATTAGATACAGATCAAGATTTTAAGCCGCGAGCGGCTGGCGAGGCTGATTTAACAAACAATTTCGAAGACGAATTAGGTAAAGTAAAGAACGCCAAAGATAAACTAGACAAAGCGGAAGCAGAAGTACAGGATGTCTTAGACTCTGGTATGGACACCAATAGCAAAAAGTTCCAAAAGCTAGAAAAGAATTTAGAGTCTGCGCAAGAAGATTATGCCGACGCACAGTCCAATTGGGACGAGTTTATGAAAGGCAAAGAAGAAGAATATGGCGTCAGCGACTTGGAATGGTTTGATGGTGACAATTTAACAGAGGCACAAAAGGCAGTAAATGGTCTTCTTAGTTCGATGCAAAATTACAATGATCGAGCAGAAATCATGTTTGGTTCTGCTGGAGCAAAAGAGTCTGCTCTTGACCGCTTATTCGGCGAGCGTGGTTCTGAGGCAGGACAAGCATTCCAAGAAGCATTTAACGCGAAAATTGAATCTGGAGAGATCAATGTTGACGTTGATAAATTCGGAGATTACGAATCTGCTATTGAAGGAGTCACTGGAGAGGTTGAGAGCTTAATTGCTGAAAATCCACAGTTTAAAGTACAATTAGACTCTCTTGGAATTAGTGCAGAAGATGTTGCAAGATATTTCTTGAACATTAGCGGTGCTATGCAACAGACTAGTGAAGCCACTTCTGTGGCTGTTAGCGACATAGCAAGCCTTACTTCTGCTTATGATTCGTATGCGTCAGTGTTACAGACAGTTAATGACATAACATTTGACGGGCAAGCGATTTCTGACGATTATTATACTGCACTCCAAGAGTATCTTGGAGATGTAACTGTTGGCGAAGAGAGCTTCGGTGACGCAATTGATACTACGAATGGCAAGGTCGTTAAGAATACACGTCTATTAAGAGCATTAATTGCACAGAAGAAAAAAGAACAAAAGGCAACAGTAAGTGCGGCGAAAGCACAAAGTCAGTCGCAGTATACAAAAGTTGTAAAACAACTACAACAGGCTGTTAAGGCAATGTATGCGGATTACAAGGCGTATGGATATGTTACAAAAGCAACTTATGATAATATTAGCGCGCTGCGTAGTCAGATACAAGCACTCAAGAATGCAGTTAAAGAATATTCAATTTTAGAGTTGAAATTATCAGATGTTACCAATGCATATGATGAATTTGAAGATGCCAAAAACAGAGATTCAGAAATGGCGTATGGCGACTCAATGGTTGAAATGCTTGAGACCATTAGCGACGGATTGTTGAGTGGCAAAGTTGGGACGGAAGCATTTAAGGCGGCATGTGAGGCATTAGTTCCTCCGAGCGTCATTGCAAACTGTAAAACTTTTGAAGAACGTCTTGACGCCATTGATGATTATTTTGAAAACTCAAAGTTTGCAGACTATTTCACTATTGATGATGATGGAAATTTTTCAATAGGCTTAAAGAACATAGAAGCATTTATTGCCGACGCGAAAGAAGCTAGTGCTTTTATTGAAAATGCGGACGGCACATTTACTCTTGATAGTAGTATAAAGAGCGTTGACGACCTTGCAAATGCAATGGGATTAACAAAGGCCGCAACTATTGCAATGTTGACAGAGCTGTCAAAATATGATGCAAGTTGGGGAGATATCGTTTCTGACCTAACTATGACAGAACTTGACAAAAAACTTAGAGATACTACCGACTCTTTGGACAAGGCACTTGCGAAGCAAGAAGAGTTTTTCAAGGCTGGTAAAGATCCACTTGGCGAAAATGCAGAAGAATATAATGCGATTCAGCAAGAAATTGATGGCGCTACAGATTCGTTGAATAATGCGCAGCAGGCAATTGTTGACAATACAAAAGCTTGGATCGATGCAAACAATACCGTTGATACTGCAAAAGAAAATGTATCAACACTTACAAGAGAATTACAAGAGTTAAAAGATGCTGGAGCTTCGGATGAAGAGATCCAAATAAAGACGGATGAGCTCGAAAAAGCAAAAGAGCAGTTAGCAGAAGCTTTAAAAATTAAATATGGTCTAGAACAGCCAACCGTAATGGATTTTCAGGTTGTATTGACTGATGTCCAATCTAAAATTGATCAGTGGAAAGAAGAAAATGCAACTCTAGTTACTGAGGTAGTTCCAAAGCTAGAGCAAGATAAAGATGGCGTTTGGAAGATCCCGGCAACGCTTGAATTAGACGAAGATCAGCAACAGAAGATTCAAGAATATGTTGATTTAAAAAATGACGAACAACAACTTGAGGTGTTAACTAATCAAGAAGTTGACCCAATAACTGATGGAATAACTCAGGTCAAAGAAGTCCTTGACAACATTTTGGATGCCATTCAATCTCCAGACAAAAACAAGAAGCAAGATACTAAAACAACTGATACAACAAAAACAAGCTCTGGTACAACTTCGACGAGTACTGAAAAAAGTGCAAGCACAACTTCTACTTCCAACGTTACGGGATTTGAAGCACAAAGCCCTGATCAAGTAATTGCAGGTTGGAACGCATTAGTGGACGAGGTGGTTGTTGAGGTACAGCAATTCGCCAACAATATTTGGAGTGGCATATCTACTTTCTTTACAGAAACATTGCCAACTGTATGGGACAATTTGTGGAGCGGTATTGGAGACAAATTATCTGGTGCAGAAGAATGGGCGCAAGGACTATGGGAAGACATAAATACATTTTTCACAGACACATTGCCTCAAAAATGGGATGAGTTCTGGAACGGTGTTGGCGAATGTCTTGACGGAGTAAAAGATTGGGCTGCTAATGTAGAAGAAGGCGTTAATACATTCTTTACCGAAACGATTCCAGAAAAATGGAACGAGTTTTGGGGAAGTGTTGGGGAATTCCTTGGCGACATCCCTTACGCAGTTGGATATATATCTGCGAAAGTGGAAGAATTCTTTACAGAGACTGTCCCTGAGAAATGGGGAGAGTTTTGGGATAATGTTAGTGAAGATTTCGACAAAGTAAAACAATGGGCAAGCGATCTTAAAGATGCGGTAGTTACATTCTTTACAGAAACTATTCCAGAAAAATGGGATGAATTTTGGGATGGTGTTGGCGAAGAATTAAACAATTTAAAAGAAGACGCTATTGCTTTGAAAGATAAAGTTGTTGAGTTCTTCACGACAACAATTCCTACAAAATGGAGTGAATTTTGGACTAGCGTTGGCCAATATATTGATGGCACAATCGCGCCAGCCTTAAGCGCGGCGTGGGATAGCGTGTATGGATTCTTTACCGAGACAGTTCCTGAAAAATGGCATTCTTTCTGGGAGAGTGTCGGCACTTATGTTGATGAAGTGATTGGCCCAGCGTTGGTCACAGCGGGAGAAAAGATTTTAGAATTCTTTACAGCAACGCTTCCGACAAAATGGAATGAATTTTGGGAAGGAGTCGGGACATTTCTTACAGAAACAGTACCTACTACTTTAGAAAATATTAAAACTGGCATTTCTACATTCTTCACAGAAACTGTTCCTAGTGCCATTAATGGTCTTTGGGAATCGGTTTCTTCTTGGATTAGTACACAAGCGAGAAATTTTTGGAACAACCTGAAGAGTAAATTTACACAAGGTCGTGAAGATGCAAAAAGCGGAAGTGGCTATAATCCTGACGGTGCGTCTAGTGCGCTTGGAAATGCTTTGGCAAAAGGCAATGCGCATTCAGGCAAGAAGCCCGGATTAAAAGCAAATGAGCACAATGCCATTGTAGGCGAGCTTGGTCGTGAACTAGTAGTAGACGCAAACAAGGGCGTTTATTATACTGTTGGAGAACATGGCACGGAAATGCTTGATTTGCCGAAGGGTGCAATAATCTATAACCACAAGCAGACAGAAGAGTTATTAAAGAATGGGTACACGTCTCGTGGGACATACACTGGCGGCTTGTCGTTTGCTAAAGGCAATGCTCACTGGAATTATGGTACTTATACAAAGAAAACTGACACTGGAGCGAATGCTGCGTGGGGAGATGGCAGTGACAAAGACTGGTCTCAAATGGGTTGGGACTTAAGTGATGCTGCTAGTGACCTATCTGATGCGGCAAGTGATGTATCTGACGCAGCCGATGATGCAGAGCAAACCATTGACTTTATTGAATATAAGCTTGAAGAAATCGAGAAGGCAATTACTCATATGACCAATAGAATTGAGAATTTCCTTGACGATACTTCTCAAATTGGAGATAAGAACAGCTTATATGATGACTTAGTCGGAGCAGAAAAACAGAAAGCATCTACATATTTTGCTGCAGCAGAGCTTTACAACCAGAAGGCAACGGAGCTACTGTCTAAAGTTCCCGCCGAGTATCAAGAAATGGCAAAGAACGGCGCTATCGCAATTAAAGACTTTATCGGGGAAAGCGAAGGCGAAATTGCTGATGCCATTGAAGAATATCGTACATGGTCTACAAAAGCAGAAGATGCAGAGAATAGCTATCTAGAATCTATTGCTGAAATTTCCGCTAAACGTCTTGAACAGCTAAATGATATTGCGGATGACTTTGAGAATATTGTTGGTTTAGTCGAACAGCACTCAAACCTCATTCAGGCCGAGATGGATCTTCTTGACGAAGCGGGAGAAAGACTTTCTGAAAACTTCTATAAGGAATTAATGAAAGACTCTCAGAAGCAAATTGAAGACCTAAATAATAAGCGTGCTTCACTACAAAGTATCCTAGATCAAGCTGTCGCTTCTGGAGATGTTAGAGTTGGAACTGATGATTGGTACGAAATGGTTAACGCCATTTATGACGTTGACGACTCAATCCTTTCATGTAAGAAAGATATCGAAGGCTTCCAGAATAGTATTAATGACCTTTACTGGGATAATCTTGACAAGTTAATTAGCAAAATTGATAATGTTGATTCTGAGCTTTCTCATTTGTATAACTTGGTTTCTGACGAAGAAAAAGTAGTAGACGAATTTGGCAATTGGACTAAAGATGGCGTGACTGCTCTTGGTCTACTTGCACAGCAGCTAGAAGTTGCAAACTTTAAAGTTGAGCAATACGGCGAAGCGATTGCACGTCTGGAGAAAGATTATTCCGCTGGGCTTTATAGCACAGATGAGTATAACGAAAAGCTTGCCGAGCTTAAAGAGAATCAATGGGACGCAATTGAGGCGCAAGAATCCGCGAAGAAGTCTATTATTGATCTGAATAAGACTCGTATAGAAAGTGTCAAAACATCTATGCAGGCGGAGATAGACGCTCTTTCGAAGCTTATAGATAAAAAGAAAGAGGAACTTAGCCTCCAAAAAGATGCAAATGACTTTGCGAAGCAAGTTGCCGAGCAGCAGAAGAATATTGCAGACATTCAGAAGAGGCTTGCAGTAATTTCTGGCGACAATTCAGCTTCCGCAATTGCGCAGAAGAAAAAATTAGAAGCCGAACTGAAGCAAGCGCAAGACGAGTTAAACGACCTGTATTATGACCATAGTATTGAAAAGCAGCAAGAAGCCCTTGACAAGTCTCTTGAGAATTATCAAGACAACAAGCAAGACGAAATGGATGCGCTTGATGAATCGCTTAAGAATGAGAACCAAGTCATTCAAGATAGCTATGCTGTTATCGCTGCGAATACAGATTCATTAGCACAAAACCTATCTGAAATAGCCGACAAGTATGGAATCACTCTTTCTGATTCTGTAACTAAGCCTTGGCTGGAAGGCGTAGATGCCATTGGTACTTATCAGGAGCAATTAGACACTTCTGCGAGCGCATTTACTGAGCAATTACGCGCATTAAAACAAGAGCTTGTAGATTTACAAGTTGAGGCTGATAAGACCGCAGATAGCATAATTAAGGCCACAAATAGCAAGAAGAATTCGACTGAGAGCGCGAAGTATACTCCGCCAACTCCTTCGACGCCGCAGCAATCACCAGCTACTGAGCCATCCACTCCAGCAGCCCCAACTAAGGGGTCATCTGTAACTGTTAAGAGTTCAGCGACTCACTTCTCTAGAGATGGTGGAAACGGAACAAGAATGCAGTCTTGGGTGCCGGGATCTACATTTACAGTTTATCAGGCAACCGACTCGGAAGTTCTCATTGGCAGAAATGGTGGCTACACTGGCTGGGTGCGTCTGAGCGACATAGAGGGTTACAGTAGTGGAGCTAAATCAATTGATAAAGACCAGTTCGCATTCCTTGACGAGCTTGGTGAAGAGTTGCAGCTTGTTCCAGACGGTGCAGGTAGGCTTTCTTATATTAAGAAAGGAACAGGAATTATTCCTGCAGACCTAACAGAAAGACTTATGGAATGGGGCAAACTAGATCCATCTAGTGTTCTAGAGCAATCTAGACCTGTTGTTAGTGCGCCTCATGTTATTAACAACAATCTTGAGTTGAACCTCCAAGTCGGAGAGGTTGTCCATATTGACAGAGCAGATAATAGTTCCATCCAGAACATTACCAAGGCGGTGCAAGACCAGATGGACAATTATATGAAAAATATCAATAAAAAGCTTTATAATCGTGTTAGATAACACAAAATTATAGGAGAGAGCACAACAGCTCTCTCCTATTTATATAATTTCAAGTAGTTAGTAGGAGGTGTGATATCTTGGCGATATATCATCCTAAAATTCGTTTCCGCAATCAAACAAATTATGATTTAGAGCTTGTAGTAAGTACATTCAATCCAGATAACGGGACAGTGGATTCATACTTAGATATGGAGCCTGTTTTTACTGATAGCTATGATGGTACAATGCGCACAGACTATGGTGCGAAATATAATTCTGTCGCAACTCCGTCTGTAACATTTATCGAAGTAGACGGGTCTGATATTGGCCCATACAAGGTTAGAAACACATTGCGTTGGCTTACTGGTTCTAGAAGCAACGCATGGATGGATGTCTGCGACAAAGATGGTGATGTTGTGTGCTCATATCTTGGTAGATTCACGAATGTGCAGCTTCAGAAGATGGATGCAAGAGTTATTGGCATCGTAGCAACATTTACTGCAGTAAGTCCGTGGGCGTATTCAAAAGTATATCCTGTAGAAATCAAAATTGCAGGAGAGACTGAATTCGCAATAGACAACCAAAGTGATGACGTTTATTCTTATATTTATCCAAAGTTAACATTTCAGAATGGCTCATCTCATGGAAATTTACTCATTAAAAACAAATCATTGAATAATGAGACGGAGTTTAAGAATTTACAACAGGACGAAACAGTTACAATAGATAATAATTTTGTTGTATATTCTACGAATGAGAAGAGAATCTTTGACGATGATTTCAATTTTATGTTTCCAACGTTGCTCCCCGGAACTAATTATTTTTCCGCGAATGGTACCGGAACATTAAAAATTGAGTTTAGATATCCAATGAAAGTAGCAGATGGCCTGCTAAATGATTATGACCTTAAAGATGGCTTAACCGTTTGGGTAGAAGGCAAGGTATTAAAAATCAAAGGCGACACAACTAAGAACCCTCCAATTTGGACTAATATCAAAGTTGAGGGACACAAAATGATTGTAAGAGGAGAACTCAAGGACGTGAAGCTAGAAATTGGTACGGACGTCTCCAATGGTGTACTTACGCTTGAAGACGATGGAAGCGTATGCCCATTTAATGAATTTGATGCAGAGGTCGTAAACGGAGAGTTAATTATTAATAAACCTATACGACAAGTAAGTATTTCATAATAAAGGCAGGTGAAAGAAATGCAACTACCAAAAGATTTATTGTCTGACACTTATCGTGCCCCTAATGTAGTTTTGTGCCAGACAAATAAAGAAAAGATTTGTAAATTAAATGTGACTAATCTAGAAGGCACTTTCAAATTTAACGCATATAGTGAAATTTCATTTGATGTTCCTTCTATTTATTGCGATATTATTACTGGAGAGACAAAGCCAACGCCGTACTATGATTATGTTGAAGGACTTAGGCTTGTATATCTAGAGGGATTTGGTTATTTCCAATTGCAAGACCCAGAAATTGATGGAAATGGTATTCAAGAGTATAAACATATCAATGCCTATTCTCTAGAGTATTCTCTGTCTCAAAGATATCTTGAAAATTTCATTATCAACGAAGGCGACGTTGGAGATACTGTTGGTAGTATTGATGGAGCCGTTCTATATAATCCAGATGATATCGAACATAGTTTAATTCATCTTGTTTTACAAAAAGCATATGGGTGGACAGTAGGACATGTTGATGAAGAATTAGCAAAACAGAGCCGTAGTTTTGAAATTGATCGTCAGTCCATTTATGATTTCATTATGAATGATATGTGCGAAACATTTAAATGTTATGTTGAGTTCGACACAATTAATAATACAATTAGCATTTATGCAGAAAATGAAGTTGAACGCTTTATTGGAGATGGAGAAACGAACATTTTCAATTTACAAAATGATATTTCTACAGATACTGATATCACAATTAATGGCCATGTTGTCACAGAGTATAAATACAATTTGACTACAAAAGAATTGTCTTTTGATAATGTACCTGCGCAAGGAGACATTATTGAAGTTTCTAACGAATTTAAGCATAAATATGATACTGATGTTATTATTGCGTTTGAAAATTTATCAAATGATATGAAAGTTAATTATTCGGCAGATGATATAAAGACCGTTCTTACAGTTAAAGGGTCGGATGATTTAGATATTCGAAATGTTAACTTTGGACTACCTTCTATTATGAATTTAGATTATTATTGCACTCCAGAGTGGATGGGAGATAGCTTGTACCAAGAATATAAATACTATATGGACAAGCAGTCTAAGTACATGAGTGGGTTTTATAGCAAGGATATCAGCGGATCAACAGAAGAGTATTTTGATGTAAAGACGACGAGCGAGGATTTTGTCGCTGGCGTTGTACAACAGCTCCCCGTACAAAGCGCACAAGAACAATTCAATGTAAATGGAGATACAGTTTCATATAATATAGATAAAGTTATTAAGGAATATAAAATTAACAGCGAGATTGAAGAGATTGCCGTTAATAGCAAAAATGAAACTTTTAATGAGCCAAATATGCAGGTCGAAACGATCACTGCACAAGAAGATGTTGCAACTTTCACTTTCGATGGCTCGTATATATTTACTCTTCCCTCAGATTTTAACTTTAATGAGAATAGCATTGTAAAAATTGAAGGCAAAGAAGTAGATAACACCAACTATGAATATTCAAACAACAAATTAGAAATCACTAATAAGTCTTTGTTAACAACTGGTAATACAGTTGAAGTAATCACATGTGAGAATAAGTTCGTAATAGAGAGCGTGATTACAAAAGACAGCAAGATTATTATTAATGGCGCTCGTGAGTTGATGTCATCTGAATATTCTTATGTGACAAATGGCAATGAAAAATATTTAACAATCAATGTCTCGTTATCTGTTGGAGACGAAATAAAAATCAGCACACCAAATGGCACATTGTTTACAAGCGTTCAGGTGTCTATTCCAAGCGGATATGCAATAGCTGCTGTTAAAGTGGATGAAAATGATGTTAAATATACTGTGAACACTACTGGGTCAACTATTACTATTAATGACACTGACGCAATAAAATATGGAAGCATTATTGAAGTAGAATATATTCAAAATCGTTTTACTTTAAAAAAACTTCGAGACAAAGTCGTTTCCGTGGAGATAAATGACACGGACTTTTCTAAGTATGAACTGGACGGGGCACAACTAACTATCAATGGCTTGTCCGTAGGAGATACTATTAGAGTTGAATCAATTGATACGCAGTTTGATTTATCCGATGATGACGACAAGGAAATTGTGTCCGTAATGGTAAATGGCGAGAAGCAGCAGGGATATAATTTGGATGGAAACATTTTAACAATAAATGAATTAAATCCAAGCGATAGAGTTGTTATAAATTTAGTTAATAATAAGTTTGAAAGCCAACAGTACGATAAACAAATATTATCTGTCAAAATTAATTCTCAGAAAGTTAACTACACTTTTTCGGATAATGTTGTCACAGTTTCTAATTTAGACTTATTGTTTAGTGGAGAACAAATTGTAATAGAATTTGTTCCAAAATCTTTTTCTCTATCTCTGCCAAAAGACAAAATAGTATCTGTGCTCGTTGATGGCAAAGAAATTGGTGTTAAACAATATGAGTACGATTATAGTATTAAAAAATTAACTATTTCTCTGGACAATCTTTTGATAAATAGCTCTGTGGTTGTAGCGTCTATTGACACTCATTTCGATGTTAAACAATTGTCTGCAAATGAAAATATTGCGGCAGTGTGTATTTTGCGCCATTCAAATGACGGGAAGACACAAGAGCTAACTGTTGACGTTAATGATTATACTTATGACAAAAATGAAAATAGTTTAGTTGTTAATGATAGTAGGCTCAGTCAGGACGATATAGTTTTGTTTAAAACTATTAACAAATCATTTGTTGTTTCAAATAGTAATAAAGCATTAACTTCTGTTAGAATTAATGACAATATTACTGAAGATTACACATTTAATTCTAGCATATTAACTATTACCACTAGTTTAGGAATTGGAGATACAGTTTCCGCTGAATTTTTAGATAATCATTTTATGCTACAAAACGACATTGGTTCAAAGCATATCGTTGAAAAGAAATCCCCTGATTCGATGTTAACTGAAACAATTTCAGAAGGTGAAGATGGATATCTGTACGACAAAACTAAAAAAACATTGACAGTGTATGCCGCGCTTGAAAATGGAGATAAACTTATTGTAAAGACTATCGAGGCCGAAAACGCTTTGTCAGTTGTTGAGTCTAATGCGGGAGATGGCAAAATATTAAGAACAGATGTCTCTCCAAAACTGGATTCTTACGAGCCAAAAGCCGGAGATTATGTTGTGTGGGTAGAAGGCTATACTGAAACATTAAAAAGGCTATACGAACTTATAGACAGTCGGTTAACTGAAGAAAATTCTGTCCCTGACGAATATAAAATTACAGAAAAGATTGTTACTCCAGAGAACTTTGAACAAGCAGGACTTTATTTGCCAGAAGCAAGTATAGATAACCTTGGTGAAGTTTATAAAATAGTCAACCAAGACAACAATGGAAATGAAGTTGCTTCTAAGTATTATGTATGCGAGATTAAAGTGTCTATTGTGAAGAACAAGCAGACGGGCAAAGATGAACAAAAGTATACTTATGTTTGGAATGAAAGAAACTTAGTTGTTGGGGCAGAAGGTATTAATTCTCTCAAAGAAACAAAAGATATATACTTGTCAATCCAAGATGTACAAATTGCTGCTGAATGGGACAAAAAGGACGCAGATAGTGATGAATACAAGGCTTATATAAATAATCTTAATAAGCTTAATGCCATTAATAAAGAACTAGAGAATAAACAAAAAAAGGTTGAAGATATTCAAGCGGAGATCCAAAAAGTAAATGATGAAATCACGTTAATATCAGAGGACATAAGTGTTAACAAAAATTTTACTCCAGAGAATTTGGATAGGTTGTCCTTGTTCCTAAGAGAAGATGAATATTCGGATGATTGCTTCTATGTTTCAGAAATTGATACTGACTTGGACAAGATTAATACGCAGAAAGAATTGTTAGTCGCTGGACAAAAAGAATTAAAAAAGATTTCTCAGCCAAAATTGTCTTTCTCTGCTTCTATGAGAAATATCTATGCAATGCCTGAGTTTGCTCCTATTCTGAATCAGTTTAGCCTTGGCAATTTTGTAAAAGTTAAAATGCGAGATGACTTCATCAAGAAAGCAAGATTGCTCGAAGTCCAGTTGAATTTTTCTGATTTAAGTAATTTCTCATGTACTTTCGGAGACTTATTATCTGCGAAGGATCAGGGCGATATCCATGCTGATTTGTTGTCTCAAGCAGTTAGCGCTGGTAAAGCGGTTGCTAGTGGTTCTTCTTATTGGCAAAAAGGCTATGACGTAGCCACTGCTATTGATGAGAGGATTAGAAACGGATTAATTGACGCAACGACTTCAATTAAATCAAATTCTGCTGGACAAAGTGTGTCGTGGGATAATTATGGTATTCACCTTCGTAAAGTTGTAGATGGCGTATTAGATAATCATGAGGGCTGGATTACAAACAATAAATTCCTATACTCAGACGACAATTTCCAGACGACTAAGTCTGTATTTGGTAATTATACTATTGATGGAGAAGAATATTGGGGCATTCTAGCAGGCTGTGTTCGTGCTGGACTGGTCGAAGGTAGTAGTATAGTTGGTGGCCAAATTTGTATTGGCGAGCAGGAAGATGGTTCTTATGCTTTTATGGTTGATAAAGATGGAACGGTAACTATGAATAAAGGCGATGCCGCCGAGAAGCTTTCTTTCTTTAGTTTTGATGGCGATAATGGTTTAGTTGTTGGTGAAAACAACGGTTCTGGGGAATATTTCTCAAGAGTTTCTGCACAAAGAATTGAATTCTGTCGTAAGGCGAGAATTATAACAGTAGAGTCTGAACCAACACAAAGCAATAGATATAATAATTATGATTATATTTTATATATCCACCAAGAAAACAATGATACTTATTACGACTATTATAAAAATCCAGATTTTTTGTCTGCCCAATATAAGCCGATAAGTTCAATTGGTGAAAATTTTGCAGATCCAGAAATTAAATTTGGTATTCCAATTACTTATTTTGCGAATGATACTGCATACATGAAACAAGCAGAAATTGATGGTAGTTTAAAAGTTGGCACAGAAGAGAAACTATCATCTATTTCTTTAGGCAATTTTAAACTTCAAATAGAAAGCAATGGAAGCTTATCTATTGTCGCAATACAATAACGTGGAGGTGATATTATATGGCAACTGCATCAAGTGGTGCGTTTGAGACAAGTGTATATGATGTTGGTGATGCATTCCCAAATAGAATTAGAGTAGAATGGTCTTCTTCTCAAAGTGTTGCAAATAATACATCAACCATATATTGGACTGTTACATCTGCTGGTGGATATGGTGGCCACTATGTTATGGCTGGCCCAATAACTGTTAGTATCGCAGGAGTTACTGTAGTGAGTCGAGCTGACAGGTTTAAAATGTATGTCGACCAACCGTTAGGTTCAGGAAGCTTCACTTTAACTCATAATTCCAATGGGACACAATCATTTTCTGCATGGGCAGAGGCAGCTCTTTATACATATGCGATCAGCAGTACGAGATATGACTATTATATTAATCTTCCTCAAATTCCAAGAGCTTCAAGTATTAGTGTAAGTGGGAGTACAATGGATTCTACAATAACTATCCAAATATCAAAAGCAGAATCTTCTTTTACTCACACATTAGTTTGGTCTTTTGGAAATGAAAATGGAACAATTGTTTCGCAAACTTCAAATTCATCTGTAACATGGACTCCTCTTTCTAAGCAATTAGCATCCCAAATCCCTAATTCTGAATCAGGCACAGGAACATTAACATGTATAACATATAATGGGAATACAGAGGTTGGAAAAAAATCTATTAATTTTACTTTAAAAGTCCCTTCTGATGTGAGACCTTCTATAAGTGCTTTTACATCGTCTATTGCAAGTACTAAGCCTTCTGGATGTGGGTTATATGTTAAAAATAATTCAACTGTACAGTGGGCCGTATCTGCTTCTGGAATATACGGTTCAACAATACGTAAATGTGTAATTAGTGGCCCAAATTTGTCTTATACGTCTACAATTTCATCTAGATCTTATATGGCAACAAGTGCTACTTTAACAACTTGTGGAACTAAAATATACACTGTCACAATAACAGATAGTCGTGGTAGAACTGCGACTAAGACTCAAAGTATTTATGTTAGTGATTATAATCCCCCAACTATTACTTCAATAACTTCGTTTAGAAGCAACGCAGATGGTAGCATGAATGGGTCTGGGCAATATGTTACGCACCAGTTAAATGCGTCGTTTTATACGTTAGGTGACAATAACAATATCAAAATTAAAGCATATAGTAAAAAACGTTCAGATGCTACGTATTCCGAATCAAATAGTGTTATTGTGAAAGATGACGAGAGTGATAGAACTAGCTACACATATACGTATAAAGATGCTTCTTTCGCTGTAGACACCGCATATGATTTCAAAATTGTTATTTCTGACAGTGTTGGTCAATACGCTATGTTTTACACAAATGTTGGGACAAAGAATGTACCATTAAATATTTCTGGTGACAATAGCTCAATTGCAATTGGTGGTTTTGCACAAAAACAAGCTGACAACAAAGGGTTATTCCGCTGTGAATGGGCAGCAAGTTTTGCTTCGTCTCCACAAGTGGATTCTGATAGAAATTTAAAGCGCGACATTAACGATATTGATATTGACATCATTGACAAGCTAAAGCCGGTTCAATATGTATTAAAGAATGACGATTCTGATACAATACATTATGGATTTATCGCACAAGATGTAGAGCAAGTACTATTAAGTTCAAATGAATCAAAACAGAAAACGGGAATTGTTCATTATGACGAAGATGAAAGTACAAAAGAACATAAAAATTATTCATTAGCCTATGATGAGATTATCCCGTTACTAGTAAAAAAATGCCAAGAACTTCAGCGCGAGATTGATATATTAAAAGGAGAATAAATTATATTGTTTGGAGTGATATAAACAATGATAGATTTAATTACAAACATATCCAGCCTAATAAGCGGGATTATGGTAATCGTTGCGTTCTTGGGCGTTCTGATTAAACCAATAAGAAAAAAAATAGAAACATGGCTCAGAAACACAACAAATGCCGAGGAGCTAACTAATACGATGAAAGCTCATACGAAGCAGCTTAATAATTTAGAATACAAGATTGATCAGCAAGAAACGAAAAGCAAGAAAGCGGATGAACAAATTATCAATCATCTAAAAGATGTTGATACGAGACTGAATAACGTTGATTCTAAGTTGTGTACGCTTGACAATAGAGTCTTTGAAAATGAGCGGGATCGGATCAAGGCAGAGTTGTCTGAATGTGTGTCTAGATGTGCTCGTGGAATAAAACTTTATCCAGAAGAGAAAAATCATATTGATGAAATCTATTCGAAGTATATTAATGAGCTTCATTGTAATTCTATGGGGTCAGAACTATATCATACCATTACGAAATATTATGAGAGCCAAGATTGGTTAAAAGCATAATAAACGCTTAGGGACTAGAGAATAAAATCTCTAGTCCCTATTTTTTTGCGCCCTGCTGCGCTTTTAAATGAATTCTAATCACATTTAGTATCCAATTATTCACTGACCTATTCTCTGCGTGAGCTGCAAGCTCTATTTGGAATTTTTCTTCTTCTGGAAGCCTAAATGTAATGGATTTTGTTCCCGGTTTGCATGTCATATTCACACCACCTTTATATGAATATCATAACATTTTTCGTTAAAAAGTGCAATCACCCTTATAGCAAAAACTAGGGGTAAAATTGACAAAGTGATGGCACCTTTTTGAAGTTGGCAGTAGGGGAGTGGAGTTAATGTCAATTATAAAGAACATCCTGTTATTTAATGTTTTTTATAATTGACATAGACTCAATTTTAGTTTCGTCTAGCAAATGAGAATAGACCTGCATTGTCATATTTATATTTAAATGCCCAACCATTTGAGATATCATTGTTATCGGGACATTGTTGTGTAACATTAAGCTCACAAAAGAGTGCCTAAGTGCGTGGACTCCACAATGCTTTATTCCTGCTCTATTAATAATACGATCAAATGTGTTTTGTGCAGCGACTTTACAAATTGGTTTTGTATGATTCACATGGACAATGTATCCGTTTGGCTCCCATCCAATCTGCTCTTGCAGATCTCTTAACGCAGCAATTGCCATGTCTGACAAATAAATAGTTCTTGCGACTCCTGTTTTTGTAGAATTGGATACAATTTCAATGGTCTTATTTTTACTCTTGCTTCTGTCATTGATACGAGCGACAGTTTTATAAATTTTCGCAGTACGCGTTTCAAAATCAATGTCGCTCCACCTTAAAGCTAAAGCTTCTCCAACTCTGCATCCAGTATATAGTAAAAATACATACAAAGCGCCATTCTTATAAATACGCACTCCATTTTTATGCCTAGAATAGCATGTTTGTATTAATTTTTCTCTTTCTTGTTGAGACAAATATCTTCTTTCTTTTTGTACAAATAGCGACTTTTTTGGTAGTCTAACTTCCCCCATCGGGTTTCTATCAATCTTTTCTCGTAGTAATGCATAATTGAATATTTCTCCTAATACAGAACATGTTTTCTTAATTGTTTCATATGCGAGCCCATCGTCTTTCATTTTATTAATAATAAAAGTTTGAATTAAATGTCCATCTATTTGTTTCATTTCTAAATTATATAATCTTGTCACATGTTTTTCTTTTAATACACGTTCCATTCTATCAAATGATGAAGGTTTCAATGTTGGCTGTTTGACTGTGAAAAGCCAAGAATGAATAAAATCTTCAAATAATATATCCTTATTCCCAACGATATTTTTATTAAGTAATACTTCAAATTCACGTTTTTTCTTTAAACAAGTTTGCTTGTCCCCGTAAAAATATTTTCTTCCTATTCCTTTATAAGCTACAGACAATTTCCAAGTGCCATTGTCTCTTTGCGTCCACGATCCTTCCCCATTACTTCTTTTCTTTGCCATAAATATATTCCTCCATTTTCTAACAATACAAAATTATAGTTCATATCATTATTATATTTGATGAAAACAATATGGTCAATGGCAATTTTTATTCACAATCGTACCACAATAATACCACAATTTTTTGATTATTTATCATAACAGTACAAGATTATTGGTGATATCGAGTGAATACAATTTTCTTCCAAAGCAAGCTTAAACCAGCATATATTCTAGCTCCAATGCTTTAGACTTGTGTTTGTGAATAGCTGTTCTATTATGTTTTTATGGCTGTTTCTCAGGCTATATGAATCATAAGTGTCCATAAATAAAAACAACTCAAGTCATTGATTCTCCTAGATTTAAGTGATATGTTTTTGCTGAATGACCACATCATTTACCACAATTTTATTGTACCACATCTTTTGACCACAATTCAATATAGTTTATCTATCTTTTATAAGCTAAACTTTTCTTTTCAAACCATTCATCAACTTTGTCCTCAATAATAAGAAATTTTCGTCCGTTTCTTACTGATGGGAAATCTTTACGTTTGACAAGTTCGTAAACACTATTAATTCCTATTAATCCCGGATGCTCTGCGTTTAATTTTTCATATAACTGTTTTACTGTTATGTATTTCATATTATCACTCTCCTATCATATTTGCTCTATTTTACATTATATCATTGCATTTTTGATAAATAAATATGTCGGTAATGCAAGATTACACTACCGACATGTTGTTATTTAATTTTGTATATTTATATGCACTTTATAATCAAAAATCATCATTACAAGAACCACACTTGTCTTGGCATTCACACGAAGTCGTTGTGGTGCAATTGTTGTATAAAGTTGTGAGCATAGAATTGGTAAGAGGATATCTCGTTTCGTCATCTGTCTCATGCGTTTCTGTGACGGACTTTCTCGTCAACTTGCCGTCTTTGTCATATTCATAAATAGTTTCTACAATATTGCGTTTAATCATTTTTTAGCTCCTCCTCTACAATTGTTTTAAGAACCTTGTATGCTTTATCAAAATTAATATTTGAAATTGCGTAATCAAAATCATCTCTCATTATCATTTCTGTGAACTGTTCATTTTCATTAAAACAACGTTTATAGAAGGTTAGTGCATCATCTTTTCGTCCATTAATGGCTCGTTCTTCACGAACTTCATCTGGTACGTGAATATAGATAGTTACGAATCGAACATCAGAAAGATCAAGCGAGAGATTGTGCATATACTCGATCCCTCTATAGTCGATTACATAAAAATCTGAATCTAGTAATTGCTGCTTTGTTGAGAAATATTCATAACCAGAGATGCACGTATAAGCAACCATTTGATCTTTATACTGAGCTACTTCCTCTGGTGTAATAAATGTATGAGTATCTCCCTCTCCATCTCTACGAGCGCGGGTTGCATATGATTTAAGCTGTCTATATCCATGTTCTTTACATAGCTGGTTAACGAGTGAGTCTTTTCCAGACCCACTCTTGCCAACAATTAGGAAAATTGTGTGCATATTTGTCACTCCTTGTCACGAAGAATTAGATTAAGAATTACGCCGACAATCAAAGCTAGTGCAGTTGCAGAGAATGATATTATTTTACCACCAACAACTAGCCCACTGATGCCAAGAGACAAAACTGCAGATACTATAATCAGATTCTTCTGTACATTAAGATTTACTTTCTGTAGCATCTTAACACCAGAACATGCGATAAAGCCATAAAGAATAATAGCCGCTCCTGCAAATACACAGCTTGGAATTGAAGCGATAAATGCTTGAACTGGAGCAACAAAACCAAGTAGTCCGAGTAGAACTGCTGCGGTTGCTGTTACACATACAGATGCTACACGACTGAATCCAATCGTCGCCACACTTTCTCCGTAACTACATGAGCCAAGACCGCCAAAGCATGCACTAATTAAATTGCCTAGTCCTTCACCAAAGAAGATTCTCCCAAGTCCGGGCTTTGAATAAAGATCTATTCCGATAATTCCGCCTAGTGCTGCATGGTCACTAAGAGCTTCCATACAAGCAGACACAGTATATGCTATAAACATAACAGCTATAGGGATAATAGTACTCCATTCAATTGCTCCCCAATGAGTAAAAGCAAAATCTGGCATTTGTACAAATTTAAGATTATTAAATACGGAAAAGTCTACAAGGGCACATACTCCTGTAACTGTAAGGAGTACGGCGATTGCATATCCAATTAATATACCAAGCAAAAATGGCAGTATTCTCACAATACCTTTAGCATAATGAGAAATAAGTGCAATAGAGAATGTTGTAATTAGTGCCACAACGATTCCCCACTGTCCAGTTTCTCCAACATAGCCAGAAATGAATCCCATTAGATTCACTCCAATTACTGTTGTGACAGCGCCAATAAGAGCTGGAGGGAACACCTTGTAAATTGATTGGTATGGAATTTTAGTGAAGATGAATCCCAAAATACAATATACAATACATGCCGTTAAACCTCCAATTGCTATACCAGTATAACCACCTATACTAAGTGCAAACAATACTGGTGCGACGAAGGCTCCGCTGTTACTTAGGAACATAGGAGATTGGCCTTTAGTTATAAAGATGTAAATAAAAGTTGAAAGTGCTGCTCCTATAAGTGCTCCAGACGTAGCAATTCCACAAATGTTTGCAATAAGCACTGTGGCAACGAACACAGACAACACCATTTGTACTCCAAAGAGTATCATTTTCCCAAACGGCGGCTTGTCGCCAATTCCATAAATCATATTACTTGTTCCCATATAATCCCTCCAAATGCTCTAATATTTCATCAAATGTTTCGAAATCGCCATTTTTAGCTGCATAAAGGATCATGCCATATAGCAATTGATTAATACTGAAACTTCTACGCCAATCCTTTTCATTAAGATGATTTGTGCGAATATCAAAGTAATGAAAATAATTTTGTTTATCGGCAATACGATTAATTTCTCTCTTTAGACAAGCTAGTGCCCCTTCAGATGGGGCGTGATTATTTTCGCATTCTGTGATGATCTCTGTAAGCTTGTCTGCCATATACTTCCAACCGAATAGGCAACCAGTCTCACACATTGAACCAATTGCACTTTGTTCAGGGCACATAACGACAAAATCACTATTCCAAAGACGGTCAATATCTGCTTCTGTAATCTTTTCTGCAAGGTGATTGTTTTCTTCTTCTGTCATATTAGATTTATCATTAATAGATTTATTCATTACAGGGCTGTATACTTCCACAGGCAGACCCATTTTAAGAAACTTATCATATTCATACTGCCTTGCAAGATTTGAGCCGAAGCTCATTATATCTCCTCCAAGATATCCTAGTGGCTTTTTCTTCATATTACCTCTCCTTATCTTCTCGGTCATTATTTGTCCAATATTCACTTATTACTACTCCCAAGCATTCCTGCGCCGCGCTCAGTCTTGAGATTGGTAATATCGTCTACATCGACTTCTTCGATCTCAACCTGCGGCACTTCTTCTACAGCAAACTGTGCAACAGCCTTGCTATATGGAACACGAATGAAATCTTCTTCCTTTGTAACTTCTGAAACATTTTTGGTAATTTCGATAGGAATGTCATTGCCATTATAGAGCGCTACAAACCACTCTCCTGTAAAGTTAGAATCAATCTGTCCAGCCATAACGAACATTGCGGACTTTGTATTACTTCCGCGTTCTCTAAACCCAATGCGGTAATTGCTATCAAAAGTGCTACAGATTCCTGTTGGAACTAGCTTGACTGTATGAGGCTGAATCACAACAAATTCTTCATCGAAGCAAACATAAAGATCATAGCATCCATCCCCTTGCCGCTTACTAGGGATCTTTGCATCTGGTCTTGTCTTTGCAAACTTAATATGTGCGTTCATAAGCAAGCCCTCCATTACCAAAACCAAATTGGACTCTTGCCGTTAAAAATATAATTTAGATAATAGAAGCTCTTATTGATGCGGAAAGTGCCATAATCCTCAAGATATTTCTTGATCTCATTATCTACATCTGTTAGCATTTTTTCAATAGTTGCTGCACGATTCTTCTTTGCAGCCTCGATCTTTTTATTTCTCTCTTCCTCTTCAGCATCCTTCTTCTGCTTAACTAGTGAGCTAAGTCTCTTGTATTCTTCAGATGCTGTCTTAAGTTCCTCTTCTAGTTCTTCAATTGTCTTCTCTCTTGTAATATCACCCATTATTCATTACTCCTTTATTATAGTTTTGTATTGTATAAAACAATCTCTTGTTGTTTGATTGTCTCATGAACGTCAATAAGACGCTGATTTGTGCTCCCACGAAATGGTAATGTAATATCTCGCATAGAATCTATATATGGGCCATCAACTACAACATCGCACATTGCAAGAATGTAATTTGTCAATAGACTATTGTCGAAACAAACATCAACCGATGTATCAAAGTCATTGATTGTTAATGTGTATCCGGTATATAGCCAGATATCTTTGTCTTGAAATTTCTCTCTAAATTCATTAATGATACAATATACTTCTTGCAGATTTTCATATTCTAAAGGATGGCCACCAGATAATGTTAAACCTTGTACCCATGGCTTATTTAATGCGTCAAACAGCTTTTGCTTCGCAAGATCATCAAATTGTTCGCCCGCATTAAAATCCCATGACTGAGGGTTTTGACAATTATTACAATGTACATTACATCCAGACACCCAGAGTACTACTCGTACTCCGGGGCCGTCTGCGATTGAGCATTTATTGATTCCTAAATAATTCATATGAATCACCTACTAATAATTTTGTCGTGTTTAACACGCATTTCAACTTCTTGTTGCTTGCCCTTATTAAATGCAGTTTTGTAATCATTTGTCAAATATCCGGTTACACGACGCAACCTTTTAATATCATTACTGTTGCACATTGGGCAAACATCGTTCATTTCATCGCAATATCCACAGTTCATACACTGGTCGTTTGGGACATTCAAAGCAAAATAAGGTATATCTTTATTCATCGCATAATTTACAATTGTTTCAAGAGCTTTAACATTGTTTTTTGCTCCAGAGTCTAATTCAACATAAGTAATGCATCCTGCATTTGAATATCCTGTTAGCTGTGATTCAATATCAATCTTCTCAAATGGATTTACTTCTTTCCAAACAGGAACATGAATTGAATTAGTAAAGAAGTCTTTGTCAGACACATTAGGAATTTCTCCATACTTCATTTTAAATTTCTGCATAGCAGTGTAACAAAGATTCTCTGCAGGTGTATAATATACACCAAAGTTGAGATGATATTCTTGCTTAAACTCTGCACATCTATCTTTGAATAGTTGCTCAATGTGCTTTGCCAATTTCATTCCCTCTGGCTCTGTATGATCACAACCAATGAGAATTTGCAGTGTTTCGGCTAAACCTAATTGGCCTAGTGCTAAAGTTCCATGTTTTAAAGCAGAACGAATACCTTCTTCTGGTACATATCCAGCCATAACATTATTTTCATACATAAACTTTGCCGCTTCTGGAGATTGAGAACAAATCCAATCAAAACGTTCAAGAAGCATATCTTTTGCTTCATTGATTTTTTCATTCAAAAGTTTCATGAAATTATCAACGGCCAATCCTTCTAAATCTTCTTCAAAAGGCTCTGAATTTTTGAGAGCAGCTTCTTTTGCTTCCATTGCCAATGTTGGCATAATGATTGTCACAGGGCAGATATTTCCTCTACCGTCTTTTAGCTGACCAAAACCATTAATGTCATATCCATTTGCTGTTCTACACGTGTTTATCAGATGTTGCCATCTGCACTGACTATATCTTCTATCTTTCGATAGCCTTCCGCTTCGGTTCTCAGTTGCTTCGTTTCCTAAAACAACGGCAGCGCCAATCTCTGCCCCTACTCCCATACATTCATCAGGGATAGTCGATACACTTTTAATTAAGAATAGTTATTTTATAAATTGTCGCACATATCACCATCCATTGCCCTGAAATAATCTATTCTTAATTACTTAGCACGGTCTCAACTCGTAGAGTCCTAACCGTTAGCCTAAATTAGACACCCTCTGGCGAGGTTCAAAAGGTTTTACATGAGCTATAAGTTTACGCTTACCCATGGTACTGAAGTACGTTCTTGGATCATTAATGTCATATCCAGCATTATTACTCCAATCTACATTGGCATAATTAGGATAAAGTCTAAGACTTGTAGACTTTAGAGCCAACTGGAATAGATCATAATTCGGATCTTCTGGCTTGCGGTTTACTCCCTTCATGCACTGAAAGATTCCACATGGGAAAATACTAGTGCGATGAAGTTTGCCAATGCCTTTGATAGAAACATCAAGTAGTGCTTTAGTTACCATACGTCCTTCTGGAAGCGTACAAGTACCATAATTAATTGATGTAAATGGGAGCTGATTTCCAGAACGACTTTGAAGTGTATTTAAATTGTGGTACATTCCCTCAACGGCCTGATAAATTTCCTTTGTTGTCATATCCAGTGCATACTCATATGCCTCTGGATAGTTTTTATATTCATCCCAGTCAATCGGACGAGAATCATTAAAGTCGCTGTCCCAATGTTCGTCCCATTCATCTCGTAGGCAATATTTGACCCCATCCTTAAAGTGCTTATAAAAGCTCTTTCTTACATAAGGAACCATCGTCCAGTCTAAATGCGTAGCACTTACGCCGCCAAACTGTTGTAAGCTCTGAAGTTGAAAGATAACCGCAACAAGCTGAAATGCCGTATTAATACTTTGTGCAGGACGCACATCCGTCTGTCTAGTATTGAATCCATTCGCAAGCAGATCGTCGAACGGAATGCTAAGACAGTTATGAGAACCAACCGCATAAGCATTAAGGTCATGAATGTAAACCTCATTATTCTCATGGTTGGCCTTTGCCATTGGTGAGACAAGGTATTCTAGAGCATAACGTCTTGTCACAACATCGCTCGCCTCTCCAATACGGCCACCAAATGAAGCTTCGTCAACATTTGCATTTTGGTTTTGGATATTATTCGCTGTTAGCTTTTCTGACACGGTCTGCATTAGCTCTTGATATTGATTTCTCGCCATTTCATGCAAGAAACGATAATTTACATATGCTCTGGCAGTTGTTTTGAACCGAGACGCCATTAGCTTTCGTTCAACCATATCCTGAATGTCTTCAACGGAAAGTTCAGAAGCAGAATTGCTTGACTCGATATCGAAAGCAACTTTTGCAGCAAAATCTTGAATATCTTCAAAATTCTCTCCATGGTAAATACTTTTATGTGCTTTTAAAATAGCGTTCTCGATCTTTGTTTTATCAAATTCTACCTTTCGTCCATCACGCTTAGTTACAATCAATTAGCATCCCTCCATCAAATAAAGCCCTTGGTTTTCTTTATATAGTTCATTCACATAATCTACAATTTCTTCCCAGTTATTAGCTCTGTAAATTCCATACACATCATCATGTACGTTTCGATTCCATGGCTTGTCAAGAAGCACTCTATCAACCGCATAATTTGTAGCCATTAAATTCTCTGCACAATCATCAACAAGTACATCTACATGCAATAGCGACTTGTTTTGAATACAGATAATATGTTTCTGGTCAATAAATGGGAAGTTATTAGCGAACCAATCAACTTTCCACGCAAAATTTGAGTAATGCGTTGCTGTTGCAACGTAGACATCATACCCATTATCAATTAGCTTCTTAACACCCCACTGAGAATCAGGAGCTGGGGATAGTGAATCCCACAGCTCTTTCTCCATAAAAATAGAAGTTAGTTCCTCAGCTACTTCAAATGGAAGGCATTTGTAAAAGTCATATTGCGTGAAAATCTCTGTCGTTAGTTCTGTGTCATGTCTCGTGTTATATAGCTCTAGAGTTTTCTCAATGAGATTATTAAGTACCTCATCACAATCTAGAGCAACAGTAAACTTCTGCATAGTTGCCTCCAATAATTTTGTATTGTTAATCCTGCTCTGGTTCGGAAGTGTTTTCTTCTTCCTTCTTTACATCAACAATATCACCATTCTCGTTAACGTCCTTGCCCAGACTAATTGAACAAAAATGTTCAATCTTCTTGATTAGTCTCTTATAGTCGTTCGCCGACTTCTTGCCCGGTTGACGCTTGAACTCCGCGATGTACTGAAGCACAACGCCACAAATTGCTTTCGAGCCACTGAGCAAAGCCGCCATCTGTACCTTCTTCATCTGTGTAGTAATTGCTTCTTTGAGCTCGTCGTTTGCAAGTTCAGATGCTGGCGGTGCTTGCTCGTCTGCTTCTTCTACGCTTTCAACGCTCTCTGGCTGTTCATAGTTTTCATTTTCATCCATGTTGAATCACTCCTTCTTCTAGTTTGTAATGCGATTATATCACAATAATTTTGTGCTGTCAAGATGTCTTTTTGGCACGTGTATGTTTTATTTTTTCGAGCCAAACGGTGTAGGGTTTAACTTTTTCAACGAACAAATGATCGTCTTCTTTCCTTCCAAGAATTGCAAGGCACTTGCCCTTCGAGATAAGATCAAAATATTCTTTTAGTTGTCTACTCCAAATAGTCGCTTCAATAATTCTATCAGAAGTAATCAAATCTAGATATGCGAAGGGATTGTTGTTTTTATCTTTCTTGCGCTTTATGTCTGATATAACACACAAGACAACTGTTTTTTCTCCATTCGGGACATCATCCCAATTAGCGTTTATTAAATCTACACCTTCTTGCAATGGGTTCTCTGTCAAAAACATTGATAAGCTTTCGTATTCCCATAGGAATTGATCTCTAGCATATTTTTGTTGGAACTCTGTCATATACGCTTTATATTTGACCTCTTGCACTTGGTCGAACTTTTCTTTACGCTTTGCATTATACAATTGCAGCACGGCTTCTTTATCTACTTTTTTGCCAGCCTTGTAATCATCTACGTTGATATCCCAATTTAGCAATAATTTTGCTTTTGTCCCATATGATTGAACTGGTTTATATTCTTTCTTATCATACGATAAGGTAGCATACTTTCTCATCAGCTTCATTTTATTAGAAGTAGGGAAAGCACCAGCTTTAATTAGAGCAATTGTGGCCGCTTTATCTTGGATTTTTGACAGATAATCATCAAAGCTGCTATATGGCTGGTTCTCAATAATCTTAGTAATTACTGACTCGCCAATGCCTTTTACTGCGCCAAAACCAAAAAGGATTTCTTTAGTCTCTGGCTTAGCCTTAAAAGAAAATTCAGACTCATTAATCTTAGGCGGAAGTACTTTGATTCCCATTCTATGACAATCTGTAATAATAACACTAAGCTTTGAAGTATTGTCCGACTTCGCTGTCAAAAGTGCGGTCATAAATTCTACTGGATAATATACTTTCATCCATGCGGTAAGATAAGATAACAGACTATAAGCAACAGCATGCATTTATACCCCTGCTTTCGCAGTATTTAAAAGGGATTAGACCATACCATCTTCTCTGAGAGAAGCACCTTGGTGGTCGTTGAGGGTCATTACTCCCTGCTGATTGCCCAATCTCCACAACTATTACGCCTTGGTATGTGAAGCTCTAAGGGTGTTCCAGCATATTCGGTGTTCAATATATTGTCGCCAATATAAGGGGCCATTGTGTTAACCACGATTGAAGCTATATTCTGCTTGTTTCTCAAGTAAAGCCCAAACTTCTTTGATTTGTTGCTCTGTCCATTGTTTTTTTCTTAGCCCATCTGCAAATTGTGTATACAAAGAGGCCATAACATCTTTCTTTTTTTTGCCGATGGCCCTACGTCCAGTGTCCTGTTCTACCTCATTAAAACCTGCATATGCAAGCAAATGGAGCGAATCTTCTTGATATAAAAGAATTCCCCATGTTTTTTGAAATAGTTTTTTTAAATCTGGATGTATACATTGAATGGATTCTGGGCACAATTTATTTTTGCAATAATCAGGAAAACTATTTTTTGTTCCGGGACGATTACTTGCATTTATGGCGATAACATCCTCAATGTTGTCAACATGCGCCGCAATACTCATGTTCCTTGCCTCGGCGCTTTCAAATTGGAAGATCCCAACAGTATTGCCAGAAGCATAGATTTCTTTAAATACTTTCTTATCATCAATATTTAAATGATTAATATCAACGTCTTTCCATGTTAAATTGGCATTTTTTAAAGCCGAATCGAGGATGTCTAATGTTTCAAGCCCAAGTGCATCTTCCTTAACGAGGCCCATTCCACCATCAGTATCTTGGCATATATGCATTTCAAATTGTGCCATAACATGCTTTTCATTATCTAAACATAATGGGGCATAATGTAATACTGGTTTAGGAGTTAATAGAGTACCGCTTGCATGACGACCCCGCGATTTTGGGAGCCCTTCAAGCTCCATAACATATTTAAACCATAAAGGGAATTGTTTATAAATTTTATCAAGTTTTTCGTTCTTGCCAATAAGGTCTTTAAGCAACATGTCTTTGTCTTCCGACTCACCAAGATCGTTTAATGTCTTGATTGTAGGAATCATTTTTGTTACTTCGTTCCTCAGACTATATGGGATTTGCCCAAAGTATGGGCTGTCCTGTTTGTCATTTAATACTTTTCCAATATCACTAATTGCTACTTTAGTGCTGAGTGTATTAAATGTTGCCATTGGTGCAACGTGATCTTGTCCAAAAATATCACACAGGACTTGGATTGCTTCTTGTCTTCTAGCTTTTGAAATATCCAAGTCAATATCTGCTGCCGAGCCTTTACGACCTAGATTCGCGAATCTTGTAAAGTCTAGATCATATTTTACACTATCTATTTGAGTAATATTTAGCATAAAAACGCAAAGGCAATTTGCAGCGGAACCACGACTATACCCTCTTGGGATTCCACGCCTATCACATTCATTACAAAATTCATACTGAATTAAAAGATAGTTCAAAAAGTCTAATTCTTTCAAGACGGGAATTTCAGACTCAATTCTTTCTCTACGTGCATCCTGCTCTTCTTGTGGCATATGCCCAAACTTTTCATCAAATGTAGAATATACTAAATATCTAAAATATGACTCTGTGTCATATCCGTCTGGGATATGAGCCTTTGGCATTATTGTACCCTTATTTAACTCATAATCAATATTGTCATCCACCATATTGGCAATGTGAATTGTTTCATCAATACCATGCTGAATTACCCTGTCTAGATTCCAATTTCCAAGATATTTATAAATGTCTTCTTCATTTTGAAGGTGGCATCCAATATAAGTTTCTCCTGCTTCTCTGCCTTCTCCAATTTCTACAAAGATTGAATGTGTATCTAGTTGATCTGCTCTCAGCATATGAGCATCTGTTGTAATGACATATGGAATTTGAAGATGATTAGCAAATTTCCAAATAAGAGTGTTTGACCTTAGCTGAGACTCTGTTGGATGTGACTGAATCTCACAAGCAACATAATCAAATGTGTCTTTAAGCAGATTAACAAATTCTTCTGCTTCTTGATACATTCCTGTGTCAAGGTATTTTGCTAGTCGTCCAGCTTGACATGCAGTGAGACAAATAATACCTTCCCCTAAATTGTTGTCTTTGATCCACTGAATTGACACTCTTGGCTTTTTATACATGCCATTCGTACATCCTTCTGATACTATTTTAAAAAGGTTATCTTTCCCGATTTGATTTTTTACAATTAAAAGCAAATGATATCTTGGTTGCACATTGTCTTTTGTATCGTTTTTAAGCATATGGTCATCACATTCATAAATTTCACATGCAGTGATAGGTTTGATGCCAAGCTTTTGACATTCAATAACGTGATTCATTGACGCATACATAAAGCCATGGTCACTTAGAGCAATTGCTGGTTGCCCATTGTCTTTCGCATACTGAGCAATTTGTTTTACAGTAAGAATAGAGTCAAGAAGTGAGCCTTGAGCGCTATGTACGTGGAGATTAACGAAACTCATTTTTTTCACCTCCTAATGCACGATATTTATTTTTAGACAATATCTTATCTTGCACAATATCTAAATTGTGGGGGATGTTGTTTAATATTATTTTTGTAATTTTTAAAGAATCTTCTGAATGAAATCGAAAATATCTATTGTCTTTTTTCTGAACTGTTGATAGGCCAAATTTGTTTTGAAGGGATGATATCAGCTCTTTTCTTTCAGACTCTGTTTCCAATGGAGCGCACAACTCCCAATATCCTTTTATATTACAATGCGCATCGTCTAACATCCAAATAGAGAATGAATATTCATTAAGACAACGAATTAAGTCTATTTTTGTCATATCTCGAAACGGCTTTAACGAATAGTATGTCCTAGTATTGAATCTATAAAAATCTTGACAATTACATACACTGCCCATTATAGAATATTCTTTTTTCCCATTGTACTCCGTTGGAGTCATCTCACACAAATCTTTCATAATTTCATATTTATAATACAGATAATCTTTTTGATTTTTTGCATGACTTACAATAAACAATGGGAAATCTTCTCTTTTATCAATGTGTCCATCTCCTAGCAATGAACCAATAATTAAATCATGCTGTTGTGCATTTATTTGTTTATTTTTCATCCTAGTGTATGTGTCTATATGGTGCTTTTCTTGTCCCCATTTCTCTATTACTCGTTTTGTACAGCTCGCGATTTTTGCCATTTCGTCATGATTCAATCCTCTTTCAACGAACATGTCATAATACCAATTGTAATTTTGATAAATCGCTTCAAAATGAGCATTATTTTGCTTTATATATTTTTTAGTTAACCCCATACTTCCTGCTTTATTAGAGACTGCCGTATATGTACGGGCAATCCCAGAAAAATCATTTATTTTCTCAACAATATCTTTTAATGGAAGGTATTGTGAATATAATTTTTCTAGATACTCTTCCTGTTCTTTAGTCCAAGTCACTTTCCCCATCTTCTCACCCCCAACAATAATTTTGTATTCCCACTATCAATCCATTACAATTTTATAATGTTCGTTATCGACCTGCTCAAGCAGTCCATAGCAATGGAACTCGCACTCACTCTGAAGACCAGCAAATACATTGCGCCATCTACTTGCTCGAACATTATTATTTCTGACTACATAGCACTGAATCTCATCAGGCGAAAACTTCAACGCTATGAGAATATGTCCATCGTTCTTCAGTGCAAAGATAGCGCAATGATTGCATTCATGCTCATCTAGCATAGTATACATGAAGTCAAATACATCGTTATCATTCTCTAGTACGAGACTTATACGATTCCCACATCCACATGGACAAATTGGCGCTTCTAGAAAATTATTCTTCTTGTTAAGTCCGCAATACTTAAATGTTACATTATTCTTTTTCATTGTTTTCTCCTTTTTTATTTATTCCACTAATACCAATTGCTTGGCGGCGCGTGTCACCGCTGTGTATCGCCATTTTCTTTGTTCGTCCGCATCTCCAAACGCTTCGTCAAAAACTACAACTCTGTCAGCCTCTGAGCCTTGGTATTTGTGAACAGTGCACACATACCCAAAAGCAAACTGTAGTGGCTTCTCAATCCCCGCGAATTGCTTCCAATTATCAGCATTCACAGTCGGCTTGCCAGTAGTAAGTAACTGATAATCAATCATCAAGTCTTTATAAATTCCTCCGTCATTAGAAGCAAAGGTAGCATAAATCACTTTGCCATAAAAGTTTGATTCCATAATGCGGATATTCTGTAACGTGCCGATAGTGCCATTGACAAGCTCGTTACCAACGTTATTAATTTTGTTCCAGCTATTTTTAAGGCAAATTACTTTATCTCCTTCTACTGGCTCGTCGCTGTAGTTATCTCCGAGAATTAGTTTTCTCATGTAGTAATTAAGCTCATTCCTAGTTTTATTTTTCCCACAAAGAATCTGATCTGCACCAAGCAACATTTTATCTGACACTTTACTTCTAGGAAGAACACGGCATCGTTTATCCTCTGCAGTATAATGCAGCTTCATTCCATGCCGAACATCCATAGAAAGTTTAATAATCGGATTATCAAGAGCCTGTCGCACAATTTCATCAAGAAAAACGTGTGGATTGTTCAAAATAGTTTGTTCTCCAGAGATTGGTGGAAGCTGCGCTGGATCACCAAGGAAAATGGTGTATACATGATGAGACAGCAACAAATCAATCATTTCCTGCGGCAACATACTCGCCTCGTCAACGACAATAAGCTTGTATTTATGGTCAAGTTTGGTCTTCGGAGTATGAATATATGTGCCATCAGCTTGCTCTTCTGAGTGGTATAACAACTTATGCGCCGTCATTGTATTTTTATTGCCCTTTTCTTTAAGAACCAGAGCGGCTTTGCCTGTAAACGCGATAAAGACCACTTCATTGTCTTTTAACTTTAGTTCTTTGATAATATGACAAACTAGGAAACTTTTACCAGTTCCGCCAAAGCCTGCAATAACAGTATATGACTTATTCTCTTTATACCGCTGGCAAGCAATTTCTAGTCCTTTCTTCTGTCCATCTGTTAGCTCCAATTAAACCTCACCACTTTTCATTGCCTGTCTTTTCTTAAATTCCTCTCTTTTCTTCTTGCGATCTACTGCATATTTATAGTGCTCTTCCGAGCAATAATAGGTATTATGCTTGCCTGCATGCTTTACGAACGCATCTTCTTTATTTAATTTGCACTTACAATAAGCGCACGTACACTTTTTACTCATTCAACCAACCTCCTATATAATTTTGTATTGTATATTACTCGGCAATACTCACTGCAGGAGAAATGTGAAAGAATTCTGTATGGCTTCCTACGTCAATAATAGTATCTCCTGCGGCATTCCACATTCTCGTATAATAAATTGCGAAGTAACGTTCATTGCAAAACTTTGTAATTTCTTTATACGCAGCCTTACGCACTTCTTCGTCAGTTAGGCCATCCTCAAATGTAGCAAGCTCTCGTGCCTCGTGATAACTATTATAAAAATAAAGCTTATGCGTCATTCTCTGGCTCCTCCTTGAAACTCTCCCACATATCCTTCCAATAAGTCTTTTCGTCACAATCTAGCACGTACTGCACGACTTCGCTATTAGTGCTCTTGCCCTCAGCTAGAATATGCTGAAGCAGATCCATGTCAATAGACAGCGGAATATACGAGAGAATATAGTCGCCATTATCCTCTAGACTAGTAACCATTAGCGTCGCGTTCTGATTGTTCGTGTTGTTCTTTTTCATAATGTAAATCCTTTCTTAAATAAAATATTTTTTAATGTAATTTATAAATGTGTTTTGTTTTTTCTGAATATTATCAGTCGCATCATCTTTTGCTTCATATTTTCTCTCACACTGTGAGCAAACCTGTCTTCCTTCAGGAATAATTTCACCACATGCGACACAGCAATTATTATATTCAATCATATCATGCATCAACTCCTTAACTATAATTTTGTATTGTTCAACTATACATATAATATCACAAAATTTTGATTTGTCAAGTAGTTAAATGCATAAAAAATGGGGAGATAAGTTCTCCCCTAAATTTTATTCTGATAGCATTTTAAGAAAATCCTCCTCGCTAATAATTGGAATATTTAATTCAATAGCCTTCTTATTCTTGCCGCTTGTGCTTGTGGTATCATTATTAATAAGATAGTCAGTCTTCTTGCTCACTCCAGATACATATTTGCCGCCATTGTCTTCAATGGCTTTAACAAGTGCATCCCTATTTGGGTAATGAGTTAAACTTCCTGTAATGCAGAAGCTTTTACCATCAAGATTGGAACTAGAACCCACATCATTCTCAACGATAAAGTTCATCTCAACAGGAAGCAATTCAACCATTGGATCTTTGCTATTCCACCAATCATGAATTGACTTATTTGTAATTTCTCCGAAATCATCAATTTGCGAAAAATCATATCCATTAGCTAATGCTTGTACAAAATCATAATGGTCTCCATTAAATTGCTTACTAATAGCTTTTGCCGCAGAAGAGCCAATATTAGGAATACCAAGCGCAGTAATAAATCTATCAAGCGTTACTGTCCTTGATTTTTCAATAGAATCTAGCAGTTTATCTACAGATTTTACCCCCATCCCCGGCAGTTGTGTAATTTCATTCTTATGTTCTTTCAAACGATAAATGTCCTTATAATTATGCAAAAATCCATGGGAAATTAGCAGCTCAAGTGTCTTCTCTGATAGACCATCAATGCTCATTGCTTTACGACTTACAAAATGCGTAAACTGTGCCAATTTCTTTGCTGCGCAATTTGGATTAGTACACATGAGAACTTTACTATTATCAGTATATTTAATCTCAGTAGGCTCTCCACAACAAGGACACGTAGTTGGAATTGTTAGTGTATTGCTACGAGTTAGATTGTCATAAACTTTAGGAATCACCATATTGCTGCGGTATACCGTAATAGTATCACCAATCCCAAGTTCAAGCTGCTCAATGATAGAAAGATTATGGAGTGTTGCTCTTGTAGTTAATGCCCCATCTAAATCTATTTCATCAAAGATTGCGACAGGTGCGATTAATCCGCTTCTTGTTGGATTCCACTCTACATCTCGAAGAGTTGTCTCATACATTTCATCAGCCCACTTAAGAGCCATACGACATCCCTCATGATGTGCGGTAACTGGTAGTGTCTTGGAATATGACTTCATGCACATTTCAAAGATTAATCCATCACAAGGATATTGATACCAATCTGGTTGCATACCTTCGATACAATCATCAACATTTCCAATACATCGCCCAACAGTTTCAAATCCAAGGCAATCTAGATATCCAAGTTCGTCTAATTTAGAATCAAATAGTGTATTGTTATCATATAGATTTGATACACACTCAAAAACCACATAAGAAAGATTGCGCTGCTTTGTAATATTTGTATCAAGCTGACGGAGGCTCCCCGCTGCTAAGTTGCGAGGATGACTATAAGGCTCATCAAGAGACTCATTAATCTTGTGAAAATTCTTCCAAGAAATCACACATTCGCCGCGAAGTTCAAGTTTATCGTTGTAATCAATATGCATTGGAAGATTTGAAATCATTCTTGCTTGAGCGGTCACATCTTCACCAATTTCACCATTGCCACGAGTTACAGCCTGAATAAATTCTCCATTTTCGTAGCGAACCACGAGTGTAAGCCCATCTAACTTGTAGCTACAATAAAATGGCTGATTGCCAATAAATTTTTTAATTTCATTCGCATCTTTAGTCTTTGCTGCAGAAAGCATTGGTTTACTATGCTTAACTTTCGTAAAACAATCAAGCGCTTGCCCCTGTACCTTACGAGTAGGAGAATTGGCAAGCCAAAATCCTGTTTCATCCTCAAGTGATTTAAGTTCGTCAAACTTCTTATCATATTCTGCGTCAGAGATAGTCGGACGGTCTAAATTATAATATTCATCGCAATACTGCAGCAGTTTGGCTGTCAGATTTTTAATAGTTTCAATTTTATTCACTCAATCATCCCTCTACTCAGAAATTCGATCATTCTAGCTTTATTGTTTCGTAAATCATTTTTGTTCTCAGAAACTGTTTCAAGAACTTCATCTAAAAGATGCATCAAACCTAATAAAGTAGTTTGATTAATTTCTTTAATTATCCATTTACGACATTCACATTCAGTATGTTCTTTGTCAGTACATTCTGAACGCTTTAATCCTAAATCACAATTTCTGCATACTGATTCCATATTTTATCTCCTAGCTTATTTTTTTGTTTATTTTAGTAGTCTGTTAAGACTATGGCTCTATTCCAGAAACTAATCTTCTTGACTTCATTATCCTGCACATCTTTATATAATACAGAGAACTTCTTAATTGCAGATCCCTTGCTCATTGCATATACAACTGCAACATCATCAGTAAACTTATGCCCAACCATCTGATTAGGTCTTGCAAAATAATAAATACCCATTATTTATTCCTCCATTTATTTACAGCATTTACAAGATCTATTATGACAAGGAGCCTCTGTCTGCAATGTGTGCAACAGTTTATGAAGCTGATCATATTCACTTCTTGTCATGTTGTGTCCTTCTCCAAGCATATATAGTACAATATTTAATCTGTCCATGGCTCCAATTTGGATGCTTGGCGCGTATTCGACAGTATATAAGTGCATATCTATTAAACTTATTTTGCTTGCCTGTCATTTTTATCCCTCAATTCATTTACAGCATCTATAAGTTCGTTGATTTTTAAAATAAGATCATCGCCAGATACGCCCATATTCCAACCATAACTTGTCAACTTTTTAAGCTTTTTGTCTTGGTATGTAAAAGTGTACTGGCCAATACGGTTATAGAAATAAGGAAAATCAACATTATGCATAATCCCATATTCTTGACCTGCATGATAACCATGGCCATCGCTAGTACACATCCACAATACATCACCAGTGGCACGTACAGAGCTGATATAACCAATGGTGCCATCCTTTGTTTCAACATAATCTCCTACATGAAATTCATAATCCATACAATTTTTTCTCCATAAATTCTATTTTTTACTTGCCGTTATTATGGCAATCTTCACAAACCGCGTATCCTTTATATACATATTCGCCATCTACAATTTCATATCTGTCAAAAAACCCTGCCTCGAAATACATATCACCTTGTTGAACAGTTTTTCCACAACAGCTACATGTTGCAAATTCTTTATTGTCTGTCATAACTTTACTCCTCATCGTCGCAAAATACGTCCTTATATTCCATAAACAAATTATTGATGGCCTCTGCCATGATTCTGTGCTCGGTATGTACTTCTTCTTTATAATAAAGATTACGATACCAATTAAGAATTTCTAAAGGCTTGGTCATATTACACTCTTCAACCGCTTTCACAAAATAATTTTCAAGATCCATGAGTTACTCCTTATTCGTCTAATTTGTCCTTACATTCTGGGCAATAATCTTTATTGCCATCTGCATAATGAATCCATCCTGCTTTCTTCGCCTTGTCTAATGCTGCATCGTAGCTATCTGCATATTCACTATGCTTGCCGCATTTGTCGCAAATTCTACAATATTCCTTTACAGTGTTAGTCTGGAGAGAACAAAGAAATAGCATGGAGAAAAGACATATCCACCACTTGTTAAAACAATCGCAAGAGTAGTCCAGCAAATTACACATACGCTATTTCTGATTGCCCATGCCCACCATGCACTCTTATTCATATACCTTAACTCCTTATATTAAAATGTAATTTTTATCATTCATCTATGTAAATATGACTCTCTTTAAGCTCCCATTCAAACTCTGAGAAGTCACCGTCATCCGTCACAAATCTACCACGCAACAGATCCAATTCAACAATTTCATGATACCCGCCATCACCATCTTTATAATAATATGTATAACCGCCTGACGGATAACCATGTAACAAGTCTTGCACTTCCATATTTAACATTTCTTCGAAAGTTATATTTTTCATATACTCCCCCATATATTTAACATATTTATTCTACATCTTTTGTTGTTACGAAAATTTGATATTCTCCAAATTTATCCTCTACTTTTTTTTCGTCTACCAGTTGCCAATCAATCGACACAATATTTGCCAGCGGGTACATTACCCCACAATTATCTTCTAAGTAACCATCACTTTTAATATCAATCATCATATATTCTGGAACACTACACAGCAATTTTTCTACAATTCCATAATTATATTCAAAACCAGTATGCCTATGACCGTCTACAGTAGTAAAAATAGGCTTAAACTTTTGAAGAGTCACCATATTCTTTCTAAATGCTTTTTTAAACAATTCCATACATTCACCTTAAAAATATATTTTTATTTGTTATTTAACACCAATTTCCTACTCCATAAGTGGTATCTTTATTAAATTTCTGCTGGTCTTCAACCCATTTAATCAATTCTTCTTTGTTGTAATATGTAATATTACCTATAGTATGAGGGAAAATTAACATATTTTCATGCTTTGGTACAATTGGTTGCTTATAACAAGCAGTTAGACTACAATATCCAGAAGACGAATTTCTATATGGACAAGCATATTCGCAACATTGGATCATAATATTCCTCCTAAAATTTTGTTTTATTTCTACAGCAGATATAATACAATAATGGTCAATACAGAAGCAATAACATGCTTTTATACTTCTAGTCCATGATTGGTGTAAAACGAGTACGTTCATATGTTCGATTTTTATAGTCTTCAAAGCTAATAAAGAATGGACAGCTATTTGTGTTTTGACATCCACAACCTCCATAATTACAATGCCACCATTGATATTCTATATTTCCACTCAGTTCTGAATGTGGGCAATCCATTGGGCGCGATGGCATCTCATCTACTAGAATTTTCATAAGCTATCCCTCGTTACTTAGAAATAACCTGCTCATAATGGCGTAGTTCAACAATTGCTTCCTTGATTGCACAAGCAGGAGTTCCATAATAAGTGCATCTAGAGCACGAATACTCAGGGCACTTCTGTAGTCTATTAATTAGATCGTTAATCATTTTTTTAACCTCCTACATTAATAAGTCTTTCAATATAATTTCTGTCCTGTGAGAAGATAGGAATTTCATTATCAATTATCCACTGGCTTCTCTGTGTATAACCACAAATATTTCCTGCTTCATCGTACTGGGCAAGACCATCATCAACCTTAATGCAGCAACTACCACGCTTTAAAGTTGTAGCATAATCGTTCCAATTAATGCCCTTCTTGGTCATAAGCATATCCTGAATGTTGTTGCAAGACTTACCATGAAGATCCTTATGACTAAAGTTGGCCTGACCTACAGACAGGATTGAATTGCGAGTAGCGTCTTGTTGCCGCCATAGCATATAATTGCAAACCTCTTCTTTTGGAATTGTAAAGACACGAGAATCAAACATTGCACCTTTATTCATTGCAATTTCAAGAGTTTCAATATAAGAAGCATCTTTTTCCTCAAGGTGTTCTGTATAAAGTCGTTTAGATTGTTTTGAAATATTACGAGTAAAAGCTTTATTAAACGCGAGAGTAGCCATGCTTGCAGAAACGCTACACATCTTCTGTAGATTGTTCCCAAACCAAGCATCTGTGGTAAGCTCTGCATAATCTACTAATACAAGAGAAATTTCGTCACTTTGTGTATAACCAAGAACACAGCCTTGAATATTTTCACAAAGATACTTCATAGTCTCTTGCATAGTCTTTACAAGAATGTCATCAAAAGGCTTTTTAAAACCTCTTGTAAAAGTGTGGAAGCTCTTTCCGTCAATGCGGGTAATTATTGGCATTCTACGAGTTAGATAATATCTGCTAATATTCTCGTAGTTGTTTTTCATTCTATCACCAAGTGTAGTCTTGTCCATAAGTTAATTCCTTTCAATTTCTTTCAAAGTGTTAGTTGACGCATCATAAGTATAAGGCATTCCATTCGGCGCATAATAAGGAGACATATAGCCGTATCCAGAATGTCCCGCGTATTCATTGAAAAGTATATACACGATTTTGGTATTCGTATCATAATATAGGTCTTGCATAGCTGTTGGTCTCAAACGACCATTAGTATTCTTTATATAATCCTTAGAACCAGTTGAGGCACATCCTGCTAGACATAGAAGAGAGATCGTCAAAGCAACAAGGCAAATAACTGTTTTAAATTGTTTTTTCATTTTCTTCCTCCATGTTGACAATCAAAAAATCATAAACATCTCCCCAATCATCAATAATAACCGGTACATTGTTAACAATTACATCTCCAATTTTAAATCCATGCAACCAATCCTCCTCAAACACAAAGTAACCCATCCATTCCTCTTGGTCATGGAACACTTCTTCGAGCAAATTAATAACAATATCAAAAATGTCTGTAATATAAAATCCACAAAAGTCTTCGCAAAGATCCTTTAGAGCACTATCAACTCTTGCCATTTTCGTGTCCAGATTTTCAAGATGCTTCATAGTATTAATAAAAGCTTCCTTAGAGATCATGATTTGCCTCCTCAATTTTTTTTGGATTTATTAGTTCAATCTTTACATAGCTATATAGGCCACCAGTGCAGTATATCATTCCATTTGTTATCGCCATTTCCAGTGGTACAAATTGCAGTTTATCATACTTAGATGCTCCATCTCCAATTTTATATCTTGCACCATTTTTATCAACAGACACTACAAACTCTTTGTATTTTAATACAGGATTATATTTAATCCATTCATCTTCTGTGTCGCATCTCGGACGTATTGTAAGAGGATAAGTTTCCATAAATTACTCCTTAATATTCAACTTATAACCGAGCTCCTTCTCAAGCTGTTCCTTTGACACTTCTCGTTCAATAACTTCAAATGTAGCCCATTTGTCATTTGACGCGCAAACATTAAATTTTGTAAGTATTTTTCTGGAGCCAAACTGATATTTCCACTCTTCATATTCTTTTTCTTGTGTTATATTAGTAAGTGTAAGATCAATTTTTGGAAAATGAACTTTAATTTTGTCACCGTTACTCGCATAGCATACACCTGTATAATCAAGATAAGGAGTGCCATTTTCAACATAAATCTTTACGTCAGTGGGAGTAATATGGTTATCAATAATTACATTACTATTCATTGTTTTGTCCTCCTTTTACATATGCCTTTCAATAAACTTCTCAGGATAAAAATCAGTGTTGACACTGACATACGGGGGTTCTCCATTTCCGTCTACATAGCAAGTAATAGTAAATACCCTTGCGTACTTGTAACCATCCACAATGTTCTCGGCGTTATCCATAAGGGACTGTCCGCAATCTTTAATATTTTGAATAATCTGCTCTCTCCAATTCATATACACACCTCAAATCTTTATTTCTATTGCTTATTTCTCAAACTCCGTTTATTCAACCAATCACAATACTTTTGACATTCTTCTTTTGATGTAAATCCAATATTTTTACCATATGTGAGTTGATCTCGCTTTTCAATAACATCATCACAGAACTTATCATATACAAACTGGATCCCAAAATCTTTATAAGAATAATCATTCCATCTGCTGTCACCAGTGCACTGATAACTTTTATCGAGGCGATAATATCTTTCCGATGGATAATATGCGTCATTAACTCTATATCTCAATGACTCAATCCATGTCTCTTCTGGCTCATACCAATAATCTGGCTGTGAACATGTGCAACTCTTGCTCGTGGTTGTCCCATCAGGCCAAGTCAAAACCCACTTCCTATTTTCGTCGCATTTGTCGCACTTAGGCTTTTCATGTGGTTTATTATATGCAATCCAAAGCTGAGATTTTTCAAGCGCATCCTTAAAGATATCGTCAATAGCAGTCTTATAAAATTCTTTTTCTACTTCTCTACGAAGATTTCGTGATTTATATTCCAGATCACTTTCTTTTCTTGATACTTCTAGTGATTTGTCCTCAAGCTCTTTATTGCGCTTCTCAAGATACTCATTGCGTCTTTTAAGTGATTCCATGTCACTCTTCAAAGAATCTTTAGCTGCATCAATAAGCTTTGATTTTATTTCATCAAATAGTTCGTCTGCTTCAGATGGTTCCCACATAGGTTCTTCATAGTCCCAATAGCTCATTTAATTATCCTTTCTTAATAACCTTTAATGCTTTTATCATGGAATGGTTTCACTGGCGCAAATAATTCATAATTGTTTTTGTAATTGCAGTTTTTCTTAAACTGGCAATCAATCTCGCACCCATATACAAAGTAGCTATGCTCACAATAGTCACAAAGATCTTTTCTTAAATTATATTTGATTAAATATTTTGCTCTAGACACATCATCATTCTGATGCTCATATTCATGTGCAAGGCACTTGTCATAATCATTGAAAACTTCTCCACAATAATCACATTTATATTGATCAATTTTTGTCATGTTTTATCTGTCGCCTTCTTTCTACCACGTCTTTTTGTTGGCTCTTCTGACTTAATATCTGGTTTATCAGGAAGCCACATCCAATAAAGTACATTCATATAAGTGTTCCAAACTCCATTCTTAATGGATACGACTTTGAATTTATCTGCATCTGTATAGCCAAGAACATCTACCATGTCTGGAGGAAGTTTATCTTTTGTACTATTCCATCCCATTGCGATTAATCCTTTCTAATCTCACATTCTTTAATTAATACTTGTGGAGAAACTTGTCCATTATATACGTTAATGCCTAATGTACCAATTACATTAATATACGTCTCTTCTCCTGCAAAGTTATTATTTATCCAATCAAACACTTCATTTGATTCATCGCATTTGAACATAACATATTTGATATTCGTATCCTCGTCATAAATTTGAATTGTATCATCGTTCTTGCCGACAATTTTGGCATTATCATTAGATATATATAAATCTTTAATCAACCACAATGGTTCGTCTACTCCATGTGCAAAAGTTGATTTATATTTATCAAGTTCTTGGCACCACGAAATTGATACATCTTCTGCATCAACAATGAAATCTACTACATATATTTTTTCAAAAGATACGTCTTTAAGATTTTCATTAAACCATTCTCGTGCCTTATTAATGTCAGTCAAACAAAGACCGAATGCTTGTGCATGGCCCTGTGACATAGTAGATTCCGGGCACTCATCGACAAGTTCTCTGAAGTCTTCAATTGGGCAATAATCAAAAACTCTACCGCTTCCAGCAAATCCATTATCTGTTTCTATAACAAGAAGTACAGGTTTATTCAGCACCTCAGACATCTTAATTGCAACAAGCCCTGTATATGCTGAATTTAATTCACCTGTCGCATCTACAATAGCAACTTTATCATTAGAATAATCATTAGAAGCCATTAATGCCTTGTATGCTTTGTCTCTAGCGCGATCTTGCTTCGATTTATATGATTTTGCAATCCTAACGCAATGTTGATAAATATTTTCTTCAATAGGAAAATTTTCTCCACGTTTTATATATTCAAAAGTTTTTTCTTCACATTCACAAAAAGCATTAACCAGCAACTCTCGCTCCTCAAATGAAGCACTACGTAGAAACGCATTAATCAAAGGAGTAACGTAGAATGCAATTGTAAATGGAGATACAATCCCTTTTGTAGAAAAATCCTGCGCCTTAAGGATCTCTTGAAACATTTTATTGTTAATATGATTTATTCCATAGTTAACCATCGCACGAGTATTAAATGATCTCATTGACATCACATCTGAAATATCTGCTAATGCCACTAGGTCAGTAAAATGATCTTCACAAATATCATTCCAATAACACTCATCTAATGCTTGCAGGAAATTATATGTAACATGAGCGCCACATGCTTCCTTATTTGGATACCTATTAGATGCTTGGTTGTTTACTACAATAGCAGGATTTAATTTGTCTGTAGACACTTGATGGTGATCAAGAACAATTACTTCAATACCATCGTTTATTAACTTTTTACATTCATCCACATCATTACTCCCTGCATCTGGAATAATCAATAACTTTGTATTGTCTGGAATATCAAAGTCCCAAGATGCTAGACCGTGTGACTTGTTCTTCTTATGCACAATAATTGATACTGGATAGTCTGCGTCCATGAGTTTAATATATTGATACATCATTGTTGCACTTGTGATTCCATCAACATCAGTGTCAGACAAAATTGCCATTTTATGCTTATTATAAAAATGACAATCAAAACAATTTACTGCTTCATCTATAGAATTTAAATTATCCCAATTGTCGGAACAATTGTCACACAACGCTAGGTATTTATTATAATTTTCAATTCCTCTATTATTTAATACTGTTTTTAAAATATTTGTAGTATCATTATTGCCTGTTAATTTATATTTCAAATGCATGCACCCTTTCTTTGTGATACCACTATATCACAATAATTTTGTATTGTCAAGTAACAAAAAGGCTCCCAGTTGCCTAGGAGCCATATTTTTTTGATATACTATTGTGTTTTTTATAAAATGCATTATCTTTGATAGATTTTAAACAGTTCTGACATAGACATGCCATTCGCACGAGCAAGATCAACCGCCAGAGCACATACATTTCTTGGCTGTGACGCCCCAATTGCTTTACTCATATAGTCTAGAAGAGTATTGTATTCATCGTTACAATGGCCATCGCCCTCCCAACAAATAATATCACGGCCATTAATCTTAACAAAATTATAAGGAGTTCCCATGTTTGATCCTTTAGTAAAGCTCCACCAGCCCCAATCGTCAGGCCATTCTCCTTCATAATCTTCCATGCGCTTCATGTCTTTCTTATCAATTTCACATACTTTATATTGATCGCCAGAATATGTTGTAACAAAATCTACATTAAGTTCTTTAAATGCTTTTTCAATATTACCACCAGCAAGGATCTCAATCTTCATTTTTACATTTCTCCTTTACCATTTTTAAAACAGCTAGAACATCACGCTTATGAATATTATTTTCCATCCAATCACAATAATCAGGATGCGCTTTATAGATGTCTATGAGCTTCTGCCCACTATATTTGCCGAATGGTAACACATATTCTTCTGGGTTAATAGTTGTACTTTTTGGTTCAATATATCCTGTAAAATCCATTGTAAGGCATTTGCGACTTGCAAGGTAATCGGCAACATGTAGCATCCTAGAGAATCTATCGCTAGGTTTTGGAAGAACAACATTGCTTTTCCTATCCTCTGACCACTGCCCCATGTGCTTAGAGACTACATCAGCGATAAATTCAATTTCCTCATGATCTAAATATTTCCCATCATATTTTCTAATTTCATCTGCCATCAGTAGTGGATGATTAAATCTTGTATATTTAGAAGTTTCATAATCTTGCTGAGAACCACTTTTGCGACCATCGTGCAACAACCCCGCTACACGCATTAAATCCATCTGCCTCGTGGTAAGCTTACTGTTGTACTGCTCAAGTTCAAAAAAGAAATTTAAGAATCTTACAACCGCCATTTGATGACGCATAAGCCCGCCTTCTCCAAGACTATAAGCGGGATGATATTTCCCGGTACTTGAAGCACCAATGTGCCATATGTAATCTGGCATATCTTCAAGTAGTACCATTGCAAATTCTTTAATATCTGAGTTCGTAATCGTATTTAAAATCGGCTGAACCAATTCTTTCTGATCATTTGTCATTATTTTATTTCCTCCAAATTAATAATCTTCATCATTAATATAATCAACAATTGGCCCCTTTCGCCCGCAATTGTCACATGTCGCATTATAGTCTGTTAGTACAATATGCTTAATCTCTTTCTTGCTTGGCTTGGCGATCTTAATAAAACATTTTTTACATAGATCCTCACTAACTTCAACACAATTTCTCTTATACACTTTTAACTCTCCTTAATCACAATTTCTTCGTCGGCGTATCCGCCATCAGTTGTATAATGTATTTTTTTAATACCAAGGTCTTTGAGATAATTCATACATGCAGCGCATGGACGAGATGGAGAAAGCTCATGATTTAGATTTTCTCTATATGTCCATACTTCACATTTGCTAACATCAATGTCCATATATTTCAACTGCCCAAGTGCGGCCACTTCTGCATGTGTCAAATGAAGAGGCTCTGTATTGGTTGCAGAACAATCAAAATTTCTATATTTATTATATTTCTTTTGAATCGGTGAACTCTTTCTGCTATTGAAACCTACACCTACAACTTTATTGCCACATGTAACAATTGCACCAATATGTACTCTTGGGAAACTGCTCATTTCAGAAGCGGCCTTTGCATGTTTAAAAAATTTTCTCTGTTTATTCGTCATTATCCTCACGCAAACTATATATATTATTTTTAATTAGATGTTTAAATTTTTCAGGATTGTCGCTAGGAGATTCTTTATTGTCAAGAATATGATCTTTATCAATAATTGCATATACTGGAATCCCATTTAGGAACATATTCGAAATGTTTTTTAATTGTTCTTCATCAACATCTTCATCATAACAAAAAACAATCTTGGCATTTAATCTTGTTAGCATCTCAACTTGAATTTTTGAAATTTTTGTGCCACCAGTACTTACACCATAATACCCCATATCGTACAATTGCTGCACAAATTTTTCACTTTCACCAACCCATACTATCCCTGTATGTTGAATTAATTTTATATTTTGAAATAGACCATACAAGATTCTTGACTTTGCACATGGTTCGAGAAAAAAATATTTAGACATTCCACTATCCGGGTCATATTCCATTCTTCTTGCTTTAATCCCAACCAATGTCCCAATTTCATCTCTAATTGGAATCGCAATTGAGTTTGTCATTGGGTCAAAAGATACTTCAAATAATCTTTGAGTGCTTAGACTAATTCCATCTTGTTCAAACTGCTTATTACCGTAAGGGAGATAATAAGATAGAATTTTTTCTGGAATAGGCTTTAGCGGAGTGTCATCAAAGTCATCTTCTTCTGTCGCCATTTGCTGTAACATTTTAAGGATTTGAAGAGATTCTGGAACTTCTTCTGGCTCTTGATAATAATCTAGCCCAAATAAATTGCAACAGAACTTAAGAGCTTCAGGAAAAGAATAGTCTTCGTTATAACAAATCAAATCAAAGATATCTGTTGTTCTTTTGCTGCTCGTCATTGTACGAGTGTAATTTACAACAGTTAAATTTTCATTTAAATAAATAACAATTGCTGATTTGTTATCTCCAGTTTTGTTTCCGCATGTAATATATCCACCATGATCGTGAATACTGTGGCATCCAATCTCCTGAAGAATCTCTAGCAATTTTTCATTGTCTAATATATATTCTTTTAAAGATTGTACATCCACAAATATTCACTCTCCTTTCTATGTGGACATTATATGTCAATAATTTTGTATTGTCAAGAGGTTAATTTAATATTTTATCAATGCGCCGCTACGTCTGCCTCATGAAGCAAAGCTACAGACGTTTTTAAATATGATGGCAAATTCCTATAATACTTTTCATTAAGAAATGGTGCCATATGAGTGCTTACAAGCCAAGCAATATCTACTCTAATGTTATCTACAACAAGACCATATACCATCCATGCTCCAACGCATTGATGACCATAGTAGTGTGCAGTATCACTCGGTTCACCTTTTGCATCAATGAATGTTTTGACATATGGTTTACCAATATCGTGAAAGGATGCTGCAAGTGCAATAGTATTATCACACATATCGTTACTTACAGTATACTTATATGCCGACTCACAATGATTGTAAATGTCTAAAGTATGATGTGGATTGTCATGTGAGATCTTCATTGCATTCATAGAATCGTCTATGTATTTTTGATGATTAAAATTGTTTGGCACAATCACCTTAATCTCGTCAATCCCCTCATCATAATAAGGAGCGTGAAAACGCTTTAGCATTCTGTCAATAACTTCTTTACCAACTGTACGCTTTCTTGCAGTATCTCTTTCAATACAAGTTTCAATTGTGGCCCAGATAATATGACATTCGATCTTAGCAACCTTTGGACAAACTGAAATGATTCCTGCTCTATCCTTGCGTGTCATATTTGTTGCGTCATAAATGACATCATAGCCGAAATTCAAACCATCAACTGCCCTAGCCTGCATTCTACTAAATATTTCACTGTTATCGCCCTGAATAGCTTCATTTCCCCACATTTCTTTGCGGATTTCATCTGAGCTTAAATAAACTGTATTATCATGCTGTGAGATATATTTTTCAGCATATGTAGTCTTTCCTGCGCCGGGTGGCCCGACAAGTAATATCAAAGTTGGTCTATTCATTTTCATCACCGATCTCTTTCTTAATTGCAATCTTCATAATCTCGTACTGTACGCTATTTAACAGCTCATCAATTTTTGCATCCACTGTGTATTCATTTTTTAAGAAATCATTACATAGTAAATCAATATGGTCGATCGCGTCATTAGCGTGTGCTCGTGCGTCTTCTAGATTATATAAGCCTTTCTTGACCTCTACTAAATATTCTGGACTTTCAGAAATCAAACATTTTTCATATGGCACATGATTGATATATCTTGCAATATACTCCTCTACTCGCAATAGATGATGTAGTTGTTTCGGATCATATCCAAACTTATTAATCAATTTCATACGAGATGGATAATGATGCTCCATTGCAAAATACTTTTCTTTAGCAATACCTCGCATAGACTTAATTGCTTGAACTGGAGAATAATGTGCAATATCTTCTCTGGCATTAATAAGTCTATTCCATTGATTTTCATACATGGGATTGATGATTTTATAAGGAGTGAACAAGATTTCTAAGAAGTTTAAATTTTGCTTCCTAAATGTCTGGATATAAAGTCTAATATCCTTCCAATCTGTATGCTCATCATTGGTTCGAATATGAGTTGTACTAACGGGATTTTTGTTCATTGCAATATCCTTAAATGTCGGCGCTACAATAAGTTTAGTATCAACATCTGACTCTTCATAATCAAGTCCATAATTACCACTACCTTGATAGAAGATTCCCACAATTCTATCTTCTGGAAAGTATTCGAGAGCTTCGTTATAATGCTCTCGAACACCGTCCATTATCCAATTATCTGAATGATAGTTCATTATATTCTCACTCTTTACTTACAGTCGTCTTAAAAAAATTTCCAATAACCGCTAATGTACCGCACACAACAGGAATTATGTCTGGCATAAATCTAGTAGTTTCAAACAAAGTATTCAGTCCAGTTGCAACTGCGCCACCAACAATATTCATCAGGATCCAACCGCCAAACCAACCAGCACCGAAAATAATGATAGGTTTAATAATGCACCAGATGATAAATCCAACAATTAATTCAATACAATCTTTCATCTCATTCTCCTTTAATTATTATGTTTTAGCAAATACTCGCGGCTGACATTTTTGAAACTATCACTACCATCCAAAGAACGGTACACAATACCTTCACGCATTACATCTGGATTCACCTTGGACTTGCCAGTTGCAAGCGCCTTAAGTTCCTCCATAGTGTTTGGCATTTGAACTTTTCCAAGAATGGGAACCCATTTCATGCCCATCTTTTCAATAATAGCTCTACCAATAATAGAATTATATCTTCCCCTTTCAGAATCTTTAAAGTTAAAAACATATAAATCATCTTCCTTGAGCTTCAGTGGATTGCCCTGAACAGAGCCTACGCCCTCGCCTTGAATGCATACCCATTTAAGCTTAGGAAATTGATTCAGGATATCCTTCAAATGCTGTTCGATATTGTACTTGAACGCCAAATCCCAATAGATGTTATGGTCATGGTAACACTCTTGCTTCTCGTCCTGCTGTCTTACATTACGAGAACAAACATAAAATTCAAACTTATTACGCCCTTTTCGTTCAAGTGCATAAGTACAAGAAGTGCCATCTAGCTTTTCTGTAGCAATATAAGTCTTGCCATCACTAATACGCCAAGGCTGATTTTCTACACGCTCTTCATCTGTCTTTGAAACAAATGAAGGAAAACCACGAGGGTTATCCTTCTTCTTGCCGAAGAAGAAAAACATAACCTTACGCCCCCAAGAACGACGCATCATCCAACGTGCCCACTTCTTTTTAAAGATTTTCTGGTGACGAGCGGCCATAGATTTATATTTTGCATTAGGATCGCCATTGCTCTTACGAGCATTGTCCTCTTGTACGGAATACTTAATTCCAAGAATGTCGGTTACATCCGTCCCCTCTGAAAGCCCTGCCAACTCTTTAAATGCAGACTGTGGCATGGCAAGGCCCTGACTGATACAATTAAACTTACCAAGCTTCATTGTCTTGACCTTAAAACCTTTTGCACGAAGGAATTCAAATTCCTCTCTCTCAGGGACTTTTGAGTCAATCTCAATATAAACACAAGGATCGCCTTCATGGAATTCACCCTTCTTACAAATGAGATTCCATCCAAGTACATTACACTGTTCAATATTATCTGCACCATCAATAGGACGAATGTTGGTTACATGCTGGATGTATGCAAGCGCTCTTTTATTATTGATAATCATTTATTAAATCCTTTCTATAATTTTGTACTATCAATTAAGTGATCTCAATCTTTCAATGACCTTTGGAAGAATCACACAAGCATAATCAATTTCTTCTTCTGTATTATATCTTCCAAGAGATACACGAATGCTACTTAGTGCCTCTTCGTCAGACAAACCAATTGCTTTTAGCACATGAGATGGAATGGCATCACCTTCATTGCAAGCTGAACCAGCACTAATAGCAATCCCAAATTCGTCAGCCATCGCAACAACATCTGAACCATGTACACCATCAATTCTAAAGTTCAAAATACTGTCTAAATACTGCTTTTTATCTGTTGCCCCATTAATTGTGACACCTTTTACATTCAATAAATTATCCTTAATCTTCTTGGATAAACGTGCAATTTTTGCATTATTTCCATTCATATGGGTTGTCGTATCTTCTAGCGCAGCAGCCATAGCCAAGACACCAAGGACATTAGTTGTGCCACCTCTGATTCCTCTTTCTTGGCTTCCACCATTAATTAAAGGATGAATATGAATTCCATCTTTGATATAAAGGAATCCGCATCCTTTAATCCCACCAAACTTATGAGCAGAGCATGACAACATATCTACGCCAAGCTCTTCTACATTAATTTTCATATGAGGGAATGCCTGAACTGCATCTGTATGGAACAACATATGATTATCATGAGCAATCTTTGCTAGTTCTTCAATTGGCTCAATAACTCCAAGTTCATTATTTACCATCATACATGAAGCAATACCCGGACTAATACCGAAATAATTATTCTGCAATTCATTTACTCTTTTTTCAAATTTCTCTATATCAACCATTCCTCTATAATCGACCTTGAATTTATAGTCTGGATCAATAGAATGATGCTCAATGTTAGATGCTAGTGTAAAATCATGATTTGAAACCCATGAATTTGCTTCAGATCCACCAGAAGTAAAGTAAATCTCGTCAGGTTGTGCTCCAATTAGTGCCGCAATCTTTTCACGTGCTTCCTCGACCTTAATCTTTACTCCACGAGCATCCTCATATGAACTGTTTGGATTGTAATATTCGTCAAGATTGTCAAGGATAATATTCTTTGCGGCTTCACAAATTGGAGATGTAGCAGCGTTATCTAGGTAAATCATAATTAATGCACCTCGTCTTCTTCTACATCATATTCTTTTGCAATGCCTTCAAGAAACACCATCAAATAATCAGGATAATCCTCTACATTTTCATATCCAAGTGAGCCAATAATATTATAATTAAGATATCTCATCTTAGTGATAATCTCATATGCTGCATCTTGCTTACCATCGTTATAGCCCTTTTCATAGGACTGCTTGTCTAGATTATTGTAATCCATTTTTAATCCATTACCTCCTTAAAATTTGATGTGTCAATAATTTTGTATTCTTTAATCCAACTACATTTACTAAAAATGCTTTGTAGTATCTCTAAGCTGTCTGATTCAGCCCATTTGTGTTTTCCTCTATCCTTGTATATAATTATGTATTTTTTCATTTTCATAGTGTTACAACTCCTTACTTGTTTTATCATAAGCAATTGTAACACTATAATTTCGTATTGTCAACACTCAATTCTCATATTCCATTTAAGTGTTGCGAGTTCAACATTCTGATAATAAGGTGTTTCAACTCCGCAGTTAGGACATCTCACATATACTGCTCCATATCCAGTAATTCGCATATTGGGCGCATTCCCACAAAAAGGACAGGGTTTTAGCTCATCCATCTCAATTGTCCACCACATCAGTAACAAACTTCTTATATTCCCAATCAACGCACTGCTTGTTTGACAGCCAACCCGTCTTATTCTTGAGACAATTTTCTCTTCTGCTACAAGTCTCGCAAACATGTCCGAGCTGAAGATCATTAGCAAGGTCAACAACGTCTTCTCGCATGGCATCTGCCGCGTTTGTCGCCTCCAGTAGCTGACGTGTAAGTAGATCACAAGTATCCTTTGCCATTTTCTCCTGTGCACGAAGCTGCTCATTCATATCATCAATATAGTTTGCCGCAGAAGCTAGTAGCCGACACATATTGCACCAAAAAGAATTCTTGCATTTTCTACACTCATTTTCAGAGCACCATCTCTTGCGGCGAATAGTTTCAATCTGATTGCGCAGCGCTGTTGACATGTCATTGTTGTTCATTGTTTTTCTTCTCCTTTGTTGTTATTTGTATTTTTGTTATCTTCTGCTTGCTCTGGATTAACATCATACCCTAGTGTGCTAAACCAGTAATTAACTAGATTTTTGCTAATTTGTTCTCCGCCACGTGCATTCAGCTTATTAGCTAATACACTCATTTTTATGTATCTCATTTAACCTTCCCCTTAATACAAACTCATATTACTAGAATAACAGAAATATGTCCATCCAAGATGGCTATCATATAGCGCCTTATAAACTCCACTACCCTGCTTAAAATTCGCTTGGAAAACAACCGAAGGCTCCATAATTCGCTCTCCATTCAATAGCCTTTGTGCAACATCAATGCATCGCTCACTCGGAATTAAACTGGCAATATATCCACTTCGTGCTCTATGATATTGTCCGGGCTGATAAACAACATCAGTAATCGTATTAGGAAACTCAGGAGATGCAACACGATTTAACACGACCTCGCCAACACACATCTTCCACTCATCTGACAGAAAATCACTTCCTGCCTCTGCATATATTACTTTTGCTAAAAGCATTAAGTCACTTTCAGAATATTGTGTCTGTGGTGCGGAAAACATATCTGGTTGATCTTCAGCAACCACTTCTGCAACTTCTTCATATGTAATAAGTTCATCCTCTGGATCCATGACAGGCATTTCTTCTAGTGCCGGTGTCGCTGTACATTCTATGGGCATTTCTTTCAAAGGTTGTTTGCTGTTCATATTCTTACCATCATTAATCGAAATTGAAAATAAAATTAAAATAATAAGACCAACAATGATAAGTAGTTTTTTAATCTTATTCATTTTTTACCTCGCAATAATTTTGTATTGTTCAATCTATCGTTATCATATCATATATTTTCGTTTTGTCAATTGTGCAAATTGCACAAAAAAATGGGAGCCTAGAAAGCTCTAGGCCCCCTATGGTCGCTGCCAATAATGGTCAACGCCAATGGAGCGGTAGACGAGGCACGATCTCGCAACAATCAGATTGGAAATCTGATGCTCTACCATTGAGCTACTACCGCATATTCTTACTTTTGTGTCAGCTTGTTAAGCTCCCTCTGTGCTTTATTAATCAGGTTTGCATTTACAACTTCACTCTTGGCCTTTAGCTTCGCAATACGATTCTCATAATGTAGTGCAGTTCTTGTGTTCATAATATATTCCTCCTAAAAATTAATATTTACATGGCAGCGGATAGAGGCTATGCTCCCCTACCTACAGATCCAAAGTCTGTCGTGCTACTATTACACTAATCCGCTATTTGGTTGCTGAGCTTCAGAATCGAACTGAATTGAGCTTGGTTATGAGCCAAGTTGAGATGCCAACCTCCCGCCAGCCATAAATAGCTCTGTCTTTATTCATCTAACCTGCATAAACAGGGAACAGAGCAGAAGATTGTACCGGAGTCAAGTGGACTAAATTACAGAGAATAAATGGTGGGTCTGGGCGGTTACGCTCCGTCCGTAGTACGCTTAAAAGGCGTATATTCTACTATTGAATTACAGGCCCATACTAGTTATATAAAATAATGGTTTTTGACTTCGACAAGAACCAATTAACTTGTCGGACGATAACATTCATCCATAAATTCTATTGCATGCAATACTCCATTAAAATTGAGCAATTACATCTTTCATATTTTTTTATATTCATCTTTTACATGAATCTTTTTATGGCACCAAGGACATTCAATAGATACTGCAATTTCTTGTCTGTCGCAATCGTCCATTTTAATAAAATACTCTTCAAAATCTCTATAATATCTACCAGTAGGCTCTCTATGAACATCTTCATTCTGATAGGTAAATACGCAATCGCATTTAGGGCATCGCTGGGTAAATATAGGATTATCAAAATCTTTTCCTTGACTAATTATTTTAATTGCCATAACTATTTCTCCTAATATATATTTTAATGAGAGCGGCCAGACTCGAACTGGCGACTAAGGGTATTCAATAGCATATCCCTTCACGCTATAAAACTCTACCAACTGAGTTACGCTCTCATAAAGCGAGGTTTCCAATCCTTCTTTATCATAACCAAATAGTTCAAACAAGAGCCTAGGTGCACATATCTCTTTCACTATTTGCTATCCGCTGTGCTACGTGATGGAAGTGACGTTACCTCGCTGGAGCAAGTAGTGTGATTCGAACACACATTTCCCCAAAGCGAACGTTTCCAAAGTAGCGATCTTTTTGTATCTCAGCTTTGTTAAATGAGAGAAGACCAATTCTTCCTTACTTGCATATAATGTGGAGCAGGAGGTCGGATTCGAACCGACGTGAGCAAAGCTGGCGGCTTACAAAACCGCTCCAATCGACCACTATGGGACTCCTGCAGATCTCTGTGTCTTTCCACAGCGCCAGCTATGCTTTGTTTGGTGGCGGCGCGCGACGTGCATAGCATCCACATTTTTCTAACGCAACTTGAATCGAACAAGTATCTCCCTCTGATAGTGAGGGCGCTTTCCCATTAAGCTATACGATAATATAATTTTAAACACTGGCAGGGCGGCGTATCCTGCATCTCAGATTCCCTATAAGAGGAGCGTCGGGAGCCTTTCCGACCTCAGTGTTTCATTTATGTTTCAACATTTTCTTTATTGCGTTTATTCATTTAGTTGTTCTATTGTCCATCCTTCTACAGAACTGTTATATGGATACTTATCACTTACTACCTTCCAAGCATTACCTTCATTCCATCCCATTACTCTACACGCTTCTCGAAGTGAAGGGAAAATCTTTTCTTCGAAAGTTTGCTTATTCATTATTTTTACTGGGATAGAACACTTCTTAACACTAGCTGCATTTGCTTTCAAAGTATTATCAGGATGCCTTTTATTCACGTCTTTGCTCGATTCTAAAGCTGTGATAAAACAACAAGTTTCTTTGCTATAGTGTTTATTCCCATCAACCAATGTGTCTTTATCTAGCATCATCATTCTTTTTTTAGAATTTGCCCACTCTTCATATCCGGGCAATTCTTTGATATCATTTACAAAATTACTAAGCAATCTCCATGAATCATCAACTGTTGTCCCTATGTAAGTAGGGTATTTCCCCCAACATTTTTCAGTTGTTCTATTCCACATTCCTTTCCACGTATCATAAATTTTTTTATTTAAATCTGATTTATTGATCCAGCCAACTGGCATGTCATTAATCTTATTTAAATTGTTTTTTTGTGTTTTGTGACAACAAATTTTATTACTTCGCTTGATATTGGCCAATTTCTTTTCTACTATTGTTCCACACACTTTACAGGTGGCATAATACATTTTATTACCATCCTTATTTCTTTTACCACTTTCATGTATATCAGTATAAATTCCAATATCGTCAATTTTGTCATTCATTCTTTGTCGTCCTTCCATGTGTTGAAAGCTATAATTTTGTATTATATGTAATTTGGTGGGACGAGAGTGATTTGAACACTCGTGAACGGATTATAAGTCCGACATACTAGACCGCTGTATGACCGCCCCATGTTTTGCCGTCTTTCCGAGCTGTCACCGTTTCTGCCGATTTGTAGGGTTCGTTCGAACAGTTTAAGCAACTTATCCCTTGGCAATGATAGCAAGCGAGGCCGCGTATGACCCCTAACAGATTTAAAAGTTGCTGGTTCTACCTTCACTAAAATCTGACATTGTACGCTACTCACCATCATTTGGTGGGCAGGGTGGGTGTCGAGCCCACTACCCCGAAGGAACGGATTTACAGTCCGCCGCGTTTGCCGATTCGCTACCTGCCCATATTTATTTGGTTGCTGACTCTGGAATTGAACCAGATTAAAACGATTTATGAGGCCGCTTGAGATGCCAACCTCCCGCCAGCAATATGTTGCAACTTTAGTAGTTTATAAGGTCGTACAGTTGCCACAAAGACCTGTGGTAATGATAGCAAGCGGAGCCGTGCATGACTCCATTTTATACCCATTCACCAGCTACTTTCAGCGAGTTCAAATTTAATCTTTCTCGATACAGGGAGCAAATCCTGCAACGGATTTTATCCTTACTGGTTATCTGATATAAAATTTGCACTACTTACTACCATTTGGTACCCGAAGTGAGCCACGATCTCACACGCCTTGCGGCACAGCTTTTTGAGAGCTGCATGTCTACCAATTCCATCATTCGGGCATATTAAAGAATGCAAACGATAGGATTTGAACCCATGTCTTCCTCGTTCGTAGCGAGGCACTCTATCCAACTGAGTTACGCTTGCATATTTGACTCTTAGGTCAGTCAGCCACACATTACTTAACGCATTCCATTTGTTCGCGTGGTAGCGGAGACGGGCTTTGCTCCCGCACGGTATTACTACCAGCAGATTTTCATCCCACTCCATGTCACCATGGCCGTATTTCTACGTTGTGGGCTGGACTATGTCTTAACCATATCTTTCGACTTAGGTTGACCCTGTATAGTCTCTACGCACTTCCAACAAGTGTTGGATTGGTACGGCGTTCTCAGAACTGTTCGCCGTTTAGGGGTCATTCACGCAAGTAGTTTCCTGACTTGGTGCTCCTACAAGAGATTTCAATTTGATGTTTTCTCCTTGTGTCTTCTCGTATTTCTTCCTCGATAAGTATCAGTTAATGCATGACAATTTGGACACAATAATTGAAGATTTTCCAAATCATTGTTGTTTTTATCACCGTCTATATGATGAACTTCAAGTGGTATTGGCACTCCATTCCACATAGAATTTAAACAACATTCACATACATGCTCTTTAAGTCCTTCTTTTAATAATTTTTTTCGAAGTTTATTAGTCTGGACATATTTGCTTTTTATATATTCGTTAAACTGAATATATTTTTTACTTTCGTATGTTCTTCCTGCAAGCCACCCTTGCCCAGTAAAATGTGATACGTCTAGCTCAAACTGTTCTACCATTTGCTTTATTTGTTGTAAACTACTCCCGCCTTTATATCCACACTTTTTTGCTAATTGAGCATAACTAAAACTATCTTTTACAAATTGTTCAATCTCTTGCCGAGTAAATCTTTCCCATTTTTTCATACAATCCACCTAACATTTTAAATTAGGTAATTCTTAAGCACTTTGTATGAATCTCTTAAAAAGAATTACTTTCTGAAAAAGTCTGCTATGTCTACTGCTTCCATCACTCCGCCATATCAATGGGCAGTTTTCAGAGATGCCCAGCTCTGCTAGTACTCGAAATTCTATATATTTCACACATTAACCTATTTTCACACAAGGATTGCTACCATTCAGCCTTGTGGATAACCTATGGCCATTGAACTTGAAACCAAACCATTGCTCAAGGATTTTGTAAAACTTTGTGGGCACACAATTTTAATTAATAATTATCTAAAAGCCCTCTTTACAACTTTAAGACTTAAACTTTGACGAAAAATAATCTTTGAGCATTGATCTCTGAGCATTGATATTTAAACTTTAAGCTTTACAGTTAGAAAATATATGTACGTCTTAATTTTAATCAATTTTAAGTCAATCCATATATTAGACCTTTTACTGTATTATTAGCATTAGTAAAAATATTGTTGAAGACCAATTTTTTTATTATTTCACATCAATGTATCGGTCAAAACCATCGAAGCAAGTCCGTTCTAGGTTTTCGAATGGCAGCAAGTTAGTTGCTTAATACTCGATATCAAGCACAGTTAGTGCGTTACTAACCGAAAGTGCCGCATCAACTTCAGTAATAAAACTAGAAATCTCATTGTCAAGCTGCTCAATGGCATCCTTGACACCAATAGGATCAATGATGTCATAAGTGTTATCCTTGATGTACTGAGCACGAAGATTCTTCATCGCTTCCGAATCAACAGCCATTTTAGAGTCCTTCGGCTGTGCCTGAATGACACTAAGAACATAATTCTCTGCTCTCTTCTCAAGAGGATCACCACTGTTCTTATCAAGCTCATTCTTTGCTACAGCATACTGAGCTTCAAGACACTTCTTGAATGTGTTCTTGAACTCCATCCCATGATTCTTCATCTCAATTGCGGTAGCAACTGTGTATTCGTTGTCACCAACCTTAACCTTCGTTACTGCATTAGATGCAACAACCGCCTTCTTGATTGCATTACGTCTTGCAATCAGATCAGACACTTTCTGGAAATCTGACTTCATGCTGTTCTTAAACTCATTAATGGTCACTCCATGAATCTTCTCATTAGAATGCTTATTCGCAACCACAAACGTACCAGAACAAATCGCATTATTGATGCGTGAATCAATAACCTTAAGTTCTGCAAGAGCACGATGTACAGTCAAAGTTTCTTTTGTCATAGTCTCAATCTCCTTATAAATCAAATATTATATTCATCAAACAAATCTCTTTGTGGAGCAAACTCTTTGTAAATTTCTTTTTCGGCCTTTAATCTTGCGATAAGCGCTTCGATTTTATCATCAAATGTTCCTAATTTAATTGTCTTTTGTTTGACTTTAATTTGAGCGCCCCATTTACAATATTGCTTATCCCAATACACTCCAGTAAATCCAGATTTATTGTTTTTGTTCTTGCTTCTATTCCTTGTGTTTTCCTGTTGAGTACAAGGTCTTAAATTGGATTTTCGGTTGTCTAATTTATTCCTATTTTTATGGTCGTGGTTATAACACCCAATAAATTGGTGCAACCTAACTGGTTTTCCATTAATCTGTGAAGTAGGATAACCTTTTACACTCAAATACCAACTGTGTTTTAAAATTTCTTCTGAATCTTCTAGGTCAAAATACACTTCATCATTAGTGTTTGTTGTCCAAAGTATTCCAAACTTTCCAGACAAATCTCGTTTGTTTTCTGTTGGCCTGCTTTGCCCCATCTTTTTTGTGGCTTCTTTTTGCAAACATCCACAAGATCTAACTTTACCATTCCTAATGTCTTGACCAATTGCAATAAATTTGTTATGTTCACTACAAGAGCACTCACACAACCAGCGTGTAGATCCATGTTTGTTGTTTTCAACTCTTTTAAGTACCGTGATTTTACTATCAGGCACTCCATGCTCTGCCATAATCCAATTAGTCATATCAATCAGTTGGCTCATCTTATCACCTTGACTATAATTTTGTACTGTCTAGCGTGCTTACATATTACCACATTACTTGTCACATGTCAAGTGCATCTTATAGTCTTTCTTCTTATGTATTCAAGCGGCTCAATCAATCAAGTTGGCTCTCTCTTGACTACATTCTGAATTATACCACAATAATTTCGCATTGTCAAGTGATATTTTCAAGAATTTCTACTGGAGTTTCAAATACACGACTGTTTAGTGCAATCAGATCTGCTCTAAACATATCAATTCGCTTATCAAAAGCACTATAATACTTCTTCATAAGCTTTTCCTTTGCAAGCATCTTGCCCTTCTCCTCGTCGTACACATCACCTTTCGCAAGCTTGACCTTAACCTTAAACTGCTTAGGCATCATGTACTTCTCACGAATCATATAACAGTCAAACTCATTGAGAAACTTATCAATCTTATTAATTGCATCAAGCTCAGTTCCTCTTAGAACGGCGAACGTTTCCTTCGTGTTTGGGTTGCTATAATACTGAATAGCCATTTTTTCTTTTGTCCTTTCTTTTTTAAATAATTTTGTATTGTCTTTTGACTTATGCTTGAATTATACCATATGTTTTTCTGTTTGTCAATAGCTTTTTTCGTTTTTTTGAATCACATATTGGCTTCTTTCAACTATGCTTTGATTATATCACAACAATTTCTGTTTGTCAAGTGGCACTTTTTAAATATGCCATACTATTCGCAAGTAATCCAAGTAATTTTACTACCGTGTTACAAATACAATCTCCATCTTGCCACCACATACACTAAATCTTTCTTCCTAAACAATCAACTTCAACAATATCGTTGTCGAGCACATCTGTTTCATAAAGCATCTCTTCTAGCGCATGAAGCTCGTCAAAATAATATGCAAGTTTTTTCTTTAGGTTTTCTATAGCTTCTTCTTTTGTTTCGCCATATCCATAAATATTTGTTAAGTCAAAATTATGATATCTATCAGAATCATTAAATAAATAACAAGTATGTGATTGAAACTTTTCCTTTCCATCATTATGATGTGCAATTTTCATTAACATAGTTTGCTCCTTTCGGCTCGTACATGTCACAAGCACCTGTGTCCTCATAACACAAATGCCCAAATATAAAAGTAATCCCCATTTCTTTTTCTTTAGGAGTCGGATGTGGAATATCACAACATAAATTCCAATCTCCACAACCAATATAATGCTTGCATGTCCCGCATTGATCCATTGATTTTACGCCTCTTTTGTAAAAAATAGATACATAACTGTAACGCCACATGTATTCGCTGCCATTTCAGTAGAGACTAGCCTAAATCCACGATCGCCCCAATAGCTCAGTTCATTATTAAGTGCTTCAGTTGCATAATTACTTACAATCACAACCCGATTATCAAAATTCATTTTAATAACATCCTCCATCTGGCGCATCTCTCTTATAAGATGTGCATCCTGCTGGATTGCCATTGCATCCAACCTCATAGACACATTTGTGGCAATCTCTAATATTCATCGAATCTTTTTCCATCCACTTATTAATAGTTGCGTCATCCACACCAAGATAGAATCCATTATTAACATAGCTTTGCTGAATAATCAACCCATTTATACCAAAATCGTTAATACAATGGATAAAAAATTCTAGTTCTTCCAAACTAATAAATGGATGTTTTCCATTTCGAAGCTGATTAAAAATTACTTCATTTTGCTCTTTTTGATCATTGAGCCAATCCTTATATTCATTTGACATTTGTTGATTGCTCCTTTATAAATTTGTCGCCTTGATGTACTATAATTTTGTACTATAGCCAGTATATCACATTTCTGCGGTTTGTCAATATAGCAAGTTGTACAAAACTGTAGTTTATATTTTGCTACTTTTGTATAAAAAAATAACTCCCACTATATAAGTGGGAGTTTTCGTATAATTAAATCAATACATTGCTAAATATTATTTAATTAATACTATCAATCTTAAGACTATATCTAAGAATTTCACCTTTGTTGGCTTTACATTTTCTTCTTAAGCACACCAATTTCTTTCCAAACATTTCCGTCCATATCTACTTCAAAGCAGATCAAATCATTCTTAGAACCAACTCTGTTCTTTACAATTCTTAATCCAACATAATTTTTATCATATCTTAAATCATGTTCTATTGGTTCTCCCCAAGTATCATCTTCACAGACATATACATAGTTTTGCTTATCATCTGCTGATAAATGCTTCCACATTTGCATTTGGTCAGTAACATGCATAATTCTCTTAGAACTTGCAATCTCTTGCGAGTTTAGATTTTCAATTGAAATGTCATGCGCTGAATCTGTTAGCTGAAAAGTACAAATGCAATACATTTTTGTTTCATGAATCCATTCTGTGATTTTTGTCGCTGTTGCTGCGAGCTTTGCAAAATCCTCAAGGCCAGAGCATTTTAGCGTATCATATGCTACACCATCACACTTATAAATTGTATTGGCTTTTTTAATTTCCATTTCAAGTACTTCATCTTCATAGCAAGAGCCGATATTCTTAAACAAGAATTTTCCACTACTTTCAGATTCAACCCATTGCATAATTCGTTGCACCTTCCGATATTCAGAAGATGTTTCATAAATTCTCTTTTTATAAGACTCTTCATCTTCTGTATACACGCCATTATCATCCATCTGTCTATAAATGTACTTTCCGTTATCATCTTTATATGATCCGAGTGCAATTTCTCTTTCTGGTTTATAAATATCTTTAATTCCATGTAGCTCTTGAATCTCTGGAGAATTAATGCATGTAACTAAGAAATTCAATTTAATGCTCTCTGCCGACATTTCGTTTGCAAGCAATAGAATTTTTTGCTTTTGAACAAGGACTAGATACGCAATAAGATAAACGAGATTTCTACCCTTACCGCTATTGCTCAAAGCTCCTGTCATCAAAACGTTTCCGGGAAGCAATCCTCTATAATACTTCTGAAGATATGGCCATGGCCCAGCAACGCCCATAGATGGCATGCATAGGAATTGATCAATACATGCAACTGCGTTTTCTGTAAGAACAACAGGTTCATCAATTGCTTGTACTTTATTAGCTACCTTATCAATTCTGCCACGAACAATTCTACAAATATCATCTGGCGTTAATGCATTGAAATTCTTAATTGCCAAAATTTTTGATACATCATATCCAGTCTCATTAAAAGCTCTTAGCAATGAAAACTTCTTAAATATTGAAAGATAATTCTTAATATCATGAGGGTCGCTCATTGCCATTAATTCTTTAATTGTCTTATATCCACCATACTGTCTATATTGTTTAAAACGCTCTTTAGACATGCTGCAGAACGTATTAATTTTCAATTCGGTAAAATCTTCAGAATATGAAACATAATAATCAGAAAATAACTGATAAAAAAACTCACATGCCTTGTCCGAAAAATCATATTTTGGGACAATTGAGGTTCCATATGTTAGATATAATGTTGGCTCTTTATAAAATGATCCAACTACCAGCATTTCGGACTGGCTATTAGTTAATTCAAGTTCCATATTTTCACTTCCTATCAAATTAAGTCTTCCAAAAGATCGCTAATATCCCCTAATCCATCATTCTGTTCAACTGCTTTAATTTTGCTATAATCAATGTTTACACTCTTTTTAACGCGACTTTGTTTCTCTTTCTCTTCTGCTTCTTTCTTTGCTTTTTCCTTGGCTTTTGAATATTTTACATAATTACTCATTAAAATAGCAAGATCATAGTTAACTCTTACCTCTCCGTCAATCACCTTGCCATGACGCTTGTTCCATGCATTTGTTTTGTCTAGTTCTTTCTGATAGTCCTTCCACATATCAAACAAGGTTTCTAATTCAATTGGCTTGCACCGTCTTCCATTATATTTTCCAGATTGAATATCTGCAATAATTGACCAAAAACGACGACTTAATGCCCCAACATCATAATGTACAATCAAATACTCATTGAATTCGTCTTGCACAAAACGATGCATTAATTTCTTTTTTGCTTCTGATTCTAGTTGATCTAAATTCTGTAAGGCATCTGAATAAATGGACGAGTACCTGTTGTTTTTTAGTACTCGCCCATTACACATTGTTTTAAAACATTCAGTATGATAGCTTTTCTGTTTGTAAGAAACCATATGCATATCATTCTTTGTCAAAACAATATCTTCCCCACAGAACGCGCATTTTCTAATTAAAGTGGCGCTCATTTGTTGTATCTCCTTACTGTGAAACTACTTCAAGAATCTGGTTTAGAATAGCAATATCTGTAACCTTGGCGAACTGGTCTGGAAGTCCTGCTTCCTTTATGGCAGCACGTTTGGCTTTCTTGTCTTCAGGAGAAAGAGATGACAGAACTCCCTTAATTTCTGCCTTAAGGTTCTTGCATTCTTCGTCTTTTCTAATTTCCACATCCAACTCGTCTGTTTCCATTAGATCCTCTTTATGTGAATTATAATAGTCTTCCTTTTCTTTTTTCTCCTGCTTTGATTTGCTCTCAATATATTCGTCTGTTGCGTCATGAGACTTAATAGAGTTCTTAATTGCATCCTTGACAGTATCAATATAATTCTTTGCAGAAACTTCTACTCTGTCAGCAATATCTTCAAATCTACCACCTGCATCAATATATCCATTTCCACGAAAGTACATCCATCTGCTAACACCATCTACATGCCCATCAGTAATTTCTCTTTCAATAACACCCATCATACAAATATCTGCCTTATTAGCAAAAATCGAATCATAATCTGTTGAAAGATTAGATGTAAGCATCTGGTATTCATCGCCATTTTTCTCTTTAATATCCTTAATCTTAGTGTGCCCAATAAACACTAGACAGTACCCACTAGATTCTAGTCTGGTAATAACGGAATTAATTAGCTCATCCACTTTTCTACGCCCAGCTCCATAACCTCCAAAACACGCATTAAATTCATGCTTGGTGCCAGACTTCTTATAGTCAAGACGCACAATTTCCTTTTGAGCCATAGAAATCCATTCGTCAACGGTATCAAATGCAATAATAGAAAACGAATTTTCGTCCTTATTTTCTACTAGTTCGTCAACGACTTCCATTAGTGTAGACCAATCTGGGCAATCAGCAACCATTAGATTGTCAAGAGCAAGATAACCTCTCTCATTTCCACAGCTAATCAATAGGCCATGACTCATGTCGCCATATAGTTCTTTAATTAAATTTGCAAACAATGTAGTTTTGCCCCATTTTTTTGGTGCTCTCCAATAGTGGCGATAGTTAGTAATATCTACTGTTACCTCATTTTTCTTCCATAAAGCCATAATAATATCAGTCTCCTTTACCTTTTAAACTATTTATATATCTATCTAACTCTTCTTGTGTGATATATCCTTTTTCAATTGCATCTTCCGCATACAACCAATGCAATGCCTCGCCTGTTTGTGGATGTTTATACGTATAATTTTGTTTACCTCTACAGCACTTTGTAATAGAGCTTGGATCAAATCCATATAAATTTTGTACTTCTTTTGCTCCCCAAAAAATTTGATTTAATTCTATACAATATATTCTTCTACATTTCCACCAATTACTACCTTTACGAGAATCACTCATCTTTTTCTTTGCTTCTTCTGTGTGATGTTTCCCATACATTGGATGATTGCTTGGATTTATAAATCTTTCTTTTGCTTTTTCTGATAGATTTAATTTTTGTTCATCTGACATTTTTTTACCTAAACTGGGATGTTGTTTTTCTATCCATATATGTTTGCCTTTAGTTGTTGGATTTGCCCAATATAATTTATGTTTTTCATACCATTGTTTATATGTTTCTTCATCCATGCGTTCTTTTGGAGAAACTTTAAACTGGGGATTATTCTCGCCTACTAATCCTACTCTTCCATACATTGGATGATTATTTGGATCTGAAAGTCTTTCTTTTGCAGCTTTTGATATCTTTTTTCTTGTTTCTTTACTTGGAGTTCATCCTTGCGTTGTTCCTCCACCATAAACAAGATTATACCAATTGTTAGATTCAACAGCATTAAAGAAAACACTATAATTATATTCCTTTTCATTTAATTCTTCTGCAGAATAAGCAATATCAATTACATTTCTTACAAAATTTTCTTTTCCATATTTGTCAATTGCTTGTTTAAATGCTGCACCACTACCAAGATATTCTTGCCAATTTCCATAGAATTTTCTTTGGCCTAAATATCTTTTGCCATCAATCAAATTCGTTGTGATATAAATAAATCCATATGGATCTTTTACTTCCGCATATGTTGTATCTTGTAGCCCATCAACGGAAGAATTCATTTCTTTTAATTCTTCCATCTATTATCACTTCGCTGTCTATAATTTAGTATTGTCTAGGGAAGCTTTAATTCTTCCCTAGACTTATGGATTCTCACCATGGCACATCTTCATCGTCAGATGTATCGTCGCCCCAATCATCATCTACATTGAATGTTGACTCTGCCTTACCAGTGAAATCCTGTTCTGCTTTCTTTGATGCATTTACCTTCTTAATTGCCTCATCAATTGCCTTTTCAGTATATGTGTCTTTGTCAATAGTTGATGGCTTTGCACCTGTAATAATAAGTTCTCGATGAGTCGGTGCAAAAACTCTCTTATTGTCCATATCATTAGATTCGCCCCAGCAATCATCATCTTCCTCATCATTCATGTCTTCAACATTATTAACAACATTGATGTGCCCATGAACCTGAATGGAATTATAAGGCTTTAGCCCACTGCGCATCTGCTTTGCGAGCTTTGCATCTTCAATAATAAATTCAGCAGACTCAATAGAGTTATAATTTACAATCTTTGCATCAACTACGAATCGACCGGTTGGTTTGTCGTTTTCTCTTTCCTGATCAATACCAACAAAAACAATTGTCTGCGTAAAATCATGAGCGGGAGCATAATCCTCCGCCTCAAAGTCAACATCCTTCTGACATAGAGAAACTTGTGTTGGGACAAACTTTGTGGTACGAGAGACTTCTCCATCTTTGTTAGTATAACTGCCAAATTCTAGATTTCCTTTAACAAAAACAGAATCACCATCATTAAGATTTTCATTAATATATTCACATGCATCATATTCTGTTCTATAATGATTGTCATTCTTGAGCTTGCCATTATCTCCCGGAACTTTCTTAAGCCCAGTCAGTACACCAATCATACGATATCCCTCTGGTGCATTCTTAATTCTATCCTTCCAAGCAATTGCCTTTACTTCTGTCTTGCCATCTTCATCCTTCTTACTAAAATATACCTTATCGCGCGGCATACCATTAAGCGAAGGATAAATTGTCTTCTTGTCCTCATATTCTACGCCAAAGTTAACCATACGGAAATCCTTGCCTGTCTTGGTCTTCTTTTCTGTATAGAAGTTATCCTTCTCTACTCCGCTTACAATTCCTCTAACCTGAAAGGTTCCCTTGGTTTGTGGAAGTTCAAAAAGTTTGTTTGCCATATCTTATTAGTCTCCTTTTTCTATAATTTTGTATTGTTTAATAAAATAAAAATTAATACCTATAATATCTTTCATCCATGACCACATTATAATATGTGTATTTATCTAAAATGTCTTTCCCTATATTCAACATATCATTTTCGTGCTCACAGCATGGACATTTCGCTTGTATATATAAATACTCAATATAATTATTTCGTTCATCAACCTGAAAAATTGTTCCACATTTCTGGCATTGAACATTGACGCTCTCTGATTTCATTCATTATTCATCCCCCTTTCTTAACAATTGAAAAGACTATAATTTTGTATTACATCTCATTACGATTGCATTATACCATAATAATTGTGTCTTGTCAAGCTTTTTTATCAGAGAGCGAAAAATTTTATATTTCGATTTTAATTTGCATGGACTCTCCTTTGATCATTGCGTAATTTCCACTTACCTCAATGTTTGTAATTTCATTGTTCCATAAAAAGATTTCATTATCTTTCAATTTAACACCAATCCTTTCTCCATCATCAATAATATGGAAAATTCCCCTAATTTTTTGATTTCCATACCAATCATGATGTATTGTTATTTCCCCATTCTTACCATTTAGATTATGTAAGTCATTTACAATTTTCTTTTCCATAAAATTATGTCTCCCCTTTTGTAATGTAAAATAATTTACCTTTGCTTCTCTCTTATACAAAAATTATACAATAAAAACATATGTTCGGCAACTATTTTTTGCAATTATAATTTTGTATTGTTAATTAAGATTATAGACCGCACCATTACGGCCTATACAAAATCTATAAATTTATTAGCAATAACATCAACATATGAATTTAACTTATATCCATATTGTTGCGCCAATGCTTTGCCTTCTTCTGTATATAAAAATTCTCTTAATCCAAGATTGTTTTTTTCCATTGCATTTTTAATTTTATACAATAGCCCAGATGCAGCAAGTGCCTTCATTGTCAGCAATGGCATATCTACATGTTTTCTATATGTTTGAACTCTTCTATATACCCAGCGGAAAAATTTATCGTCTGAGTCTACTGTATATGCATTATCCATTTCTTTATAGAGACAGTCATCTCCAATTAATTTTTTAACCCTAATAGTTGTTCCATAACACATATATTCTTTTTCTGAAAATGCCTTGTCTAAATAATTATATAATTTTGATGATAATTTAACTTTTCGTCCATCATTAAAACATATATATTTTTTATCTTCGCTAATCATACTTCTATTAAGAGCAACAATATCTTCCATACTTTTGCCGCTAATGCCTTCCCATAGCAATTCTAAAAGCGCTTTATCTGTATAGTTATATAACTCATCTTCTATATCATCAAGCTGTTCCCTTGTTAAGAATTTTTGATTCAATGTTTCTGTATCAAGGCATTGAAGCAGCATAGCTTTATTTATATCTGCATAATTATTTTTCTTACAAAAACCATGATGCATACAGAAAATAGAATAGCTTTTCAAATATACATTGTAATTTTCAAGCACATGCACAGATTTTGCATCAAATTCTTTATACATCGCTAATATTTCTTTTCTTGAAAAGCTATTACAATCTTTCCCTTTTTGTTGTTCGTATTTATATGTTTTGTTAAACATTCCTGTTAATGAAGTCTCTGCTACAATTCTACTTCTTTTATAATCGTTTATAAATTGTATCTTTACCTCCTCATTGTAAAACACATGATCACCCCTTGTGAATTTCTCGTTTCTTTTATTGTACAGTACAAAATTATAACTGTCAAATCTTATTAAATCATATCATCCAAAATGTTTGCAGCTTGCTGTTTTTTGTCTTTAGACATATTTGCATATCTCATAGTAGTAGCAATATTTTTATGATTTAGCACTGTTGCACAAAGATAAATATCTCCTGTTTTTTCATACAGATTTGTTGCACAAGAATGCCTTAGCACATGTGGAGTAACATGCTTATTTATAACACCTTTGCTATACTTTTCTAGAATTACTCTGATCCCATCTCTAGTAATTCTTTTCTTAAAACTAGAAATAAATAGTGCATCGGAATCTGTCATACTAAAATATTTTTTTCTATCTTGGAGCCACAATTCAATCTGTTCTTTTACCTTGTCGCCAATAAGAATGTTACATGTTTTTCCTCTTTTTTCAATTACCTTAATAGTATTATTCTCAAAATCAATATCACTAATATCAATTTGCGTAAGTGCTGATACACGAAGTCCAGTTGTAAGTCCAAGCATAATAATCGCCAGATCTCTGTTTTTCATTTTTGTGCTTGCAAGTTTGTTAACATTGTCCAGCATTGCCTGAATTTCTTCTTCTGTCAAGTAAGCAACGTCTGGTCTATCTTGAACTTTTGGACGCTCCGTTCTCTCCATTGGATTATTTGCAATATAGTTATTACTCTTAAGAAATCCAAAGAAAGTATTCAACGCAGACCATTTTGTCGCACGAATACTGTCACTTGTATTATAATGCCCATGTGCGCTTTCTTTATTCTTCATTGCGGCGAAATATTTATTGATATCTAGCGGAGCAACTCTCTTGTAAAAATTGTTTGGAATGTCCCCGTCGTTCAAAAATTCTGCGAATTCCCTTACATATGCAACATATCTTTCGACTGTTGTATAAGATTTTGTCGAACACATATAATAATAAAATTCAGAAAAGATTTTAGGGAGCTCTTTCAATTTTTCTTGCATTTTCTTCGTAGATGCAATTTCCTTTTCAGTTCTGCCTGTCATTTTTATCCCTCCTTAATTTTCTTTTTTCTCCATTTTACAAAACCAAACGTAATCAACGCCCAGAGTCCAAGAACTCCATTAAAGATCGCTGCAATTGCCATCAAAAAAATATACCACATCCAGCCAATAGCAAGGCCATCTGGCTTTGCCTTATAGCAGTCTTCTCCGTCTTCAATCCAGTGATAGTATTGTTTGTCATTTTCATATTTTTCATTTGTTTTATTTACAACTTCTTTTGTCTTAGGACAAGTGACGCAAATAATATTGTCTGTAAAAGTACTAAGCGCGAACTCAAATTCACACATAGCAACATTACTGCGAATGCGGCAAATATTAGACTTCTTATTGTACTTGACAAATGTGACTTCAATTTCTGGAAAAAGTTGAACGTTTGTCTTTACAAAATTGTTACATTTAAATTTTGAACCAGTATAGTATCTAATGCCATTATATTCAAAATAATCACACATGACGCCATTATTCATTTACGTTACGACCTCCTCCATGATGTCAATCACTTCACTAAGCAAATCAATACATTCTTCAAGCTGTTCACAGCATTCTTCTGCTTTGCTATACCTATCAGTTCCTT